CTTTATCAACACGCTGACTAATATGCAGCGGTGTCGATCCTACTGTGAATTGCTTGCTGTGATTCATCTTAATACCAAGTATCCAATATAATCCATCCAATCATTACTATTATACCCATATTGTAATTGTAATTGTAATAGCAACTGCTTGATTAAGATTGCAATGTTTGAATGTTATTGCTAATTCTAAGAGGTTGTAAGATTGTTAACGAAAACTATTGGCTGTTGTGTACATTATAACACACAAAGTTGTAAAAAGCAACAACTATCATTACTTATAATGAATCATTGCAAACAAATAACGAAATGAGTTGAACATATCAGATTTCACTGAAGTTCAACCAGTTCATCTGATTAGGCTATGGAAGAACTAATTAGCATAAGGTGGTTGATTACATAGATTCATGAAAGGTACAGACATTAACTACATCATTGAGCAAAAGGGACTAACGTTATCAGTTAGTACTCCAGTGAAGCTACTGGCTACATTGGATCAGATACTGATAAACTGCTTCTATAAAGGTACGCCGCATTTTATCGACGCTGATAAGTGTAAGTTCTGTAGAGAGCACCGCTATCGTCTTTCTAAAGAAGAGGTACTCTGTAAGAAGCACTATGCGATAGATCTTTATCATAATAGTGAAACCAGGTTATCTGATGTGTATTTGCGTGGGGAGCAGTATGTGATGTTTGGGCGCTATGTTAAGAAAGAGGATCCAAATTGCACCTATATCTTCTACCTTACACCCATACACATCGATAGCACCAGGTTTAGAATCTTTGTGTATCCAAAGGATATCTTCGATAACAATCGCAAGATCTTCTATACGTGGACCTGCTTTAAGAAGCCAATGATTCTAACATTCTCTATCAAGGAAGAACCATACCTATTAGATAACACCAATAAGAGTGATGTAAGGTTTCAGAAGATCTAACTGATTCTTTACGACTGCCTATATTGAAAGAAGTGAACTACTATCGCTAACACAACTTACAATCTAATGAGCATTGTTGATAGTATTAAGACTTGTACAAAGGGTCTTAATAGCCTATCCAATGATATAAGTACTGCGCTAAAAAATAAGTTGGTTGCCAGTCATGGCGTCAATAGCATACAGATCAACAAGTCTCTATCGTTAATTGAGAGTAAGTTCCACCCCAATATTATCAAGTTGAATGAACTTATTAATAGCAATGTTAATGATGATAACATCATGTCATCTATGTTGATCATGTATAAACAGTTGTCTGTTACACTTAAGATGTTTGTATATGATGTTATCCCTGTGATTGAGAAACATGATCTTACTAATGTTATCTCTAGTAAGTATAACAATCTACCAACCATTATAGTACAGCTACTTGATAATCTCACCAGGGTTATTAAATCTGGTGTTAAAGATGTTGATAAAGAGTGTAGCGTCATTGAGTACCGTCTTGGTAGTAAGGAAGATGCAATGGGCGCCATTGATGATAAGGTTAAGAATAGCGGCACTAAGATCACTAACGAGGGCGCAGTAGAAGCTATCAGTGATACTCTATCAACAGTTATTAGAAACACCCTTAATATGATTGCTCTTAGAAGTAACTCTGTTAACAATACTCTTGATAGTGTCAATGGTAACATACACAATCTCAATCACCAAATTGTAACATCCTTTGGTAATGGTAACAGAAACATTACTTGGGATAACTTTAGAGACTTCTTTACATCTGATTCATTCGTTAGTAGTATTACTGGCCTTGCTGCATCTGTGGCCATCTTCCTTCTTATGAAGAAGTTGGTTAGAGGTATACTAACGCGCATTAGAAGTCTATTCAATTAGGGGGGTGAGTTGTTATCGCTACTACTAGTAACACATCTAGTTTACAGAGTCTCTTTGCTAAGGATGCAACCACCTTTGGTCTATATGTATCCAAAGTAACGACTCAATACTTTGGCAATAATGTATTACTACTTAGTTCACTAAGAGAGGTTATGCAGTCTATAGACATCATTAAGAACCACATCAATCAGTATGATGGTGATAGTGATGATGTTGAAGAGTCTTATGATGTCTTTACTATTGACTGTAATAAGCTATTCAAAGAGATTGCGCGCTATTTAGATATATTAAACAAGTTAGAGCTTTCATCCATTAAGCAGAAAGTATCCAATAGTAGTGATGTGGCGCAGCAGTTCAATAACATTGGTCTAATGACTATGAATCTCATCAAGCTATATGGTAGTATCATTGAGATCTATACCAAGAAACTGCAGTATAAAGTTACTACTATTAAGCACGATATCGATACGCGCAAAAAATTATACTACCATGATATAGCATACCATGAGTCTATCGATAGGATGCTCGATGAAGACGACTCTAGTAGTGAGAAGATTGCTTCTAACATTACTATGATGTTTGATAAGTTTGGTGATCTTCTAAATAGTGGCATAGATCTACTTGGTAAGTATGTTGGTGACCTCTTCATGAAACTTGGCAGAGGTACTGAGGAAGTATCATACTGCGTGAAGATTATCAATGAGAGGGGCTTCGATGGCTTTCTAGATGATCCAAGATGTATTGCGTGTGTTAGAGATGCGGTTGTATATGGTTTGATCTTCTTGGTTGTATGGAGCATTGTTAAGAGTATATTGAGGAAAGTAGGTAGCTTCCTATCCTGGCTGGGTAAGTAGTACTATATCATGAACAACAACTTCCCTCCCATCAATAACATGGATTTGTATCGATCCTTGTTATGCCAGCGCCTGAATCTCAATACCAACACTGATCCATGTGACAATGAACAGAATAATGCCTTCACCATACCAGTTAACCTAATCTCAGAGGAGAGAATGGCTAATAAGTTCATGGAGAATATCAAGGCACTCATTCGTTCATCTATGGAGTATAAGCAATGGGTCAAGTGGTTTAAAATGCAATACAACCCAGTTATATGCGCTGTATCTGACAACACACAAACCATCGAAGTTCACCATCATCCATTTACTCTAGAGGATTACGTCGATGTAGCCATGTCCTTCCTCTATAATAATGGTATAATGTTTACAGCGTCACTAGTATCAGACATGGTACTTAGGTGGCACTATATGGATATAGTTGGCGCATGTTATATGAGCAAGACATATCATATGCGCTTCCATGAAGATCATGACATTATTATACCAGAGGAGTCTGTATATGGTAATATGACTCATCTGTTAATGGATCCTATCATATCGCAGCATATGAATCACTATATGTTAGATAAGTTGGCCAACTACTGTCCATCATTCTATCAGAATCATAAAGAGCAACTAAAACAATATGAAGAGGGGCATGATTCAGTTTATAGCAGTAACAGAGAATGAGTAACAAGTATCATTACCACCCATTATGCCTGCATTGTACCAGGTAGATTAGCATATCCTATTATATGTATATGAAAGAGGTAGTTATAACACATGTCAACCAAGTTTGCAATCAGTCTCTGCGATTCTAATGACCGCGCCAATACTGTACTAGAATCCTTCCTAGATACATGTACCAAGTTTGATTGTGTAGATGTATTAGGTGGATCTAGATACGCCAACAACTTCTACAAGAACAACGTCAAGAGTATTACCGATCTTAACATACTGAGATCACAGTTTATGCTATCCTATAATATGCATATCATGAGCTGTTATGTTGAGGAAGCTACTGATCTACCCAAGGGGATTGCATACAATCAGAACCTTGCTGAAGTAAACAACATAGTTGTTGTTTGTAATGGCACTATCCTTAATAAGGAGTATATGGCGCTACAGTATGAAACATCTATGGGTCAGTCTAACCAGGAGCTCATTGCTAATCTGTATATAGCTGCTATGAAGAAGGGTCTCAAGGAAGATACCTTCCCATCCATTATAAGAGATATCGAAGCATATGATATATCATTTGCTATCTACGATAAGCAGCTAAGTCAGATCTATGTGTACAATAGGGGCGAATCTCTCTATATGAGGAATATCCCCGGTATGGAGTTGGTGGTATCTAGTGAGATACTACCAACTGGTAGTAGCTATCCACACTATAACTTCCATAAGCTACCAAACAACTGCGCCCTTAAGATCGACACTAAGACTATGTACGTTCAGTATATTCCAATGAGTAGCAATATCTTTAGCTTTGGTAAAAATGTGCTCATTGATAACAATCGGGCCCTACTGTTTACAGAAGCATGTGATATGGAGCACTACGTTGCTCTATCTCTACTAACCAATGATAAGAATGTATTCAATGGTCTTGAAGTGCAGCCAATCTATTTTGGTTTTGATAGCGAAGTAGATACCCTGATTGTCGATAAACTTAACAAGCTTAGGAAGAGTATCGTTGGCGCAACTACTGCTACAAAGATCCCATTGCATATGAAGTACACCTTTGATAACATCTATAAGAATGAATCAGAGGCAATCGATGCAGTCAATGCAGAAGAAGCTAATAGTGATAATACTGCTGCTTCTACCAAAGATGGCGCCACTACCAAGAAGAAGAAACTTGCGCCTCCTAATCTAAGACAGTCTAGTATGTTCCTCAATAGGAAGATCAACTATATTACCAGTACTCTTGTTAACTATGCTATTGAGAATGGTTATGGTACTATCTTTGTACCCAATCTCAATAGACATAACATTCGACTTATTAATACTATCAAGAGTATCGTTGATAGACAGACAGTGTCTCCAATCTTTGTATACAGTATACTTGATCAGTATAATATGATGGATCTTATTAGGTATATCTTTGTATGTAAAGAGTTCCCACACAAAGATGTAGCATCCATGTTGATACACAGTGATAGGAACAGTATTGGTGTTGGCTACAATGATAAGAATGAAAGAGTCTATACCTTTGATGCTTCTAGTGACTACAATAACGATACTATCTGCGCATTCAGTAAGTGCGGTATCGATAATCCCTTTAGTGATAGGTATGTTGGTAAGTATAGGATCAATAATCAGCTTATCAATGCTGATCTAACAGCTGATAAACTGTTTGATAATCAGATGAAAGCAACCTTCATCAACACCATCACCACCATCACTAAAAGCCATGTTGAGTTGCAGAGAAAGATTCAGTCGTTCTAGTAAGGGCGCCAATACTACTAACACCAACAATGCCATCACTTACAAGGACATACAGCTACATAGCTTCCCTGGATCTAACAGACTAATAGCTACATACAAGAAACAGTATACTCTAACCTTCCCAGTAAATACATCCTTCTTCAATGGGATAGTACTAGATGATATAGCCGATACATTTGGTATGGCGCTATGTCTTCAACAGTGCAATAGTATTATTAAGAAGCATAACACTTCTAGAAAGTTGTGCATCTATCATAATAGTATGATGATTGCGCCATTGATTGAACTACTAATCAATCATAATAGCTATAATAGCTATCATCTGTTTACTAGCTCTATTGAGTATGAGAGTGTTGCTAGGATTCTATTGAGGAAGTATAACAACATTGTATACAATGGTAATGAGCCAAATCTAGCTAGTATGTTAAGGATCATCAGAAACGATCAAGATGACTACTATGATGTAGATAGCGGCGCATTTGATTCACTTGTAGTACTAGATAGAGATAACAGCATACAAGAGCTTGTAGAGGTTTTACATTGGCGCAAACAGAATACCCATATACTGATACCATACAATAAAGCAATGATACACATCATACAATATCTCTATAGATACTACTGCGATGTTACAGTTGAATCATGTATGTATGGTTACTGTACTCTAATGGTATCAAGGAATCCATCTACCAATAGAGGAGTTAGTACTGTTAGTATACTAGATACATTGCATAATTGGTATAACAAGTTGTACTATTGGATGCGGCCAATGTGTAGAGATTCGTTGCAAAACTAGCAAAAAATAAATGTGGTATAGAGAGATCTGAATCATCCATCTCTCTATACCACCCAACATGTCACTCCTCCCCCAGGTCAACCCAAATGAAGAATGAGTTAACCATCCATGCCCAAATGAGCACATAGGTACACATGGACCACGTCTGCATAAGGACAGAGTCCTCAAATAGGGTGGCCAACCCACCCAGACCGAGACAAAAGATTCCAAATGCTACGATCACAAACAGTGCGCGATAGAACTCTTTTTTCATGGGAGTCATTATAAATCACCTCATCGAAATGATATAGAAGATCTCAAGGATCCTCTATTCATTTCAGCTATTATATGCCTCAAACTACAAACATCCAATCACACTAATCATGTAAGATCTATCTCAGTGATGCGCAAGATTTTATTAGGATCATCCATGTTGTAATAGTTGGACTGCGCCACTAATTCTATCGGACCACTACCAGTATACTCACTAAGTAGTGGTTTGCATTGAGTTCTACACCGCTTACCACTGTTACTACTATCATCTAATGTAACTTCAAAGTAATCGATATACTTTACCCTATCCTTATTTTGCATGTAGATGAGCTGGATCATATACACATCTACATCCATATCACCCTCTCGTATCAACGCATATCTCTCATTGGTTGTATCATATACCAGAAGATCTCTCTTGTTATTGCCATATGCAAAGATGACATTTGGGCGCAACATAATACCATTGAAGATAAAATCTTTTTTAAGTGGGTTACTATACAATCGTATACTCTGTAACATTAACGCTAAAGATGAACTTTTTATCACGTTATCTGTCAGCAAAGCATTCGGATCGATACATATGCATAATATGCGCTTGTAAAACACAGTCACATCATCAGTTTTGATGATGCATTTTAGCCAATTATCCATATCGATAAGTACCCTTATTAGTATGTCTTTGAATTGAATGATCATATCATCGAATGTAGCATTGGTTGTCTCTATGATATACATCTTGGTAGTGTCAATCAGATCAGGATCTATAACATAACCAGTTTTCTTTACTGACTGTTCCAATATATTGTTAATGGTGCACTGTAACCTTAATCTTCCATAAGTTTTTAGTATATCTCTTTTAAGCTCATCACCAACCTTATCAACTTCTTCTGTATAGTATTGCATTAGAAAGTCGATCATCTTCTGATGGGATTTCATGCGCGCAATCCTTTCTTCAGTAGTAGTTTTGCGCATGAAAAAGTTGTATCTCTTTTGTATGATCGCTTCGACAGTAGATGTATCAATATCAGCAGTACCATTATCATCGAAGAAGTATGATGATATAGCTAATCTCAGATCCTTACTCTTATAACAATTACATATACCACCAATACCAAACTTCTCAACAGCTACGTCTCGGATATATTTCCTCAGATAACCAAAGATCATCATATCATAATCCGCATACTGGAAGCATTCAAATAGTGTTGTTGGAATCATTGTAATCACCTTTATAGATATTAAGAGATATATAGTGCGTCGTCATCTTTGCGATCCATCAGATCAACTAATCTCAACAAACTTACTAAAGTATGTGCCACTATGTTACATCTCCTTCCTGTGGATGAATGTAGTTAGACATTGGTACTACTGTAAACGAAGCACCCAGATGATAGTTAATCTCTGCGATTAGCGCCATTGGATCAGTTACATTACTTGACAGTTCAATCTCATCCATATCCGATGATGTACACCAATCGTTTGAAGATATGTATGGTTTTAAGTAACTTAGTTTCTCCGGCGCAATCTTATCCTTGATATAAATGAATGCCAATAATGGCGATTCACATACCTTGGTGTTTAGTAAGAAAGCGCCCATGTCTTGATGGTGAATAATATAGAAGGAAAAGTAGTTTCTATACAAGTCGATTAGGCGACAAATTCTATTGTTGATAGAGATAAACATGTGCCGCCTCTTGATTACCTCTGGATGATTGTTGATGTCATCGCAATTAATCAATCTGTATAGAGTCGTTGGCTTATCATAGACATTATCGCGCTCATCTTGAATACTATTGAGCTCATCTCGAATCGTGTTAAAAGTTGATTCTTTTGCATCCATATCGTCATTGGATGTAATAGCATATATGTCTGTAGCCTTGATGTTATCGATTGCGCAACCATACTCATTCAGCTTTAACAGCAATTTTCTAACAGCTATACAACTTGTGTAAGCTATATACATTTGTAGATGAGATGTTGATATGGTTAACTTTATGCGCTCTGTTATACTATCAGCAAACTGTTGCATCTTATGTTCATATAGTTGGCGTTCCTCTTCACTATTATGATGACATACATCTAACTCACTCATCCCATTACTAAGGTGCCGCGTTTCATTGAAAATCTGTAGATAACTATCATCTAAAATCTTCTTGTATGGAAAGTCATCGGCAACATCAACAAACAACAGTGACTTTATCTCTTCAATCCTTTCAGTTAACTGCTCAACTAATGACATCAATCATCCCTCCACTTGCATTTATTGCGCCATTGACTGTTTCTAATAATGGTATAATCATAACCTCTGTATTAAGGTGGTAGTTAAGTTCTGCTATCAATGATTCAGCACTATCAATACCACTTGATATGTTGATCATATGATAGCATGAAGATGTATCATCGTTGTTATTGGATGCATACATCTTGTTAAGAAATTTGAGATCTCTCATTGGAATGTTGGCGCCCTTATCTAAACGAATGAACTGGTAGTTCATCCATTTACTTACATCAGCACTATCATCATCAGTAGACAACATTGTGTTATACATGATTATGAATGAGTCTTTCTTCTTGTTATACATAATGAAACATGGAAGCGCAAGAATGTTTATGATATCTATACTTGGATTACTAAATCTATACCATTGTATATAGTTATCAATCTTAGTAACTAATTTGATATCAATGGAATCGATACCATTGTATCTTACTATGTTGTTATTGTCTGCATCACTCTCATACATGATCTTAATAACTTGATCTAACGAATAATGCAAACGAATGTTGAACTCAGATGTAAATCTAATAAGCGATTGCATCTCATTGAATGTTCTGTGCTTCATATGATCAGATGTTACTATATAGATGTCTTCTACATCAAGATCATCCAACCAACCACATTCTCTACCAACTTGTGTAAGCAAGATACATATCATATAGACTTGATACATGTAGATATTTCGATAGGATATCAGTTTTGATAATCTCTTAACCACTTCGGCTTTAAAGCGATGGATCTTATTCTTGTGAGCTAATAGTAATGGTTTTTCACCCTTATCAAGATGGAATGTTACAGATGCTTCAATCCTTGGATACTCACCAGATTTGAATAAATTTGGTTGGTAGATCTTCTTGTAACAGTCATCAAGAATCGTTTGATGTATTGACTCAATCATATGAGAATCAAACATCATTGGTGTCGCTGTTCTTATGTTGGATTCAAGTGTATCTAGTAACGGTTTCAACGATCCCATTGCACTAATCTCTCCTTATTTGTATATGTGTGTATAGATGATAAGCTATAAACACCAACTATAGCTATAAATTATAATATATGATACAAACACTCAACTTATGCAAAAAAGAAGGCGCATAGAAGTTAAGAATCTATGCGCCACTGCATACAACACTATTACTATCATCTGTAGCTACTAGTCATAAGCATTAAGCTTTGTCTGACCAGCCATACGATTGAGATAGTCTTTTGCCTCTTGTGGAACATATGGTTCCATTGCAAAGTCGAGAGGACTCTTACCTCTCTCGTTTTTAGAGGTAAGCGCCAACTTGAACCCATTAGGATCAAGCTGTTTAATCATCTCATAGAAGTTAATATAGCTATTCAACGCTCTGTGAGATCTAACCGCCAGATGCAACAGATTATCACCATCGTCATTCATGTCATAGACACTGGCGCCGCATTCTATCAGAATCTTGAATGTGCCATAGTCATCAACATCCCCATTTGGCAAATCAAATGACATCTTACTTTTATCTGGAAGATATAGGATGGTATACATCAACCGAAGAATTGGATCCTCTTTTTCTCCACCATGTGGAGTAGCATCAGCGCCACGATCAATGAGATACGTGATCATCTTTACATTGCGATTAGCTGCTGCATACATTAGTGGTGTATAGTTGTAAGTGTTATGGAGATTGACATCGGCACCCATATCACACAACATCCTTACAATACCAAACATGTTAAGCTTAGCAGCAATCAGCAATGGCCTATCGTTATTACCATTGAGTGGTGCATCCGGTCCACCAAGAGCACTGATGAACTCATTGAATGACTCAAGTGATCCATTCTTACAGATCTTCTCAAAATCAGGCACATAGTTCTGATGTGCATATGCACCATTGCCAAGCAACATGGTAATCATAACTAAAGTAACTAGAACCATCATCTTCTTCATATTGTACATCCTCCTAAGTATTTGTGATGGTATTATGGTAAAAATAAAGGCGCCCTATGTTAGCGGCGCCAATGATTTAGAAGTTAACCACACCACTAGTAATGGCAAGCAGAAACTGCTTATCACCATAACCATATCCTATTGCAAATTCAAGAAGCTTTTGTCTTTTTCCGTTACGTTCAATCGCATACGATAGATCCAACTGTGGAAATCGTTTGATCAAATTCATAATCAATATTTCCGCATCTTCCATTCTATTGCATTTACTACCAAGATCCATCGTATACATAATCAGGTTCATCCTATTTGGGCCAATAGCGTTGATGTTGGCGCCATTGTTGACAAGGAAGTCTATCATCCACGCAGACTGTTCCAATGTGAATGATTTAGCGAACAGTCCACCAACTGCATAAAACATTGCATTGTTACCATAACCATCCACATCTTCAAGAGTTACTGTTGCGCCATTATCAATCAAACAAGTCGCAACATCCTTTGCTCTACCTTTGCAGCAAATCATAGTCAACATAAGTGGTGTTTGACCAAGATCGTTAAACTGATTGGGATCAGCACCAAAATGCTCAACCATGTATATTGCTTCATCGCATCTTCCGCTCTTAATTGCCGCATGAAGAGGATAATCTCCATCAATGATATCATTCTTCTTTACTTCAAAAGTAGTAAAGATTTTAGCAGTGACGCCGTATGTTTTCACAGCATCAATGTAATCATTGAAAGAGACACTATCATCTGCATCGATTATCAAATTCAGTGCAGATGAGCGCATTGATGCAAGTGTCATCATCTCTTTGGAGATCTCTTCCGCTGCCTTCTTACCTTCTTCTGTATTTACATCAATAGTTGCCATCTTCTCAGACAGCTCTTTTCTGCGCTGATCAATTGGCGAAGCTTGCTTTGCTTCTAGTTCACGCGCATATGCTTCATCATCCAATTGATCGGCATAAGAGTACTCCTCCTGATCAACTTCTACAGTATCAATAGCATACGCGCATTCATTCAACGAACACACAGCCACCATGACAAGCAGTACACCCAAAACTTTCTTCAACATTTCAATCATCTCCCATTAGATAAAGTTATGGTTATCAATTTTACAACTGCCTAATTGTAAGGATTGAGCATAACATGGCCACCCAATCCATTGAGATACTTTCGCGCATACTCGTCCATTGACTTCTTTCGCATAATATCCAAAGGAGTCAACCCATCAGAGTTCTTCATCTTTAGTGCAGCCTTGAAGTTCTCTGGATCCATATTGTAAATCGCATCAATGTAACCATACTTAATTGGGAAGTTCATCATAAGATGAAGCATATTGTCGCCATGATCTGATGCATCTGTAAACTTAGCACCACGATCAACTAACAACTTAATAATCTGAACATCCGTATTTGAGTTCCAATTAGGCTTTCGTTTCTCATGATACATAACACACTGAATTGGCCGATTATCATTGGTGCGAATGTTAATATTGGCACCATGATCCAGCAGATATCTTACAATCTGAATATGACGACACGCCGCTGCAAATGTCAATGCGGTTCTACCATCAACACTCTTAGCATTAACATCTGCGCCCATATCACAAAGACGCCTTACTATTCCAAACATCTTTGCTAATGTTGCGCACATAAGTGGGGTAAAATGATCGTCATTGAGTGGAGCATTTACCCCCACCTTACCAATAATACGTTCAAAATCGTCAACTGTGCCTTTCTCGCACAAGTTTATAAACTGCCTAACTTGATTTTCTACTGCTAATGCAACATTGCTGGTAGCAATGATTGTGAAAGACATTACCAACAACATACAACATATTGTTATCTTCCTCATAAGGGTTACCTCCTACCGGTTATCAGCTAAAAGTTCTCCCAAAGAGCCAACTGATCCATACGCGCTTTAACAGCCTTATCAATCTCAGCCTGTCTTTCGCGCTGCTCTTTCTTCGACTTAGCTTTTGCAATAGCTATGCGCTTTGCTTCTTCCTCTCTGTATACATCCTTAAGGTAGGATCTGATGGCATTGTAATCATTTTCCAAATCTTTCACCATCATCCTATAAGGATGAACAGCATCATTGAAATCAGCACCATACAACTGATTCATCACATTGTCAAACACCAAAGGATACTTCTGATGATTGGCGTTGATATTCATGTAAGATAGATGCTTAATAAGCGCCTCAGCATCCTTATTCTTGTAGAGCTGGAGAGCTTTAGTGATATCAGACTTAAACAGATGCTCTCCTTTAATGATGCGCTTTAGTGTATCATACATAGGTTCTTTGCTGATACCATTAGCGCAATCAAACCTACGCGCATACTCCATAGCCATATCAGCCTTACACCAAGATACAAGTCCTGCAATGTTGGGCCCGAAATGCTGTGGTGTAGTAGGAAGTAGATCAGGAGCCGGCGCACTCAACTGCTGACTAATTCTCTCTAGCGCAACCAACTGAGGAAACTTCACATCAGCAAAAGCACTATTTGCAATAAACAGAATACCAACCACTACTACCAACAACTTCTTCATCACTTTCATCATCTCAATTATCCTCCATATACTGGTTAGAATTTGGTACTACTTATACTCAACAGTCAACTACTTTCATCTTGGAACATAATGTTTGTCGGATCTAATCACCATCCTTTACATAGATCCACTTGCGTACTTCTTCAGTGATTGGACATGGACCAAACTTCTTACCATATCCACTCAACTGAGTTACTAATGTTTCTTGTTTGCTTAACTCTTGCGCCTCCTTCTTCTTGTTTGGTAGTAGCTTCTTCTCAAGTGCTTCAACTTCCTTGTTACCTACATATCCAGTAAGGAAGTTGATAAACTTCTTAACCCACATAATAGTTACTTGGTACCTCCTTTGCTATTCATCTTATCCAGGCGCAATACCTGGATTACATAGTTCCAGATTCTTGTTTTACTGTGAATCTGAAGTCTCCTGTTTCTTGAGTCACCAGTTGTTTCATAGACCTTATAATGGGTAATAAGATCATGGTTCTCGATTATGAAAGGATTGAGTGACTCGATTGGACACCTTGGCCGCCTCACATATAACCTTTCAATAACATCTTCTATAACTGTTTGGAAAAGTTCATTGAAGAGCGGCCCAATGTTATCCTTTGGTGCATTAGCAACCTTAAATGGACTCTTCTCGATGTCAGATATGTACGTTGCTATCACCAACCTCTTACCAATGGTTATCTGACTTCTATGAAGCATAGCATATCACCTCCCATTGATAACCATATTATGCGCAAACATCCTTACGCATTAGTGAGCTATATATATCTCAACTAGCAAACATATACACATAGACGCATTTGCCTTATTATGGCGCGTATACAAAGCCTAGGCATAGTTATATGCGCCGTAACATAGCTACTTCGATATTCTTATCGAGTTATAAGCTGCTGGAGCTTAACGCCCGTCTATTCTTGTGTATGACACACATCTATAATACCATCAATTTTAACATCCATTGTAGCAGGATTGAACTCTATCGATCCATATGATATATCAGCATCATAATAGTATGACATCTGTGCAATAATCTTTATAGGATCTGTGGAGATACTTATCCTATCTTTGCTAAGTGATTGTTCTATTTCTACAAACTTATCAATAGCATTCTCTTCAGTAACATCTTCGTCGCTATTTATAAACAGCGGCGCATACAACCCATATAGCGTTATGTTGATCCTATCTTCATACTCACCACATACATTCCAAATCATATCAACTACTTCATTGAGAGATCTGTTGTTCTTATAACAAAGATCAACAACCACTTTCGATAATCCATTAAGATTAAACAGCGATGTTTGCGCTAAACTTAGTTGATCTACATCTCTGAAAACACCTTTACTCATATAGATATCCTTGAACCTATAAACAGTGTTACCTTTAGGTTGGATACCGTGATAGTAATATTTTATCTTATTTAAGCTTACTAACGTATGTTCATCTAACACAAATAACATCGATGTTCTGATATGGGCAAAGATGTATTCAATCCACCTACTATACCAAATGTAAACATTTGGCGAATAGTGGAATGCGCCGATTTTGATGAAGAGTTTACATGTATCGCGTATGATATCGTTTAGAGTGTATCTAGATGAGAAGATACTATCAGATATACAATCAAACAGATCAAACTTCTTGCATATCTCAAATTTGAAATCCTTATTGTCGTTGAATAGTAAGATCTTGTAATACTTATTGGAAGTAAGAATCTCCTTTGGTAGACGACTCAATCGAATAGCATAATCAACGCGATCTTTCAGTATCTCAATCATATCAACCTTAACTATCTGATTAATGAATGCCTCAATGAATAACTTCTTAGTAGTATTGATCATATGAAGATAATGCTGATATTCGTTAGATTTGGTAGCGCAGTGTTCAAAGTAGTGATTGTATGTGTCTTCTGATATGCTAAGTTCTTTCATTACCATATCAACATCATTGTTAATGAACTTAGTGATTGTATCAGTAGATTTACTGAATGGTGCAAAGTGTTTGAATGTGTTATCATATGAGTAGATTATTGGCGCCGCTATCAGCTTCGTATACATATCATCATTAGTGATACTATAACTTGTGTCGTATTGTTTATAGGTATCACGTATTGCTTGTACCAGCAATGGATAGCAAAGTTCTTGTCGATCTTTAATGTCTATAGCCATATCTATGATCGCATCTCCTTTTTGTGTATGTCATTGTATGTTTATCTTCTTCTTTGTTACAAAAAAGAAGTGGCGGCGCAAATCGTATTATAACATAGTTTGCGCCGCCACTCAATACAAACATCATATCATCCTGTCTGTATATATGTGTCAATTGTTATCCAGCCATCACTTCATGTACCAAGTAATCGAAACACTCTCTAGCCTCTTCTATCGATAGTGGAAGGTGTCTTGCAGATCCACCAATAGTCTTACTACCACCCCATCCAACAGGCTTGAACTGTTCAAGCTTATTGTAGACATTCATTAGACCGCCTTTTCCAAAGGTGCGCTCTGCTATAGTCTTGTTGGGGCAAGCTATTGTAATCTTACCATTACTATTGACATGAGACATAACCACATGGTGTCTCCAACCATCAGGATCATTGGAACTCTTACCATCAAAGTGACCAAACTGTACATCAAATCCCCATGCTCTCGATGGTGTGATCAATATTGCGCGCTTGTCATCAAACTCCACCCTATTGCAATAGTCTTCCATTGCAATGATCTTTCTTCTTGCGTTTTTGCGCTCCATTGGACCAATCATCTGCTCCCATCGATCCGGGTACTCAAAGAGATCCGCCAAAATATTGACACCGTGAATCCATGACCACGGAGATGCATAACCACTGATGATAGATGAGTAATTCCATAGCTTAATCTTCTTAACCATATCACTCATCTGATCAGTAGTCATTATAGGGTTGAATGGATCAGTATCAGCTATTGCAACAGTCTTAGCAAACTCTTCAACCTTATCCTGTGGGATAAGTCCAAGAAGGATTGCGCCAGTAGTTACACAATCAATGTCAACATGATTCACTATGAATGAACCATACATCTTACAGTCGCCATAGTATGGCAGCGCCATGATGCTTGCAGCAGGATTGTCAGACAAGTTATTGTGATGATCCAACTGCCTAAAGTCTACATAGGATCGAGATCCTTGCGCCATCTCAATAGGTATGCAACCCTTGTCAATAAGCTCAAGAGTCTTATACGAATTGGGCGCCCAATGCACATCCACAACCCTCCCACACAACCCAGTCTTCACATACTGGTACCGGTCAAACTCCCTTACATTATTGTCCTCAATCATGATATGTTACTCCTTTTAGATAATATAATATGGTTGTTTCTAACGCACACATTTGCGCATACAATGGAGATACAATCATCGTATCTCCATTTTATAAGGATATATGTGTCAAAGTTGCAACATTATATGATCGTGATGATCCATTGTAAAACTTGGCAAAAAATAAAATGACTGCAGTGATCTAAACCATATGATCACTGCAGCCATATGTTACTTAGTAAGTGATGGAAGAATTGTGCTTACTAGGTAACGGAAGCACTCGCGCGCTTCCTCAAGAGAGAGGCGGACATTGCGCCCGCTCCCTCCAACAGCAGCGCGCCCACCCCAACCAGTGGGCATAAACTCTTCAAGCAGGGGGTAGACATTACTCAGTCCACCCTTTCCAAGAAGCTCCTCTGCTACTGCATCGTTTGGGCAAGATATGGTAACCTTACCCATAGCGGCTACGTAACTGAAAATCAGCTGATGCCGCCAACCAGCTGAAGTATTTATATCCTCCTGGGGATTTCTCCCCATTTGGATATCAAATCCCCAGACTCGCGATGGACCGATAAAGATGGCCCTAGAGTCTGTAAACTCAATGCGGCGTTCGTAATCCTCTGCCGCAATTTTTTGACGCTCTTTCTCCCTTTCTTCAAGGGAGTTAATCTTTTCTTCCCACTCTTCCGGGTTTCTGAAGAGTGAGATAAGAAGATGAAGGGCACTAATCCATGCCCAACCAGAATTTTTAGGACCTGATGTTGCATCCTTCCAGGCCCTCACTTTCTTCATCATCTCCGACATCGGTTCCTGCCGGAGTTTTGGGTTGAGAGGATCTACATCATCCAACCCAACAAACTTTACAAATTCATAGACTTGATCTTTCTGGATCAAGCCAAGTAGAACTGCGCCTGTTGCGACGCAGTCCAAATCTACATGGTTGACCATGAACTGCCCGCCATGTTCCATTTCCCCATAATAGGAGTATAAAGCCATCAAGCATGCCGCCGGTTGAGCGGCATACTGGTTATGATGATCTAACTGATGATCATCACAGAAAGAAGTAGTGCCCTCTGCCATTTCAATAGGTACTACCCCTTTCTCAATTAGACCTGGGATCTCCTCGACTCTAGGCTTCCAATGGAGGACAATTTGCCGTCCCCCAACCATAGTCCTAATTACTTCATAGTTGCTCATTGCTTTGTCAATCATCTTAACTACTCCTTTCAAGGTTAATAACTTGTACACACTGCACCAATGAATCACATACATCGTGACTCATTAGTTAGCTATATATGCACCAATAACTGTGCCTGTCCATCTCTACAGTGGGGCGCTGCATTTAAAAGGATGCGTCAATAGTGATTAATTGATATCACCATTAACGCCTCCATTACTTGGGGATTAACAGCTAGTTCTTAATCCAAAGGTAAGTTTCGGAGTCTATAACGGACTTCAATCCGTTATAGACTCCATTTCGATAATTATCCCAGGCATTCTCTGCCTGGGAATAAATGATCGCTACTGCTTCGTTTAATGACGAGGCAATAGCGATTTCATCAACGATAGAGTCGATAAATTGCTCGACTCTATCGTTGAGGAACTTTTTGGTGGCCTTCGCATTCAACTGGGATGCGAAGGCCACCCCCTTGACGAGGCCATACTGATAGATGGCCTCGTCGAACGCGTTACCCGAGTTGATAAACATATTGTCAACCTTCTTTCAATAGCAGATTATAGAGATGCCAGCTCTATACCAGGGCTGCAGTTTGCCGAGCCCACAACGTTGCGCATAGACAGCTAATCAAATACGGTAACCAGCTGCCTTCAGTTCCTCATGAATCGCTCGCAGACCTTTACGAGTATGAAGAACCTGTTCGAATCTATCTAGTGATACCTCTGTAAGGTCTACTAGATAGATAACACCATCACTATTCACCATCCCATAGAGGCAAAAGTAAATAGTAGGAATAATCATTGCAGCAACACCGTATCTGTTGCTATCAATAAGAATCCTATCATTCATTAGATAATAGAGGCGCCCAACGAATGGTCGCATACCACCAATATGAATGATGATTGGTTGTCCGCCCTCCAGAGATGGACGATCCGGGCGCTTCTCTCGATGTTTTGAGGAAGCTTTCGCACTATTAGAAACCACATTAGGTCGATTTCTATTAGTGCTCGATGTTTTAGCCGATTTCTTCCGTGCCAATAGGAAGAGATCAGCATAGTCACATACTTTGAACAAGGAGCTCACCTCCTTTCTATCAAAGTAGTGACAAACTATGTAAGAGTATAACTGATGTCAGTTAATTAGAAGTTTTCGATTAGCTAACATCAATCATACATCACATTATTTCAACGGCACCAGGGTGCCGTCTCATGAGCCTGTTGGTCATAGAAACCACAAGACTTCGCTATAATCTCAATCTCGCGAACCAGGTCATTCGCAGCCCACGAAATTTCGTCTGTCCCCTGATTCTGGGGCCCGCCACAGTCCCACCAGAGCCAAAGAACCGACTTATACGCACACTTCCAGTCACCACGGAGAATATCCTCCGCGGCATCATCCATATTGCTATCACCGTAGTGATAGTAAGTTTTTGCGATGGAAGTGCATGTATCCATCGCGTCCAAAACTTCTTGCGCGTGTTTCTCACTTTTAATATCACTAAACATGTTCTTAACCTTTTCAACAAGCATCATAATAATCTCTCCTTTTTATGCCAGTTTAAAGAGATGGCACTCTCTGTTCACCAATGAAGCACTAGCAATTTGCCGAAGTTGCTTCCGCCATCATCCCTCACCATACACATCAATCTAGGACATACTAGATAGACATGCGCCATAAAGAAGTCAATTCTTCTCTATTCATTTCAGCTATTATATGCCTCAAATTAAAAACATGTTATAGCTATAGAACTTGCGATTTAGATGAAGATTCTGAAGAAGATATCAATTGTCCTGATAGCTCTTTCAGTTGATTTAAGTCATGAATCATCTTGCGCACCTTCTTACACCTACTTTCACTACCAGACATAGCAAGCTCAACTTCTAAGCTGATCATATCTGATAGAAGCTCCATATAAAGCTCCGAAGTTTTGCGAATGATCTTTTGCTTGTTCATGATGATAGGATTCACCATCTCTCATAATGATTAAAAAAGAAGGTGCCATGATTACAAGCACCTTCTTCTATGTATACTAATCGTTAAACACATTACATCCAACCACCAAGGATATCAAAGTTGGATGATTCTGTGATACCATCAATCTTCTTGAATGTTACCTGTTGACTATTACCAACATAGTAGTTATGTTCAGTAACCAGGTATTCCAAAGAGCCATTGAAGTTGAGTACTGGATCATTGCTATGGTCAATGAATGGTAGAAGTACTACATCATCTTCAAAGATGAAGAAGTTATGGGCGCCATGTAATTGGATCTTAGTTGGCACAACATTACCATCACTATCAATCATCTTAGGAAAGATCGGCTCACTCTTACCAATCATGTGTCTGATTCTTCTAGTAGATGATGCATTATTGGAACATGTTAACATATACAACCCATCATCACCATACTTACATATCAGATTGTATGAAAACATGTTCGTCATACACTTCTCTAACATCCCAGTCAACAAGACTATAAACATATCATCAATCTCATGGTTGTAGCCATAGATGATGATCTTATGAATCTGTTCGGCAATGTATTCAATGTTGTATGAGATGCTATCCATAGTCTTATTACCATTATGTAGGAATGAGATTTCTCTGTAGTATTTATCGGAGAAAGCGAACTTTATTTGATTGGATCTGATAGTGTTGATACAGTTATCGAGACTTGGCTTTGGCGCCAATAGATACACAGTAGACAGATCGATATTACTGAGTATCTCTTCTGATACATTCATATCAGATAGCGCTGCTAGAATCAACATATACATGATCTTCTTGTATCTGATAGTTGTATAGTATGTAAGGATCCATTCAATCTTCTGAACCATCCATTTCATGTATATGTTAATGGAACTCCTTATCCTGTCAGAACATTCATTACAATACTTATCTACTTCCTGTTTTAAGCACTGTTTAGTGATAGTTGTATTACATGTTAACCATCTACTAAACCTACCAGTCACATCTCTAACTACCTTGCTCGCCTCTTTTACTGGGATGTTATCATGTTGGTAGTTGTATTTGGCTAACATACGATTATAACCACTTTGATTGAAGATGCTATTGAGCTTTTCCATGATTACAGACTCAACTACTTTGTTAGTACCAAGTAGGAATCGTATGCGCCGCTGTATGTTCTCAATGTACTCTATAGGCCTATCTTCATAATATGATAGACTATTGAGTAGAAAGTTGTAATTAGGATCAGCCAACTGGATATCACAATGCATATGCTTCTCGATAGTATCTGTATCTTTCATTTGCAGTCGATTGATTTCAACGAAGCGATTCTTCAGTTGGTCCCAATACTTGTAATCAGAACGTGGCATTTGGTGTTACCTCCATTGGAGTGATTGTATACATTGTGTTATTCAATTTAACCATATCAATAGCAACAGAGCAGTCATTGATGTGATAACTTTCATTAAGATTGAATATGATATGCTCATCTGTCTTGTATGGCAGGATCATCATGTAGCCACTAGTAAGAAGATGTTGTACATAGAGATCTCCTCTAATCTTATCAAAAGATACTTCATTCAATCTGTTGATTCTGATAGGATTAGATAGGCAGCATACATCGATACAGTAGTCGATTGGATGATCGTAGTCGATGGATGTTATTGCTAGAGATCTTATTGCGCCATCAAAAGACTCGTTGATGCTATCAGACAGATAGGACTCTTCATCCTTGTTATCTGTAGGGCGCATAAGGTAAATAGTATTATACTCAATTTCCTCAATGTTGTAACTGGTATCAAGTTCATCGAGATAGCGATTGAAAATACTATACGCCGCATATCTGAGTAGGTTCTCATAATATGCATGTTTGAGATCGTTCATCTTCTTCCCAATGGTATAAACCATCTTAGTCGTCCACTTCTTAATCCTATTATCAATGGACTGCCTCTCTTGCACAGAACAGTAGTTATAGTGGTTGGTTATCTGCGGCGTTAAAATGTATCTCAGTAGATTCTGATCAATGGCGATATCATCGGAGATGCTTGAGAGATCTACTGTGAGGTCCATATTGGGTAGAACCATTTCAATCATGTTCTTCACTTTATTGATGAGAATGTTGCGCGCCCACTTTTCATTGTATAAAGAAGCATTCATATATGGTGGATAACCAACCTTACTCGCAGCCTGTGTAAGTATCTTCAATAACAGATCAGATACCTTACCATTATCAACTGCGACCAATAGATTAAAGTCGACATACTCATCAATCAACAAAGAGATCTCTCTTGCAATAGCTCTAACCTTCTTAGTAGGCATAATATGCGATCCCCCTTCAAATATGAGATGAGATGAATCCTATCTATCCTATTGACCATATTTTGGACTTTCGATCATATACAATCAAACTGACTATGTTTCCACATTCACTAGATAGATCAATCCAGCTGCGCATATCTTGAAGAATCTGATATGGTGTGCTGATAAGTAATGAGATACTATCAAGATTGTCATTGGGTTTGATAGTGCAACTGATACACCTAGATGTAGCCACTGTATCCTTCTTAATGGTATTGGATGGCTCATATTCAAATGAACCATTCTGTGCCATATCGGTAATAATTGCAAAGTTCTCTGGATCGCAATCCTTGATAAGATGCGTATCATAGTCTCTAAGCGCACAACTAATTACTCCACTAATCATGATGTTATCATACATGTCAATGTTGAGCAGCATCTCAAAGTTAAGCATCTCATAGTACTTGGTATAGTAGTAAGAGATGTTACCAAGTGCTGATTGTGCATATGCAATAAGAACTTCAAGATCATCAAGATTCTCAATCTTATCCATAGCAATCTTGAATCTTTGTAGATCTGATAGATTCATTTGGTTTTCACACTCAAACATACAATTGTTATCATTGTATTGACTCATTGAGCTGATCATGTTGTATACTCTCCTTTCATATGATAGATGGTGAGGTGGATCACTTTGCTTACATCTACCTCACCATAATAGAGTAGTTAATTCATACCAACGAATGATCCTCTACTGATAGAATCATCCAACCAATCGTGCAACTCACTAAGTACTTGCTTTGGAGTATCCTGCACAAACATACAGTTATGTACGCACGTATTACCACCAACTATGTGCAACTTCATACATTGTGTATGAGTACATTTGATACCACAGATGTTTGATGATGTATATTGTGTGTAGATGTCTTCCAACTGCTCATTAAGTGCATGGATTCTGTGGCCAATCAGTTCAGGATGATCTATATCTACAAGCCAATCACTCTCAACACTTATACAGATCTTGTTGTTAGGATCAACTGCTAGATACATAAATACATTCAACCACTTGATCATCTTACCATATGTGATAAGTGCTAAGCGCACTTTGAATTGCGCCATATCAATCATACTAAGTAACTGCTTGTGATCTCTTACCAAGTTGAACTTAGTTTTAAACCTTATAAGATCATCAAGATCCATCTGTGGATATGATTGCATGGGGTGAAGCTTACTGCTATACATAGTCGAACATGTTGCCTCCTGTATTGGTATGTATAATGTTATTAGTCATCATCCGACATGTTTTGAAACTGATCATTGCTGATTGATGTTCGTATCAACTCATCCATAGCACCAATCACATCACCAGAGGTAACCATAAGGTAATCGATGTTGTTCATATCCTCGTCACCACTAATAATAATATGGATGACCTCAGTCTCTGTAAACACATTAACATCACTACCATAGTCGCGCTCAATAAACTCAAAGAGGCAGTTGTCGATAGCATCATACACATCATTTGCAAGATTCTCGTTAATGTCATCAACTAATACCTCATTGTTAGTAGTACCAATGATTTTGATTCTACCAAATCCATCCATACCAAAGATAACACTATAGTCAAGGTAATCAATATACTGACCAAACTCATCGATCAAGTTTCTAAGCGCTACCTGACTATCATGGATAGTAGCATCAAGATCATCAGTATCTATCACAAGGTTAAAACTTTTGCTAAACTCATTCAGATTATCGATGGTCATCTGATTGGGTCTTGCGCGCAAACTTGCATTAGAGAGATACATGTTATTCGTCATAGCAATTCATCGCCTTTCATTATTGAAGTGTTTGGGATTATCATACATGATGCGCTTCTCTGTTACTACAAAGTAGGCGCCATCATCTTTATGATCTTGTGAGATCTCCTTCATACAACCAATTATTCTTCTAATGAGCTCCTTATTGGGATCATCATACAGTTCAACCTCAATAAAGTTATCATCATCAGATAACTTGAAATCTGACTGATAGAAAGCCATGAACTCGTTGATATCACAACCAAACAATGTAGCCATGATGATCCTTTTATCAGTTGGATAGTAATCCTTCTTGTAGTTATCAGGATGATCATTACCAACCAACATGATAATAGCGTTCTTCTTATTAGTTGGTATACCCTGTGTTGGTAGATTGAACAGTGTAAGATCTCTATGCTGCCAACAGGATACATCAGAGAAGTTTACATCAATAATGTTGCTGTAGAAGAAGCTATCCTTAGTTGGCTTAGAGTTCTTGTTAATACCATGATAGAAGTAATCATACAAGATGTCATCTACCTTATCGACTACCTCCTTCTGAGTTTCTGGATAGAGAATACAATCACTGGAATCATCTTCACATATAGTACTAATAGCGGTATGTTTATAAGTCCACGCCGCTATCCTCTGATAACCAGTAATCATATCAATGAGATCATGAGTGATACATCTTGATGTGTTAAACAACCTAATAGTACCACTATCTCTATACCCAAAGAACTTAGAGATCATCCACTTTATCATATCAAAAGCATACATTGGGATATAGATGTTTGATCCATTGTTATCATTGGTATTGTACAGTTGAATAAAGGAACCATCATCTATCTTGGTACTGAGGGTTACCACCTGTGTATAACCTAGTTGTTCAACTGTTGCGCACAAGATACTTTCTTTGTGTCTGTAGATGTCATGTGCTACAAAGGTTACATCGTTCACGCCAATAATGACCTCATAATCTCTATTTGGTGAATAGTATGTAAAGCTTCTATGAGTGCCTTTATCGTCATCTGTATCAATAGTATGCTTGATGTGCTTATAGCACAAATTTTTACTATGTCCTTCCGTCTTAATGGCGAAGTCTTTTAAATCAATCTTCAATCCATTAAGGAAGATACCACATTTGTTATTATAGGTGTCCATAAGTTTAGCTAGATCATCTTTGCTAAATGATCCAAGCGTGCGCAACTTAAGATATGGCTCATAGAGCTCATCACCATAGTTGTATCTTATATACTTTTCACGATGTTGCAAAATCTCACGAAAGACCGGATCATTTGTTTCATCGAGGAACTTCACAAGTGATATAGCATAGTGTGCTGGCATATACGGACACGCAAGATCAATCTTTCGACTCTTCATGCACATACAACCTCCTTATGATAGGTACATACCAATATTATACTTTAACTATCTGAAGATATCACTACTTGCGCCCAAAAACAAATGCAGCAACCATTGCGATTGCCAAACCAACCCCACACAACCCCCATATGATACTAGCGCGCAATGGGTTATTTGGGTATGCTTTATCGCAACGATCGCTAATGACCTTACTACTAATACTACAGATTATCCCCAATAAGATTGTTCCAACAAACAATCTTAAATTTTTGGTTATGACTAAGACCATCACTGTATACAACGCCATAGAGATCAACATAGTTATCTTAAACATAACGCTTGCCACCTCGCTAGATATATGGTATACTATCTCCATCATATGCATGTAACTAGTAGGTCCAGATCTCCCATGATTCATTACCATCGATATCCTCACTAATGAATCGGAAGGATACAAACTTGTAGTCGTTTGTGTTGTTCATGTAGGAGAACTTGGTGTCTTCGGTATCTACTACTGTAACTTCATCCTTGGGCCCAATAGGTATCTGCGTGTCACTTTCTACCTCATATGTTTGCCCATTGAACATACACGCCCAATCACCCACAAATGTAACTTTGTCTACTACTACTGACATGACTACCTACCTCCTATGATAAGGATGTTATATATGCGCGCAAGTATCCTATGCACATTATCAAATTATATATGGATCAACTGTTAAACATCCAGTTAGATTTCCTATGAATCAGATGTTACACCAAACACACATATATAATTAGTTATTGAGCTTATAGAAGTTGGCGCACATATTGCATCTAACTATTGAAAGGAAGACTGATTTGCTATGTTTGAGAAGTTTTGGAGCAATCGATATCTTAAGTACTATAACCATAAGTATCAAAGTATCGATTGGAACAAGATCACTGAGTCTTACATTGGTGAGAAAAGTATTGATGTTTTGCGCAATAAGTATTCCATTCTAGACAATGCAAAGGATGATAGACAATCAGTATATATACAATCATCTGCTAACGGAGTAAACTATCTTAAGAAAGTTGGCGTATCTAATGATACACAAGTTACTATTGTAATGAATTATATAAAGTTTGTAAAGGAAGTGCTTGGAGCAGATGATGTCAATGATCCAACTTGGTATATAAGACTTAAGAATGCTTCCTATGAAGAAGTAAAACGATACTGCGTCGAAGATTCGTATCTTTTGCGCACAAAACGTAACATGATGTCTCTGATAGAAAATCGCATTCAATCGAATCAAACTTCACATCAAAGGTTTCATCAACTGTTTTACAACTTAACTGTTGATATCATCAAAGAGATCATCAACAAAACCTACCTATCTAGTATAGTAGACGCAATCTGTTATATAATATGTGATTCTATAGATCAAGAAGATGTGCGCGAGTATGACTCGCGTAATGTAATCTTTGCTGCTAGTAAGTTTGGATTGCCGTGTAGTATGCGCGATAGTTTATATAAACAAGTTACAAAGATTCTCAAGTATGATACAATCTTGCGCACATGTTTACAACATTATATAAACGGAGATTTTGCTAAGCTTGTTATCAAGATAGTAGATCTCTTGTATTCTGGATTGGAAGTTAATCGCGATAACCATGTAGATAAACTTAACCAAATGGGAGTTAACAGCATTTTGATCTTTCATAGTGGTTCTCAATATAAAGCTATACGTTTGCGCCCTATTTGTATAACCTTATCACCAAAATCGCATCAAATGCTCAATATGAACGATCGAAGAATCACAAAGGTTGTTAGGATTAAGAAATCCAATACAGTTGATACTGTTGAATCACTAACAGATGAAAATGTTGTTTGTATGTTACCACATCATTGCATCTGTTGTAATTTGGCTCAACATGTTACTATATGCTCACAAAATCCTATCAAAATAACACAAGATGCAAAATGTATACATCTTTGTAAACCGTTAACCAAATTCGATGATTTTGCTAAGAATGACTATTATAATCTTCATAACTGGCTTGATCTTCCATCAAACATAAGGTATAATGGTTGTATAGATGACATGTATACACAACTTAACTACTATTACAGCAATGAAGATCATAAGATTATAGATACGATAACATTGGATCTATCGTCTCTGTACAAGCCGTTTATCAGTAGGAAGAAGTTGGCGCAAAGCATCTATCAAACTTTGGAAGATTATTGCATGAAACCAATCATATGTATGAAAGGAGATTACGAGTAGAGATGTTTCAGTTTGTAAAGAACTTCATGGAGACATTCAAACAGGATTCTCTATACTATAAGTGGTTGAGTGAGCTAGTTAAGATCAACAGGAATGTTACCAACTATAAGGATATCAATCGAGATACAATGTACAAGATGATCTATCCTATATTGTATGATGCGCATATGAATCTTGATGAGAGTAACATCAACTTCTTATGTAAGGACTACTGGCGCGATACACGGATCTCTATTAAGGATGAAGTTGATCGTGCCATCAATCTTACTTCGTTCTTCTATGGCGATTCAGAAGAACTCCATAAGATCATCAACAAGAATCAGTCATTCAAGGAGTACTATAACAATCCATCTACACTATATGAAGATATCAAGAGTTGCGGCGTACCTAAGTCATACAGTACTTTGCATGATCACTTTACTAGATACTTTGAGTACTTGAAGAGTCAGATTGATAGTAAGATAACTTTCATGATCTATAATACCTGGATCAAGAAGAGAGTACTACAGCTTCTTATCACCATTAGTGAGAAATTTGGTAAGGAGATCTCTTTAAAGGATATCCATCTTGATAGAATCTGTATACTGTCACCCATCAAAAACAACCTTGACTCTCTAGTTAGTTACATACAGTCCATTACAGTCAAACATCTTCAGAAGATACTTGTAGATGATCCCAGAAGTAAGAGTAGTTACAATAGCTTGATTGACTTCATCATAGAGCATGGGATCAACATGGTCATTGAAGGTCAGTATAACTCCTATGGTATATACGATGAATCTCTCTACATGTTTCTAGCTATCTATACATGGATGGATAAGACTACTTTTGTAGTTCCGTATGGTAACAATGGAACAGTGTTCTTCTGCGGCGCCTATAGTAAGAACGACATGATGTTTATTGTATACAACAGAAAAAACAACATACAGGAGAATGCCTATCAGTATACAGCGCAAAACATTTACAAGATCACCCCTAATAGTAATATACCATTCATCAAGGTACTGTCTATAATGGCTAAGGAGAACTGGATCCATATCATCAGACAGTACTTTAGCAAAGGAGAGAACATCAACAAGATTGGCGGCATGTATAAGCTATCTCTTATCAAACACAACAATGATCCAGTTGGTATGACCATCATCAACAACGCTGATGTGCGTGGTAAGCATAAGAACACTGAGGAAGACTTCATTAAGGTTAACTACTGCTTCCCAAACATAGTGTACAATGGTCGTCTAACTGATCTAATTAGTGAGATCAACTACTACTATAATACCACTTTCTTCATTGAGCCGATACCTAGCTCAATACTACAATCACTAGTATCTCTATAGAGATAGGAGGATGAAGTATCACTATGCATCTTGAAAACATGCGCCTATTAGGAGGAAAGATAGTGCATCCTTATACAAGAACAATGAGACGCTTCTCAAAACACAATGACATCTTTAAAGTCATTGATGATACTATAGATAAAGTACTTGCTCGTTACAAGGGTCAAGATACTAGGCTGTTCAATGATATACTAGTAGATACATACAAGACATATGTAACTGGTAGTAGCAATGTGATATTTCGTAAGAGATATGATATGCGCGCAACGAAGGGTAAGATCATTTGCAAGTATACAGACAATGAGCTACATAACTGTAACTCTATATGTAGGATCATGTACAAGAAGCAGATGAAGTTGTTTTGCGTGTTACTATTGAAGAAGCTTGTTAATATAGCTAGGGAAGAGATACGCCAATTTCTTGTATCTATGATTGTGCGGCGACTTAGTGATGAACGTATCAGCAAAGATGATCTCAATTGTGCTAAGATTGGTTACTTTGCTGATAGTTGTCTTGTTGATATGAACCATCTAATACGCGTTAGGATTAACACACTATATACATATGTAAAGATGCAGTTTATACCACTATCAAAGGTGCGCAAAGATGATCCACAAGCAACTATCCTGAGGATTGATGATATCCTTGAATCCATCATTGCGCTCAATTTTGATACTGATTCGAATCATTTCATACACTACTTCAAAACTCGCATAGACTTCTTTAAGGAGCTGGAGTACTATCTAGTTACCAGAAGTGGTAAAATCGTATCGCTTACATATGATTATATTGACGGCACTCGACGACACAATATACGATCACTTAGAACGATTGATGGTGAAGAGATTGTACACAAGTTTGTTTACTATGTAGATGAGCCGCTATCGTTGGTGTTTAAACCTGGTGACAAGATGCACTTCTTGAAGATGGTGATCTTTGGTAAGAATTTGATGACTCAAATACATGATTATAACCCAAGCATCTTTGATAACAACCAATATGGCCCATTGAAGATGAAGATGTTCGATTATGTTGAGAAAGTTAACAATCAAGATGTTACTAGTTTGCACTTCATCTTGGATGATCCAATTACTTATGAAGATAGTTCCCTCATTGAACATTCAACTATGGAGCATATGAGTCATTGGTTGTACAATAGTGATGTAGTATACTTTGGAGATATCTATAAGTTTTGCGCCGAACTTCGATACTACTTCGACTGTCAGATAACATTTAACAAGATGATCGACGATGCAAGTAAGGTACTCATTCCAGTAAAGTGAGGTGACATACAGTGACACAGATCGACAAAAGCATACCAATGCACATACAAGTACTACTAGGTGCAATGAAGAGCGCAATGGATGTGGTTATAGAAAGATACAATCATGATGATACGCGCCTCTTTCAAAGTCTACTAGTAGAACCATTCATAAACTACAACATCAACAACAAGATTGCTTATAAGTTCAATACAAATGAGTTTATCGCTATTAACGCGATGGTATATAATAAGTACAAAGATCTTGTTAATGATGATTATGCAATAAGTTGCTATCATCGACAAATGCAGATGTTCTATCGATTGGTTAGTAGAATATGCTATAGGAACATACGCGATGGTATTTATCGAAAAATTAGAGATGGACTCAATACTAAGCTAACTACTGGTAGGATCACTATGGATGATTTGGATGGTGCAACCATTGGTCAATTCTACTGTGATGGTCTTTATGATAGAAGTCTTCTAATCTTCAATGATATGAGAGAGTTCAGTAGGTGCATTAAGAACTATATCATTGAGTTCAAGAAGCCTAACAAGAAGCAACTGGATGATAAGTCCTTTGTTGAGAACGTTATACGCGTAATTTTGGACCATCTTATATTAGTTAAGGAGATAGATATCAGCAGGCACATCTACTCAAGATTTGGTACACTAATACAAGGATATATCACCAATCAAGATTTCCATATGTGTACTAGAGATGGTAGGATCATTCACCTATCCAAGAATGAAGTACCTATCTATTGGGCTGATTACAAAAAGGTAATATATGATGATGTATTGCATCCAGGAGATACAATACACTTCTACAAGATGCTATTCTTTGGATGTAACTTGTTTAGAGACTTCATGTGTGCTACTAAGCAACTCTCGTTCATAAACTGTTTTGAAGATGATGAAGGTGTGATACAACTTCTATATAAAGATGATATAGCAGTTAAAGTCAACGCCAATGAATTATACAATAAAGACTATCCAGATGTTATAACATATGATGGTAATATGGAACATCTGTATACATACTGTCGGTATTATCTTGACTGTAACTTGCGGTATAAGGTGTTGATCGATGATCTGATCTCCTTAGTAAAGAAGGAAGGGTGAATGATTACCAATGATGTTAAAGAGCTTTTGGAATCTTATCGATAGAATAAAGGGAGTAGTTGGAAAGGCTACTGGTGGGTTTAGTTCGCGCCCAACTAACACAAAAGTTATCATTGGCGCCATAGAAGATGCAATCAAAGAAGTAATGTCTATATACAATGACTTTTACAAAACAAGACTGTTCCGGTTACTACTAGCAGAACCATTCAATGACTATCATATCAAGTATACTAGTAAGAGAAGTGATTTGTTACCATTGGTAGAGATCATGGAAGATGCGGTTAACTTAAGTAAGATATGCAATGTGTACCTACAGGATGAAGATGCTATCTATCATTATAGAAGACAGATGTTTCTCTTCTATCATATAGTGATTAAGAAGTGTCGCGCTTATGTAGAAGATAGTTTCTATAGTATGGTTAAGGATAGATTGCAACGGAAGTTTCAAGACAAAAAGATTACCATAGAGGATCTAAATGGTGCAACTATTGGTCAGTTCTACTGTGTTAGTGATAGTAAAAGAAGAGAGCGCATACTATCGGATGTTAAGGATCTATACCAACTGTTGACCAGCTATGTTCAAATACCAATATCGATATTAGAAGCTACTGATGAGTGCGATGCTATTGAATCATTCTCATCGGTTGGCGCAATGCTTCGGCGACTTATATCTCTTAAGGAAGATGATGGTAGTAACCAACTTTACAATTCTTTCGATAGCTTCATGCACTTCAATGTATTGGACTGTGATGTACATATGTGTACTAGAGATGGTAAAATTATCAACTTATATGATGGTCAGATTAGCATCATGTTTAACGATTTTAATAAGGTAGTTAGGTTTAGAGATATCTTGTTCGTTGAAGACACTATTAGCTTCTTCAAGATGCTCTTCTTTGGGCGCCAATTCTTCTCAGACATGATCAACCATAACCATAACGATACAAACAACTATGTTAAGATGAAACATTCCAATGGAATCATCTTTAACATCACAACACCAATCGATAGAACAGATGCGCTTTCGTTATACAATCCAAACTATCCATATAGTATACCATATGATGGTAACATGGAGCATCTGTATACCTATAGTAGGTACTATTTTGACTGTAACTTACAGTATAAGGTATTGATCGATGAACCGATCAAGTTGTTCATATAATGTGGTATAACCATGAAGAAGCTAGCAGATGCTGTTGTAAAGTTTTTGCGGCGCAATGTTATACTACCTATCATCAACTTGACAAACCTAACCATATTAAGAATCATTAAGAAGATCAATCTTGATACTCCATGCATCACTACCCATGTACTTACCTACCTTATCTACGATTCTATGAAACAAACATACAAAACCATACCATCCATCATATTCAATGAGTTACTTATTGATACATTTGAATACTGCATGTTGCATGGTTTCAATAACAAGCACAACATTGATCTTATGGAAGATAAAACCAAGAATCTATCGATATCTCAATGGTATACAGAAGAAGCTTATAGCCAATACAATCAAGCGATTGCACTCTTCAGGTCTACTATGATTGAGAAGACACTTGCGCTGATAGATTCGCGTTATAAAGAAGAAAGCATTCAGTGTATCAAGAAGCTCCTTAAAGATGATGATAGTATTACTGAAGAGGATCTTCGTGGTGCTAAAGTTGTCATTATTCAAGAAGATCGGGAGAGATACGTCGATCTGATTAATACTATAGTTGATGATCTTCTGTGTAACATACAAGATTCAAAATGTATATCAATGTCGCTTACACCACCACTGAATCTGATTATAAGCGTCTTTAACAACTTCAGCACCTCAATCATAGAGAAGATGCTTTCAATGTTATACATCGAATATAGTTCTCAAGTACTATTGCTGTTTCTTTCAGATAGGATTATGATGTTAAACCAACCTAGTATTGTATATAACGTCGATAAGCACATCGATCATCATAAGTATGATTCGAAGATATCAAATGATAGCCATTTCATTGCGTATTACATATACATAGATCGAAGTATCAAGTGCAACCAACAAGTAACATATTCAAGTGCGGCGTTACTTGGATACAACGCGCTGAAACATCTGTTCGAAAGCACAAGATTCGATTACAAGAACCTATCCATTAAATGCGATGCTGTACAATTAATCGGCTATACTATGTTGAACATAGTCATACAAATTACAATAGTTGACGCATCAGATGAATCTAACTACATCTCAGATATGAAGGTGTACGACTACTACAATGGCGAGATACCATGTTATTTCAATAGTGATCCAATGGAGTTATGCGCAGCTATCAACTACTATTATAACGCAACGTTAACATACAAGATAATACTAGAAGATGCATCTAAACTGCGGTAGATTTGACTCATGCCGCAGTTCTTTTTTGCTGCATAATCTCTACCAAGATGATTTAGTTTTGACGCATATAATAATTATCTAATTATCGCGAATGGATTGCGCGCTAATCTATCACATCCAGATGCGTATTGATGCGTCTTCTGGATACATCAAATGGAGGTAATTGGTATGGGAATGATGAACAGCAAGAACTTTGTGAGAGTGGTAGCATTTGCAGCTAGGTATAATCATGCATGGGCGGATGCATTGGTGCATGCAGATCCTCGACTTATTGAAGATGATGGACATAAGTTCTTTGTGTCTTCAATGAACTCCCTTCTTTCTGGTGAGATTACATGGGATCAATTGAGTGCAAAGAAGTTGCTTGAAGTGGTTAATACTTCAGAGAAACAGAAGAAACTTCTGGATCTTGCGGATCATCTTCTTAAGAAAGAAGATCGCGAGATTATTGGGTTGCAGGCTGCTCATGAGTTTTGCGATTATATGGATCATCCAGAGGATGATCATCTGCATTATGATCATGTTTCTACTACTAGTAGATTTGAGGTATGTGTGCACGATAACACCATTGAGATCAGTATCAATCGTCCGGATGAATGGAACTTGTTTTCTGTTAATATGGTGGATAAGGATGATAGTTTGATTGTAAGTCCATTCTATAGGGGGGATGATGTTCATGCGCTAAGTTGTATCTATCCTACAGAACTTAACGATGATCTCTACAGTAAGTTCAATGCAATCAACATGATAAGATTGCGTCATCTGTTGTCCATGGATAAGATCATCGAAAGGCTGATGTTGTTCAAAAGGGATACTTGTGATACGCATCCTGACTTTAGGCGCCGCTTGTACAAAACTGGTAGTCTCTTCATCAATGAGAGCTTTGTTGAGACTAACATGAACTACTGTGGTAATGTGGTTCAATTGAAGGAGAATGGTATAACTAATAATCCCATTAGGGTTATAGTTGACAAGCTCTTTGATGATACCAATGCCACGAAGGATTACTCAGTAGAAAATTGCGCCATTGAAGTTGAGTATCGTTCTAATGAGTGGACGCGTTACTTTGTTGATTTTGATATTGCAAAGAAAGTCTTTAAGTTTCCAATGGATGGTATCGCCGATATTAACAAGAAGATGCTACTTGTTTTTCATCTTGTACCGTCCAGTCAACATAAACCTTATTACTGCACCAGAGACATAGAATGCTACATGTTGTATGGTGTCAGTAAGGATGAGTTGATTGAAGCATACAACGATCAATATGATGCACATAAGAATGAGACGATGTGCGCAACTGATCTGTTGCTTAATGCTGTTACCGAGGTTGTCGATCATAAGAAAGAGTTGGGCGCATTCTATCATAACCCAACACTTACCGTTAGATACGATAATCCCAAACAGTCAATTAAGGTGTTTGAGGATCACTTTGAAGGAGGAATGTAATATGATGAATTTGATGACTGTTGCAAATGTAGTATCTGAGTATAGTGACTTATCCAATAGTTTTAAAATAACTGATGCGCCACCAATGAACTACTGCGCGTTGCACAATTTCTGGTATCAAAATCACATCACCATTAGTTTGGTGTTGTTGATTGTTGCGATTTGTATCAGTATATGGAAGATGTATACTGCGGTTCAGCAATTGAATCGTAGATCTAGTATGTATAAGAAGCGCTATAAACAGAATGAGCGCACATTACTTGAACTGAAAGAGGAGTTGGTTTATCTTAATAAGGAAGTAACTAAATGGCACTATTGGTATGGGGAGATGCGCGAAGAACTTGATCGCATAAAAGCATCATTGATGAAGTTGGAAGCAATAGTTATCAAGGAGGATGAGTGAGATATGAACAATAATCGACTGCTTACGATACTCGCGGTATTTAACTTCTTTCTGTTGATTCTCATTTTTGTTATTTGCGCCAATGCTGCCTATAAGGTTAAGAATAGAATGGCCATCAAGGACAACACATTAGCCATTATGGCGCCGGGTAATTTTGGCAACGATGTTATTGTGAATCTCCAGAAGTTACAAAACATCAGCAGCAAGTTCAACTTTGATGATCTGAATCAGATGGAGGTTTACCAGCTTGATGATACTGGTAGGTATCTGATTGGTAGGAATCAGTTTAATGGTAAGATCTTCATTGGTGTCAATGTTGGCTTCATTGATGATACTATCAAGAGTTATAGGTTTTATCCTATAACCATTGATACCAGAAAGGTTAACGATGGCACCTTGTATGAAAGCATCATTCATACTAAGTCTGAGGTAGCAAAGTAACATGACCATCAATAAGGTGAAGTCTGCCAAAGATACTATCTTGTCGATGCTGTTGGCTATAGTTGGGATGCTGCTATTGGTAATAGCAGCATCTACCAATGGTAATGGATCCAATGGTATGGAGATAGTGGCGCCGCTTAACATCAAGATGGATGTAGCAGCAATTGTATCTCATCTTGATTGTAAGAAGGATGTTACTAAGAAGTTTGCGTTTGCAAATCCCAACATTACTATCACTGCTTTGGATGGCAATGAGAATGTGGTAGTAATGATGGATAACAAGACTGGTGAGATGAAGCTTGGTCTTAAGATTGTACCAATGAGTGCTAGAAACAATCGGAACCCTTATAGGTTCTATAAGATGCACTTTAGTGATACTGTTGTTAATGATAGCGGTAGTATCATGTTACAAGCCAGTAAAGCGCTGATTCTTAGTAACAAGTAAATATTGTATGATACAGTTGTATCTAACATTCAATGGCCTATATAGGTCATTCAAATGAACAAGGAGATGAGTACAATGATGGAGAAGAAGTTCAACAGTACTAAGAGGAAGAGCAACGACAAGGCAAAGCAGTACATGCGAAACAAGATTCGCGCGTGCAACAGTTCATCCGTGAAGACTATTATACACGGAGAGAACATCCAGATATACTATGCGCCATATGTTAGCGATATTGAGACGCTTATTACAACTGGATGTGTTCCAATTGAGATGTATGTTGATGGTGTTAATTACGTGGATGATCTGAAGATCAATCATTCCAACGGACTGTCTCATCAGCCGGCCAACTGTGTTACATCTCTTAAGTACTATGGTGTAGCAAGAGGCCGCAAGAGGTCTTTCATTGTCAACAACATGACGCTTGATTCTATCATGAGCGCCATTATACTCTTGGGGATGATTCCTCAGGAACTTTGCGAGCAGGTTGTACCAACGGTTGCTATGGAGACGATGGATCATCTAAATCCAGATCTTCGTAACATGCCATACTACAACGAAGTATCTATTTGGAACAATGCCATGATGACATCCAATAATAGGGCTGGTGCTAATGTTGGCCCTTATGGTTGGTTATTTGGAATGTCTTTGTGGATTGATCTTCTTACAAACAGCGCCCCATGGAAAGAAAGGATTGATCTTCAGCGCAATAACGACGCTAATCGAATTGCTACTGCTGAAGAAGACTACTTGGCTGGTACTGTTATGCCAAGTGGTAAGGTAGTAATGATTCCATCTTCCAGAGTATTTGGGATGGATGTTCACTTTCACAGAATCCCCGATACTTGGAGTAACCAGTTGTCTGGATGGAAACATTGGGTTACTTTGGTCTTCATTGAGAAAACAAGGAGGATTACTCTTGCATGTCCCAATGAAGACATTGCGCAGGCTCTCTTTGGTAAGGGTGGTTTGAGGAATGTATACGATAAACTTCCAAAACTGCCTATACCGGAAGATACTAAAGAAGAGTATCTTAAGGATTATCAGTGGGGAGGTAAAGCATCTGTTGGTGGTTCTCCTATTGCTGGAGATGCTACTGATGAGATGCTTTGTGCTGCGGCTGACATTGTCGATAACTTAGTTAAGAAGGCTATCGGCATTTAGTCAGTAAAACTCAAGGTAGCTAAGTAGTGTGGGCCATTCTCTATCAGTTGATGGGAGTGGCCCATCTATCTGTAACATTTGATTGGAGGTATATGGTTATGAAGAAGTCTACAAAGGTGTTGATAGTGGTAGTTCTATCAGTAGCAAATCTGGTTCTACTTGGTAATACAATCGTCGGTGAGATCTTTCCTAGGGAAGGTGTCTATTATGATCGGTCTGATCGAAGTGATGTATCCGCCATATTGGGTTATATGCGCGGCATAAAGAACGGTGTATTTGTTGAATGGGATACGCTTGAACGGCTGTGGTCTTATATCAATCAGTCGTCTATAGGCAAACAGCATCGATTTGAATGGAAGTGTCTTGACTATCATGGATTTGCTTGGAATAGGCAATCTCCAGACTATATCGTACATTCAACGATAAACTTTGGATTTGAGGGTAATGCAAAGCAATTCAATCTGCTTCCAACTCTCGATAAAAACATGTTTACACTGATCAGTGACTGTGGTCAGTTTAGGGCAGCATTGAGCTTGATTGGAGTTAGCGCCATCTTTGAAGATAGGATTTATGCAAATGTTATACCTATCTATGGCGATAATGAAGCTTATCACAAGGATATTAAGTTTAGTCAAAGTAGCTGCGCCAGTAAGTTAGAAGCGATTCCTGCGGAAACATATACGCTCACAAAAGATGATACGTTGAATCTTGCTACAACTGCATTTATGGGTATATTTGGGAGGTAATAAAGATGTTTAAAAGTACATTGAATAGGATGATTGCTGCACTTCTTTGCGTGTTTGTTGTGTTGGCTGGTTGGTCCTATTATAACTGGATCAATCGCGATACCCTCATTGTCGGAGACTTCTATGATAAGCTTAGAGGGTATATGATGATCAATCCAATTCATAACAACTATGATGATCATACCTCTATAAGGTTGCATAGATTGGCCAATCAGTTGATGATGTTGAGGTATGATTCAAAGACTGATAAGTTGTCCTTTGGTGTGTCTATCAAGAAGGATGACGTGAACGAGAAGGTTACCTTTAGGATGTATTCCTTGGTTAAGAGTATGGGTGATCTGGGTATCTACAAGTCAATCATCAAGTAGATATATACACTCAGATACCATCTATATCATCTATATAATGAATAGATGTTGCGCCGCTAACATAGGGCGCAATGTTATTTTTTGCTCAAAACAAAGTTATGATAGGTGTGAACCTTCATTATGATAAGGGGTGATGTATGAGCTATGGTGAATGTAAATGATACTATCCAGTTCATCAAACGTAAACTTGGATACCCATCGGTATCACTAGAGGTATCTGATGGCGATATAGAGAATGTAGTTAAGTATGAAAGTTTGTTACTGTTTGAACAGTATGTACCTGATGTTGGGCGCATACTTATTAACAAGTATAGTAAAAAGCATCGCATCAAGAAGAACCTCTATTGGGTTATTGATCCACATGATAGAGAAGTGTTTGCTGTGCAATCAGTAGAACCAGAGCAAGCAGAGCTACTTGCATTTGGTACTCCATGGACAGCGCCGATCGTTAATCACACACAAGTACCAGATATACTAACACGTCTACAAGAATCACATCTGGCTATGCAATATGGTAAGAGTCTACGTTGGTGGCAGGAGAGTATAGCTAATCAGGTTTGGATCTTTAGTGATGATAGTATTAGTGGTAGATACTCTATCTCCTATACTAGAAGTCATGCGCCGGATCTAAGTAGTATTAGCAGAGAGTATGCTATCGATTTCAATAACATTGCATTAGCCTATACTATGATGATGATTGGGCAGATACGTTCTAAGTATGGTACCATTGGTACTCCAGTTGGCGACATACAAATCAATAATGAGCTATACTCACAGGGCAATGAGATTCTTAATGCTACTATAGAGAAGCTTGATAAGATTAAGCCAATCTTTACACAGGTGATCATCCAGTAGATATTTTTTGTATAAAAATATGACTCAAAATATTACTTATTAGTGGTAAAATAATATCAGTTTTTCGATATTTTGATATCAAACTTACACTGTTAGTAATGATCTAGTGCACAGCAATTTTATAGCAATGTAACTACTATGCTGTTCAAAAGAGTTGCGCAGGAATCTTGCTTATAGGACTCATTTAAGTGACTAAATTGTATAATGTGTTGCAATTAGTAAAGTTATACGAAACAATACAATGCCGCTATCCATCTCATATAGTTCATGATGGATAGCGGCACCCTCTTTCTCTATCTATGCAATTAGTGAGCTACTGAACTGTCGATAGGCAGTACTAATGAATGTGATGTCATATCCACCCGCAATAGTACCACTCATAACTATACTGATAGAGTCAGCATCATCGTTATTATAGTAGAATTGGAACTTTAATGATAGGTAGTCCTGTAGGATAGCTACACTATCAAACACAGAATCAATTGGTTGATTATTAGTGGCGCCGATGTTACATGGTATAGTTAACAGTTCAAACTTACCACTGTTAACATCACCCCTACTAATAATCATACTCTTCATATCATCACTAGTTACAAAACCAAGATTACCTCTCTTGATACCCTTGATGATAGATAGGAAGTTATTAAGGTATGACTGATCAGTAAATTCATACTCGGCAATCAGTGGCTTACTTGTGATATCCTGATAGAAGCGATTGTAGATATCGCTAGTCCAGGTATCATTATCACTGATAGTCTTCCTTAGTTGGAACTTAAACTGCCCATCACTAAAGATGTAGTCATCTTGTGATTCTAGCAGAGAGATACTATCTCCCTTAGTTAGGAAAGATAGCTGCGCCGCCTGCTGTTCCACAAATGGTATCTTAAATGAGATCTCTGGACAATGTATATCAAATTTACAAACATAAGACTTACTATCAGATACAAACTGTGCAATACCACTATCAAAGATGATGTTCTGTTTAAGGTTCTTGAGAATCGATAGAGCATTAACAAACCTACTAAATGACTCCCTATTGATATACTGAGTCTTTGGGTAGATATCTGGTGAAGTAGTAGTATTAGTGGTAACCTGTGTTGATACATTAGTAGCTACTGGCTGCTCATGAGATACTGGCTCAACCATTGGCGCTGGTGTTGAGGTTGGTGTTTCCTGTGGCTCATACTTCTCATTCTGCTGAGACATGAATGCATTGTAACTATCAATAGTATTGGTAAGAGATGCACTCATATCTTCCATAGAGTCAATAGTAATAGGCTGTATTGGCTCTACTATATCATTACCAAGAGTAGCTACCTGTAACTGTGGATTCTGTAGCTCATATTTAGCCTCATTATTATCAGATTCAGTAACCAATGATGATGGATCTGCCATATTGAATCCTATATCAGCCAACCAAACATCCTTTGTAGATTGCTGCTGCTGATTCTGAGTCTGCTCTTCCATATCAATATACACACCCTTCTTATCATATACTAATCGATTGCACTGATGGGCCGCACTCTTCCCAATCCTTGTACATTGGCCAGTTAGCTACAATACTCCTACCCCTACTGGTATATGCACCAAACTGACTTCTCAACTTATCCAAACCAATACCAACATCTGCAAAGATTGTGATGTTTTGTGGTAGTGTATTATACATCATACGATACACTGTTAAACATCTATCATATGCAGAACATTGCGCCGCCATAAACACTGTATCCTTATCATTGATACCATACTTGCCTCTATGCAGATATAAAGGCACTATATCATAGATACCCTCAGCTATGACTAGATTGGTTGGTATCATCTTGCCATACTGTTGTATAGGGTATGAATGTATAAAGTATGTATCTGTTTGCACATATGATGACCATGGTAGTTGTAGATCACCATTTACATACCTAAGAATACGATCATTCTTTTCATGCGCCCTACCACTAACACCAGTACCAAACCCTCTCATAGTCCATGTCCTATAGCAATCCCTTGATAGTTTTTTAAAGATACTGTTATATAGAAAGGATCGCGCATAGTAATCTGGGAATAGCGCAAACTTCTGTATAGTAGTATCACTAATACTCTTAAGCTTAGTTCTGCTTCTAAAGTACTCTTTCTCCTGATCTGTTATAAACATACTATACAGTTTTATAAGATTACGTGTCTCTGATAGTATCTGCGGTACATCAAGCTTACTAACCTGATACTTGATAGAGAGTACGTATTCCTTCTTACAGGACTCTTTGAGTAGGTTCTCTATATCCTTAAGGAACCCCTTAGCATTGCATCTATAGCAATGGTAGATAGGATACCTTTTACTTACGTATAGATGCGCATGCTTTGAGTTCTTCTGTGAATCTCCACAGAAAGGACATCTACCAACATAGTCATCATCGGTTTCACTGATCCACTTAATACCAAGGAATGGTACATCCTTTGGATCAGGTTGACCATTCATGACACTCATTTTACTGTACTACTAGTATTAACAGCTTTTATACCAAAGTGGTCAGTAACTTGATCTTTTAGATCATCGAAGATGGTAGGATACTTCTCATTCATCATATTATAGATGATACTCATCAGATATCGCATATCTGGATGCGCCTTAATATTAAAGTACCTTTCCAAGAAGATATGGCGCCATTCTCTAAGATTATGCGTTGCGATTAGTGTAGTTGCAAGACATGTTGGTAATACTCCTCTTGCAATCTCTGGCGCCACCTTTGATTCCAATAAAGCAATATAGCTTTCACAACTAAGATTAACAGTCTCCATAAACACTTTCTTAACCACATCATCATCGTCTACAATGTTGTGGATAGTGCATGGCATGATACATGGTACATGGTTCTTATACCTACAATATCTAGTAGACTGCTGACTATATGATCCAATACGATGTCTTACCCACTCATGAGACAGACCACGATCCATAGTAGCCATTACAGTAATGCTAACGTGTTCTATAACAGAGAGATGATTCTTCCTAATAAGTCCTTTGACGAATGGGATGGCAGTACCATCTGTCATCATCTGATGACTATTATAACAGATGCGCCCACAATACTCAATATGCTTTAGGATCTCTTCTTCTGTAGGCGCATTAAGAATCTGAGCCTCATAATCCTTCCATACAACACAACCATCCTTCATTGTATATGCACGCTCCTCTCTCTACAACAACACAAAGCCGTTGGATACTATATGATGATCTGGTTCATTAAGTGACACAGTATATACCTTAGTGTGCTTCTTTGTTAATACTATGGTATCAATGTATGAATACTGTGTATGTTTCTCATACTTGGTCATGTTGTATAACATGTTACCTTTGATAAGATTCTTCACCTTAACAAAACCATTATATGTAAGGATCTGTGTCTCTAATGTAACCATAACCTTCTTGCCATAGTTGTCAGTAAGCCTATATACATCCATTGGATGATGCGGCTCTATACTCTTAATGGTTACTGGAGATAGTTGAGTCTGTCTGGTAATAGGAGTTATACAACCTCTAAAAATCTTATCAGTAGTAGCAGTCTCTACACTTTTAGCCATACGAGGATATAGATCTTCTGTATCTATAAAGACTCGGCGCCCACGAAGTGTATGCACATGCAATCTCTGATACAATGAGTTATCTTCAGAGATTCTATCGTAGTTAGCAGTCTTATCTTTAACATACCTATAGTATAAGGCATCCTTAACCTCTTCAAAATAGTAGCCCTTTAGATACTCAAATCTATGGCGATTGAATATGCCAAAAGTTGTGTTATATGCAAGTGGACTAACTGTATCAGTAGACATATCAGTAGTTATCCTCCCTACATAAACATACCAAACCTACTACAGATCAACTCATTTAGCAGAGCAATCAATGTATGTCGATTGTTACATGCGAGAGATATAGTACACATGTATCTGTATACAATACAATGCGCCATAGGATTTGGCACAAACTTCTCAAGTAGAGTATTGATAACATTGGGCACATCAATCTCAGTAGTGATTGCTTCAATGCATCTACCCAGATATACATATGCCTCATTGAATGATGATACCATCATCATACTATTGATATCATCCATCAACCTACTGTAACTAGTGGTATTGGAGATTGCATGTTGTAACATACCGTCAATAGAAGAAGACTGAAGAGTCTTGACAATGGAGCGCATATCTGGATAGTTCTGATCAATAATACTATCAATAGCATCATTGGTGTACTTGATCTTCTCACTGTCAAGAATCTGCTTGCATCTCTCAACTACTCTATCCTTTGGGAGAGCATTGAGAGTAAACAACGTAAACCTACTTAGAATTGGTTGAGGTATCTTGTTTAAATAATTAGCGCAAAAAATAAAGCGCGTCTTGAAGTTCTTATTAGTACTACCCTGCTCCATAGTAACTCTCAATGCAGCAAACGCCTGCACTGATAGAAAATCTGCCTCATCGATAAACACAATCTTGATGTTTGATTTGGCTGGTGGAGTAGCTAGGAAGCTCATAATACTCTCTCTAATGTTATCCACGCCATTATCAACAGAGCCATTGATATGGAGCACATCGAGATTGCTCTTAATGATACTCTTGATTAGCGCCATAGCAAGAGTAGTCTTACCAGTACCAGGAGGTCCAGCAAATAGTATATGTGGGAACTCTTGATCCTCAATATACTTACTAAAGACCTTATGCATCTCTTCGTTCAATATAAGGCCACTTGATAAAGTCTCGGGCCTATACTGCTCTGTCCAAAACGATGATAACAGTGTGGACTTATTGTTACCATTGCTACTGCTATCCATAACCAATCACTCCTCAATCATATTAGCACATTTGGCTGTTGATCACTATCAGATTAGCTTGATCTGGTATAACCGATTCATCATGTGTAACCATAATGATCTGCATATTCATCATCTTACTAATCTTGAAGAGCATTTGCCTTAGATAACCAACTCTAATACTATCAAGATCTGCTGTTGGTTCATCTAGCATAAGCAAGTTAATCCTAATAGATGGTGCAAGTAATCTTGCATACAGTACTCTTAGTAGTATACTTGCGATAGTCTTTTCGCCACCAGAGAGACTCCTAAAAGCTCTACCGTGGAACATCAAGGCGCCATTTTTATCATCAATATCAACTGGAATCAGCTTGGTGAATCCAAACTTCTCAAGAGAGTCTCCTATAGAAACAGCTATCTCTTTTAGCAAACTCTTGCGCAAATATGATACAAAGCCATCTCTATTGAATACTGGTATTATACCATTGATTGCCTTCAAAAGCAACTGTATCTCAGTATCAGATAAATTACTCTTTGGATCAATAACATTATTACCGCATACATAACTTGCATCTTCAAGTGACTCCAACTGACTTTGATAGGCTAGTAGATTCTTATAGGAAGTCTCTAACATACTGTATCTTGACTGCTGCTGTATGTAGAGATTACCAATGTTGCTATTAGTAGATAAATCATCAGTAGTACCACTCTTACTACTGATTGTATTCTTAAGCTTAACAATCTGTTCTTCTATAGAGGATAGTTGATTCTTGAGATTGTTAAGATCATTGGCGTCATAAGATTGTCTACTAGCTACATTGGATACATCATTGGATAGCTTCTTAAGGGTATCTATAATCTGATAGTAGTAAGTTTTATATTGATCAAGTTGCTTGATAGTATTAGTACACGCAAGTATATAGGCTAGGATCTCTTGCGCCCTATCAGGAGCAGATTGGCCAATCTCAACAGCTTTAACTATGTTATCAATGTGTGTAGTGATACTAGTCTGATCATACAACATCTTATAGAAAGCATCCAGATTGTTACTGTCAATGGATACCTTCATATTGGTAGACAACTGAGCTATATAGTCAGATAGCTTCTTCTTACTATCCTCTATAGCGCGACTAGTATCATTGGCTCTATTGGTTATGGATTGAATGTTACTAATCAACATGTTTCTGTTGCTTTCATATGATGATAGAGATGATAGTAATGATTGGTTCTGTTGATGTAATTCGTATGCGCTCTTATATCTCTGCAACATCTCATAGGTATTACTAATCACATTATATAGATCCTCTATAGTAGATACATTGAGTTGCGACAGTGTATCGGAGATGTACTTAGATAATGTTGCCTTAGTATTCTTCATTTGTGATACCAGATTGTATTGGTTGGTGAGTATGTTGACGCTATCCTTAAGGGCGCTATTGATAGAATCAGTCATATCAGTAAGATTAAACAACCCATCCATAAAGTCCTTTTCCTTGGCATTGAACTTGATGAAGTAGGTGTAGATCTCGTTCTGCGCCGCATATAGAAGGTTCATAAAGAGATTCCTATCTATCGATAGATATGATTCAATCTCACTGGCCTTCTCTGATACTACTCTATCATTAGCATCTAGTAGCTTAATGGTATTACCAAAGTCTCTTACAATCTTGTAGTTATTTGATAGAGTGATAGTAACGCCACCATTCTTGGCGCCAACTTTGATCAACTCTTTCTTAGTAGCGCCATTGGCAACTGCTCCAAACAATCCATAACAGATAGCTTCAAGTATGGATGTTTTGCCAGCGCCATTACCACCAACAATAACGTTGAGATCCTTTAGTTGCACCGCAAGAGACTCATGCTGTCTAAAGTTACTAAGAGTGATCTTACTAATAGATACCTTACCATCATCACTCATTCTTGGCGCCCTCCATCATAGCTTCTCTAACTCTATCAATAATTGCATGACCAGTAAGATCGGCATCAACTCTTTTACTAAACAACCAGTTACAGAGAGCTCTATCAGATTCACTAATGTTGCTAATACTATCAACATACCTTTTCCAACGATCCTGTAGAGTACTACCATTCATAGAGTCCTTGATTGTATTGAGATCAGTAGTCTCATTCAATGATAGTATAGGAGAGTCATTACTATCCTTATCCTCTATAAGATCAAAGTAAACATCGTATCCATTGGTCATAAGTCTTGAGTAGTCTATTAGTACTGGTGAGCTAATATAGATAGCGAGCTCTTCAGAAGAATCGGCGCACTCTTTCTCAATCTGATCAACTTTGCTATCAAAATCCTCTTGATTGATTATACTATAGCTTCTTATATCTGGCAATAGCAACTTACCAGATCCAATAGATCCATCTTCATTGATTAACAAGAATCTCTTAGCCATCTTATCATTAGTATGAGTGCGCACATCCAATATAGTACTATAGTATGTATTACCAATGGATACTACATTGGTCTTGTGCCATGTGTATGATGATACCATATGATAGTGACCAAGTAGTATGTATGGTATATTATAACTCTTGATGACTGATGTATACTTATCAATGAAGTCATTCATACAGAACTTATTGAATGAGAAGATTTCGTGTGGTGTCATATGAGCAATAATTACATTCGCTCTATCCCTAGAGAGATGCTGCTCAAACTGATCATCCATGAAGATCTCTTCTACATTGGCCTGATATGGTACAAAGATGTAGTTATATGTATCATCTATAGTGGTATTAACATGCGCGCCCTTATCATAGATAGTAACATTATTACCCTGTAATCCAATGGTAAGAAGAGACTGTTGCTGTCCCTGTCTATCAATGAAGACTTCATGGTTACCAGCTATAGCATATACATGATGAAACTTTGATAGTATTGGAGTTAACTCATTGGCAACATACACTAACATCTCTGTATTGGCAGAGACGGCGTCATATACATCACCAGCGATGATTAGATTGGTATTGGATGAGTAATACTGTATAAACCTTAGTAGATTCTTCTTTAGGTACTGTATAAGCTTTCTAGCTCTACTGAATCTACTGTTGTTACTCTTCCAATACTGTCCTATATGTAGATCACTAATGACTATAGTCTTCATGATGTGATCTACACCTCTTTGATATAGTTGCGCGCTTCTTCAATAACATCATCCATCTGATGAGTCAGAAGCTCATAGATGTAGTTGATGTACTCAGTAGTAAAGACTGTTGGATTGATAGCAACCCTATTATCCTCAACATCATAATACTCATAAAGCAATAAAGTTTTGATTGCATGTTTAAACAGTTGCTCCAACTGCTCATCAGTATAGATAGTCTTACTGGAGATCTTAAGCTTACTGATAGTACTTCTGATAAGGTTAGTGAGACTCCTGGATGTAAAGTACTGCATCCTATTATTAGGAGTGAGCATATACTTGTTATGCTCTTGTGCAGACTTGATGGCAGCCCTATAAGTTAACATCCTAGTTAGGTACCAATCAGGATGCTTCTTCCTTACAAACTTATAGGTAAAGATGTTAAGAAGTAGTATGTTGATAAGGTGCGTCATGTTGAGATTCGGCACATTGAAGACCTCTGATACGAATGGCGCCGTGATCCAGTTAGTGATAGGGAAGATGTATTGCTTTACTAATCCTATAGCAAATGGGAACTCCTTGAAGAGCCGCATAAGTTTCCTATTATTGGTAACCTCTTCATATACAAAGACTTTCAACATATCGGCGCTATTCTCATAGCAGCTTTCTATTGGCGCATTAAACGCTATATGAACCTCATTGATCTTATCCTTCATCTGAAAGTTGATAGAGGTTCTAGCCATTGCTACAAACCAATTCACTGGATTCAATCCAGTAGCAATAGTAGGCAATCCTTTATATAGGATAGCATTCCTTTCTCTAAGAGCAAGGTTCTGTGGATCAATACCCTTAGCAGTAGAGAAGAATGTCCATAGTTGACTCTTACTATCCAATCCTCTGGCACTAGTAGATAATACAATAGAATCGATGATTCTCTCTAGTTTAAACTGAGTACCACTCTCGATCATCTCTCTACAGATATATGTATACAAGTATCTAATCACATTCACATGCTTCTCCCTAATAACTGTAACAGGGGCGCATATGAACTTTGATCGTATACTTGCTACCATAATCTCCTTATATCCGTTCTTATCGATATGTAATCTATACTCAGAAATCTTCCGCGGCGCCGTATAGCTAAACTGCAAATAATCTAACGCTACAGCATGCTGATCCACCTTCTCTATAATAAGTGGAAAAATCTGCTGTATCCTAGTAAAGTCAAGTTCTTCTGTTTCCTCAGATAGTAGAGTAAGTAGCTCATCATACATAATGTTAAGATCGATATCTATATTAAGCATTGCATTCACTTGTGAGAATACTAGGTCAAACTTCTTAACCATGGTATGCTGCTTGTATAGATTGAATGACAGTAAGCTACCATCCAACTTCTGATATGTGAGTATATGAGATGTGCTATTAGAGTTGATATAACCCACTCAGTCATCACCATCCATCTAATCGCAAAAAATAATAGGATCCAGTGAGTGTATTAACATAGATTGTTGATAGTCAATACACTCACCGAATATGACGCGCGCCGGGTGGACCGGGTGTTAACTGATTGCGCCATAGCATACCCCACACTCTTCAACAAGTGTTACATAGTAACACCCCATGTCGAGTAGATTCACTTGTACCTATATGCTCTTTAGTACACAGAGCTTCTATGGCCGGATGCAAGTTACATATGTCATAGCTCGTTTAAAGCCGAATGAACGAGCGCTCTGTTAGTGAATCATCATGATAGGGGCGGCGCTATCATTACACACTCATCCGAATCATCACAAACGACTAATTAGCTATAATAGCTAATAACTGATCAATCACCAACATTCATGATCAAGTGGTTTGTAACAATCGAATGTTTCGTTACTATTACTACACAAGATTTAGTGTAATTATCTTCTTGTGTAGGTACTTCTAGTTGCTGTTGACAACAGTAGTGCTTGTTACTGTATTGCTTTATCAACACGCTGACTAATATGCAACGGCGTTGATCCTACTGTGAATTGTTTACTGTAATCCATTATAGTAATATATGAGTTAACTTGCAAACTTGTTACTATGTATCTCTCTACTGATTTGGAGATCCAGGAGGTGTCATGAATGCTCCATTCAACATATTCTGTAGACCATCAGCAAAGTTTGCTGTAGTGCCAGTAGCAGGAGCAGCACCACCACCCATATTAGTATTAGTAGTAGGTGGTGTGGCAAAGTTTGGCATTGGTGCTCCCATATTAGGCATAGTGCCAGGCTGTGCCATGGGTGGCATATTAGCTCCAGCTGCTGGTGGAGTCATCATTGGCGCACCCATATTAGGAGCATTATTACCGCCCATCATAGGTGGCATGGCTGGCATATTCATATTAGGTGCCTGATGATTCTGCTGCTGGTTATTTTGCTGACGATTCTGATAGCTATTGTTATTGCGCTGATAGTTGCTGTTACTGTTATCAGTATTACCATACCAAGCAGTAGCCCTGGTTCTATTGGTATTAGGATCAATAGGATTCAATCCTACCTGTGTCAATACATCAATCAGATGCATCCTAACACAGTTACCAATCTCCCTAATCATTGGCGCATACATGTACATCAGATTCAGATACTGCTGTATATCCTTCCACTGAGTCTCATTGAGTGTTACTATTGCGCTTCCATTAGAGCTATTGATGGTAAAGTTGTCACTCTCTCTACCAAAGGAACCACTACTGTTCTTATAGTTGAATTGGATTTGACTCGCGGTATTAGGATTGTTGATGTTTGCAAGTAGTTGTGGAAAGTTACTAATGGGTAGGAATGCATTGACACTGTTACCACCACCCCTCTTGCCTCTAATGGTAACATTCAATGATGGCGCATAAGATGTCCATGTAGTAAGACCAAACTCAAGAAACAGTTCCCTCTGTGCATCATAGCAAGTGAATGATGTAGTAGCAGCCATATCAAACTTCCTCCTCTTCATCGATTACATTATTATAGTTGGTTTCCTCGTCATTAGCTGTCAACAACTGCTTCATCTCTAGTTGTCCAGGAACCTTGTTCTTTGAACCCTTTGGGCGCCCTCTCCTTTTCTTTGGTTTGTCGTTGGTAATCAATGGTTGCAATACCTCTTCTCTGTGTGTAATAGTATGTGTTACATTAACCTGTTCTTCATCACTAAAATCTTCATTAATCGCCTTGCTATCAATGATATCTAACAACTTGTTAGTTTCTGATGTTCCCATTGCCTCTTCTTCCAACTCCTTTGCTATGATGGCACCATCTGTTGGTAACATCGGTGTAACTGTAAGGTTATCTCCCTTACCAGAAGCTTTGTAAGACTCAGTACTTGTTATAGTAAGTGATTCTGATCCAAGAGAATCAATCACTACTACCTTGATCTCTATACCCTTTGGTAGTATAGTAGTGAACGAGCTGTTGAGATTGGCACCAACCTTTACTAACTTTGGGATATAGTTGTATGTACTGTTTGGCGCAATCAATATACTCTCACTAAGAAAGACTACATCGTTTGGTAGATCGTTAATGATGATCGGTGTAACTAGATAGTATGAATCAGTACTGTTGGTGATCGGTAGTGATGTTAACTTAGTTACTTCTGTCTTAACATGAACTGGCTTGAAGATCCTATAGTTAATAATGCGCATGATCTATATGCAACCTCCTTCTGGTGGATATGATTGCGCCATCTCTTCTTATCTACATGTTATAATTATACCATATGAATGGTAGTATGGCAAGCCCTAATTGTCAATTAAACCATCATCTTGTTGAAACTTATAGTACTTCTGCCACACACGATCTGTGTTCTGCTTTCCAAAAGCGGCACACAAGTTCTTATATACTATTGGTTGATCGTACCCATATGCTACACTGTTAACAGCTGGACCACTTTCAATCCATTCATTAAGAATGTAATCGTTTGTAACATTCTGACGCCCGCCCATCTCATCATACTTCAAATCAAGTAGCTCATTGTAGATTTTAACATTTCTATGATTGTACTTTAACAAGTTAGGTTCATTGAGTGGTTCACAAAAGTTAACATCACAATAACTTTCATGAAGCATACCAGTTGGATCGTTATCGATGTCATTCTTAGCGAAATATGGCTCAAGTTTTAGTGTATCCACAAAGCGATTCATTGCGCTTATATACCAATCAAGTGCATCACTATCACCATCATGTGGTTTCAATTGAAGAAGTTTCGATTCATTGAGCTCAAATAACTCACTTTCACTAAGATTGATCGTCTCATCGGTATCTATTACATCATACAGCATCTTAACCCCTCCATCATATAAGAACTCTCTAATGATGTGACTCATCGGAGCTCTAATGGTTTTAATAGTATTTCGATAGTTATTGAGCAAATTCTTGTTGCTTCTAATTGAGTTGATAGTTGGTGTAAAGCATGTAATGATACCAACAATCGGTTCTTTTGTAGTTGAATGAATCCGAAGATTGTAGACAACGCGTATCAAATTTTCTGTTCGTTTATCGATGTAAATCTTACACCAGCGTGCCTCTATTTTGGATGATCCATCAACACATGTTACTTGCTCTGAATCTCTCTGTTCATGCAAAGTATCTCGTAGCTTACCAATACGCATATAATGAGTAGTATCAAGCAACACGTTTAGAATCACACTATAATCAAAATGATGTTTCTCCGAAACTAAAAGTTTCTTCAGACTATCTATATAAAAAGCCATAATCATTCACACCATCAACACGATTGATGTTAGTAACATCATACCTAGCCACACCAAGATGATCTACCTTATAGGATGGCTCGTAATACTGATCAGTAACTCTTCTAGCAACTTGTAGTTGCTGTGGTGTTAGTGATAGTCTCTTGTTGTTGAATGGAAACATGTAATCCTCCCCTAGATAGTTAAATCACTATTCTGTAGAAAGTTATAGCACTTGTGCTATATATAATCGATACTCACTTACCAAACGCTATACTTGAGTTCTTAACTACCATTATACTTCATAAGTTGCTTAATAGCAACAGCTAACTATACATGATATAGCGATTCAAAACCATATTGCATACATGATACTCAAGATGATCATCATCAAAGTACCTAAGATCTGACTCAATCATATAAAGATCTCGTTCTACTATAGGTAGAATAACTGAATCTTCATCGAAGATCTTAAACATGATGTCAATGATGTCTCTACCAGTAAGATTTGTATCTAGATCTACATCCAATTCGCTAAGATTTAGAAGATCTTTGGCGCAATGAATCTTCATCCACTTATCAAGCGATTGATTGACAGCCTCATACATCATTGGGATGAAGACATAGTTGTAGTTATTTGTGATACCATCTAACAACTTAGCACATAGTGCGCTATTATCAGTACTATGAACCAAATGCTTATATTTATCATAATTGGGTAGAAGTTGCTTATACCTATCTTTCTGAATCTCATTATACGCTTTATAATAAAGGTTACTGAGATAATCCTTATGATTGATAACCATGTAACTATCAAAGCCTGGCCCAATCAGATAGCCATGGTTGCTTCTAACGATCGATCCTAGTGATCCATTCATAACCATATCTACATGATCTTTGGTGTACTTAACTTGCTCATCCATCATCATACAACCTTCACCTCCATTGACATAAGAACACTTTTATAGCACAACCAGATCTGTATATCTCTCAATGATCATACGCATTACACAGTACTCCAACTGTTTATTATCAAAGTATCTTAAGTTAGATGGATGAACATAAAGATCCATATCAATAATTGGGTAGACAGTTGCTTCATTGAAAGAGTCAACTATAATTTGGATGATCTCTTTACCATCAATCTTACAATCAAGATCATCATCTAAATCAAACAGTTGGGAATCATTAGCATCTTCATAATCGGTAGAGGTTTTGTGATTGATTGCAGTCCATTTTATGAATGATTGGTTGATTGCTTCCATCATATGTGGAATGTAGAGATAATTGTAACATCTGTTAGCACCATATAGAAATTCCATATTACTCGGCAAAATAGCATCATTCTGATACATAAGCGCGTGACCAATACCATCGTTTTTAATGTCCTTGTATGTTGAATCATGTATTCGATTACATACTATATTATACATCATATGCATCTTATCTGGATAATGCTTTACAAAGTAGTCGCTGAATCCTGGACCAATAAGGTAACCATGATGATCTCTTACCATTGGCGCAATGTTGTATTGTAAAATGTGGTTCATAAACATAGTAACATCATCACTAACATAAGACATATGCAATCACCTAAAAATCTCACAGTTATCTTGTATAACGACTCAACACAAGTTGCGCAATAAAGAAGTTCAAAACTTCATCATCTTTAAAGCGGTTTAGATCAACCAATCGAACATAGAGATCTCGATCCATAATTGGCTCAATCATACAATCCATTAGAAACTCGTGTAATCGATTAGAAATAGCTTGACCATCTTCAATCAAACCAATATCACAACTTAATGCAATGAAGTCATCTTGTGATACAAGATGTTGATATCTATCTTTACCATATGTAAGCTTATAACAATATGATCCTTGGTTGATTGCACAAGACATCGCACACTGATAGATAAAGTTATGGTATCTTACGCAACCAATAAGAATCTCCAAGTTATTTGGTAAACATACATCATTCTCTGTTATGATCGGATACTCGATTCCATAATCAAGCGAGATATAAGCATACTTACTATTAAACACTATATCATATGCTTTCTGATACAAACTTACCAAAACATCATCGAACTTAACTAGATAACTATCAAATCCTGGCCCAATGAGATAGCCATGATGCTTTCTAACTAAGTAGCTAAATGGATAGTTTAACAACTCTTCAAGATCATCAGATGTATACGCCATTGAAATCTCATCTCCTATCGCTCATACTCATGATAAGGTTCAAACCATTCTGATTGATTGAATTTATGCCAACAGATGAAACTAGTTTCTTAAGCGCATGTAAGCTTAGAGTTTGCGCAAATGTGATATAGATAACTGGCTTATCTAAGATGATATGGCGCTGCACTTTATAACCAATGCAGAAGATACGCTTATGTTTTGGACTATAACATACGTAATACCATCTAGTTTCAAATCTATCATAATCACTTCTATCATTTGGAACATCTTTATCAATACAACAACTTGCCCATCCAACATCTTGACCCAAGTATAACATATGATCCACAAATGACTCAAAAAGTGGTATAATAAGATTCCTAAGAAGGATATGATTCTGACCGCAATTTATAATGAAGTAGTAAGTATGACTATCATTCAACACAAGTTGTGATTCTGGATATGAGCATGATGTTATGGCTTTAGCACTGTTATCTTCACTATCATCATACAACTCATTAGTATAAGGATAAAGATCATAGAACTGAACATCTTGCATCCTAATTGGAACTAAGTTGTTTGAGTTAAGGATGTAATCTAGTGAATCAAATTGCTTATCATCTATTGATACCATATAATATCATCCTCCTCCATGTACGTTTGATAGAAAGGATTTGCCTTTACCTGTTGGCTCTCCAAATCGAGTGATTATGGTGCTAAACTCATTGTGATTTAAAGTTCTTGCGCTTATTACCCTAATGATTGGTACATTCAACCCAAGATCCCTGCGAATACAATATACTACATAGTACACTTTAGAGTTACTAGAGTTGCAACCCAGGTAAACGAATCTCGATTCTTGGTTGTTGTATTCATCTGTAGATGTTGGTGTGTTATTACTGGTTGAACTCTTTGCCCATCCATAATCCTTGAAGATGTATAACTTTTGCGATACAAACTTATCGAACAATGGTATCACATCGTTCAAGAAGGAAACGTTATGTTTCTTTGTGTTAGCTTCACCTTTTGAAGCATCCCACGTAAACGCATACGTTCTTCTTTTGTTATAGAAGATGTCATTTGGATTGCATTTACATGTCGCTATAATCTTACGATTTATCACGTAAGATGGCGCTGATGTTTTGCAAGTTGAAGTGTAGAAGTTAATCTGAATATCTTTCCGATGAGAATCATAATACTCATCAGTAAACACACCCAAATCTTCAAGCAAACTTCTACCACTTTGATACTCGCTTAATCTGATAGAATTAAGTGTAGTTGCATCTCTTACTTCCAATAGCAAATCCATATGGCTCATCTCCTTCAATCAGTATAGTAAGATATTATAGCATAGAAAGCCATAGAAAGCAACCAATTCCAACAGTTTTTAAATTATCAAACGACTATCTTATTGGGATTTATAGTACTTCTGCCATACATGATCAGTATTCTCCTTACCAAAGGCATCGCACAAGTTCTTGTATACGATTGGTTGATCATAACCATAAGCAACCGCAAACATCGCTGGTCCACCTTCAGGCCATTCATTATCAACATATTCATTCGTTAAGTTTTGGCGCCCACCAAGCTCTTGATACTTCAACTCAAGTAGCTCATTGTAAATCTTAACATTTTTATGATTATACTGTAGTAGATTCTGCTCGTTAATTGGTTCAAATGAATGGATATCCGTATAATCTTCATGTAGAAATCCAGTTGGATCATTCACTGTATCAGTTTTTGCATAATAAGGATCAAGCTTCCAAGGATCATCAAATCTGGTACTAGCTTTAACCAACCAATAAGAAGCATCACATGATCCTCTATCGGATTCAAGTAAGGCTAGTTCATCTATAGACATTGCAAAGAGTTCCTCTTTAGTAAGATCAATAAGTTTATCGCTGTTTCTACGTCTATATAGCATTTCATCATCTCTCCTTAAGTAATCGTCTCCGTAAAAGTTTCTTATGAAAACTTCACTAGATTCGTTGAGTTTATCCATCAATCTCTTATAGTTATTGTACAACATCTGATTAGCCTGTATAACAGCCATTGGTACACTAAAACATGTAATGATGCCAATAATTGGTTCTTTGGAATCTTCATGTACCCTAAGATTATATACTACTCGTATGAATGTACCAGTTGAATCCATAAAGAATTTGTTCCATCTCGACTCAATTCGATTGATACCATCTAGACATTCTATCTCTTCAGAATCTCGTCTTTCATGAAAGGTATCTCGTAATTTACCAAGATAGTTATATAAATCATCATCAAACAACATGTCAAATACATCGTTTATTCTATACTTATGCTTGCGCAAAACTTCGGTTTCTTTTGATTGATGAAAATAGAACCCATAACGAGCTGCAATAGGATGATATACTATGTTAATGAGATCATACAATGCTACTCCAAGCTTTTTCATATCAAAGTTTGCATCTATATACTGTTGTATTACTATGGATATAATTTTCTTCTGTTCTGTTGTTAACCTATAATATAATGGTAGTTTTATCATATAGTAACACCCTTTCTGACTTTAAAGTATAATGATTCCTTCAAATAAACGTATAACATCGATTGCTCATAGAAGATAACCAATCTCGTGAGCCATCTTCTATGAGCAATTACCAATGTTTTTGCTGTTATGTGACTACTGGATCAACTGTAGCGTCTTGAGTACCAACTTCATCTGATCAGGCGCCCATTTTGCATAAGTTGCAAAGATGCATGCAACTTCAGAGAAGTCAAACAGTTCCTGATAGAACATTGAGTACATCTTAATGTTCCTAAAGGATGGTGCCATATCATAGTAAGCAGATTGTATGGCATGGTAGATCTTCATGCTAGTATCATTGAAAACTCCCTCATGTAACTTGATAGTAGATACCAATACATTATCAAAGAACCTGGCATACATGAACTTTTGCTTACTGTATAGAGTACTAAGGATATCATTGTATCTCTTGTTTAGAGACTGCAATCGGAACTTGATGTTGATCATGATACTATTGAAGTATGCATCGAATGTAGCCTTGTAGTCTGCACTCTCCAGGAAATCCTTCTGTGAGAAGTTATGCGCCGATATTGGATCAACAAACTCATAGAAGTCCCTATCAATGATATGCTTGAATACATTCCAAATATGAGTGTACATAGTCTGGCGCCAGATCTTCACAAAGGATTCATAATAAGTATTGCTGCAGTAGTGCATCAGTTCATGAGTACATGTTACTACAAAGGATTTAATAGACTTCTCTGTGAAGTTATCATAATCAGTAGCTACACCAAACCACTTACTCTCAAAGTTATCCTTATCTACAACTAGGTAGATTGAGTTCTTAAAGGCGCTGTAGTATCCATAGGTGTACTTGATCATACGATCAGAATCTTTGTTTGCATCAATGAAGTGGATCTTAAACTGCCCTCTATTATAGAGGTTATCAAGTGCAATGTATAACTGCTTGTAGATTGGATCATTGGTACGCGCCGCTTCATTCTTCAACTTATCCATAAACATGTCAATATACTTATCATACCTATCGTTAACTAGCTTGAAGTTCTTACTGTTGAGAATCTGGCTCATATGTTATACAACCTCTTTCATATTGGATGATGTCACATCTAGTGAAGTTAGATAATAGTCACACGAAGCATAGTAGTTGCATTGAGAGATGAAATTCTCCAATGAATCATTAGATGAGATCTCAATGTTGTTCATTGGCTCAAGCACGCCTTCTTTGATGATATTACGATACTTGTGCGCAACTTTATTCTTATTGCTCTTGTACTCATTCTTCAGGGACATGATGTTTGAATCTACTGACATTAGCTGATCTATAACACTGTAGAGATCTGCTAAATATGGTAGTATATTTCGCTTGTTCTCTACAAGATACTTACCAAACTTCTTTATATAGTTCTCTATGGTTATAGTGACACTATAGTAGAAATTGTTAACCTTATTCTTGTAATGACAGATACTATCATCCTTGTATAATACATTAGCGATGTTTCTAGCTATATCTTCAAAATTCTTGCGGCGCATTGTAATAGACTTTTTGATACTATCTGGATCATTGGTAATCTTGATAGTGTATGATGGCGTAAACATGTACCTCCTATTCTCATCACATTTTGGATGATCGTATGATACAATAACCATATCTCTAAAGTCCTTATCATTCATGAAACTCTTAACTGCATTGAAGTTTGTGGTTGGTATAAACCATAGTGCTAATTTGATGCTCTTCTCATAGAACTCACTGATAGTAACAATAATCTTTGGAATGGCGCCAAGTGCATCAACCTGTTCAAGTTGATATGCTCCAAAGTTACTAAAGATGTCAAGACCAACATCCTTGATGTACATGTTAGTGATAGCCTCAATAGACTTATTGAGTACACTGTTTGGATCAGCTCTTAGTTGCTTAATGAACTCAACCTTAGCATTCCTAATGTTGGTGGTAAGTTGTTTGTTGCTCTGATTGATAGTATTCATTTTAACTACCTCATCAACCATATCGCTATCAACAATCTTCTTGGTTAGTATTGGACGGAATTGGGTCGGCCTATTCACATACGTTGGTGTATGATACATATCCTTGAAGTAGATACATTTGAGCTTATTAGTAGACTTCTTCTTGAATGTAACAGCCAACCTATCCATCAGATTGAAGAAGGCTACTTGTATGGAGTTAATATTCTTATTACTACTAGTACCACTATTTGGCGCTAAGTAGTTCCATGATGCAACTTTCACAGTAAGATCATCTATGAAAGAGATGCTATCAAACTTCATAATTTGTTTCAATTTGCACCAGCTATTAATCAAATTGTATAGATATGGGTGTGCGGCGCTATTCTCAATAGAGTCAACATCCCTATCATAACATATCTTGTTATATATCCTCTGGTATACACCACGATAGAACGATATAAGCTTCTTGTAGCAATCTTCACCATCTGTATAAGAGAAGCTATACACCTCTCTAATAAAGCCAGTACCATTGCAATCCTGTAAGATGTCAATATCAGTGATAGTGAGAACCTCTAAGCTAATACTGTTAAAGATAGATACACGGCGCATCAATGGGAAGATCACTATGTTAGTTAGCTTTGGATAGAATAGATCATTGTTATCAAATCCAGGATTATCTACGCTGAGATTGATGGAGAAGGAGTATGCAGGTTGGTATGCATACTCCATAAGATCATGATCAGTGTAAACAAGATCATCAGTCTTGTTGTATAACTTGTAGAACCTTATACTATCTCTATCTACATCATCAATATTATCTACAATGAAGTTGGTGATATATGATGTATAGATGGATCTGACGATACTATCTAGATAGTCTACCAATCTTGATATGGTTATCTCTGATTCTGATAACCTAGGTAGTATCAGTATGTCGTTGAGATTGATCACCTTAAACAACTTCATCATAATCTTATTGGTGCAAATTAGAAAGATTCGATTGCTTGAATCCTTACAGTTGTATGCGGTGTTTATAATAGTAGATACACATGCACGATTCTTCCAATAAGATCCACGAGAACCAATAGTATACAGCTTATTGAGTTTGAGTCTTTTGTAGAAGCGCATATCATCAACTTTGCTAATGTTGTTGATATCGAGTGTTTGCGCCCTGGATGAACTACCATATAGCTTCCTCATACTTTGATGCAAGTACTTAATGATACCATCTTTCAATACATTGATCTTGTTATCCGCCACATCGATCACCACCAATTTCTAATAGATGTCTATATATCCGACGTTAGAACCACAGTAGTAGTTGAACTGAATGATCATATCCTTGTTCATGTTGGCAATCACTAGATTGTTAACTTGATCAACTCTCCTATCATGTACATTGCGCACAATGAGATTCTTGCGCTCCTTTGTTACACTCATATATCTCTGATAACTATCATTGAGATCCTTGTTGTCAATGTACATCCGACTCCTATAGGCATGATATGCATCAACTAATGATCCAACTGTGTTATTAGATGTATCATTCAGATGAGCTGACATAGCATTCGTTACATTGATAAGTGCCTGTTGAAAGATCGACACTACTTGTTTCAAAGACTCAAATTTATACCTAGCGATAACTGGTGGCTTACTCATAAGATTATAAATTGGCGCATTGTAGTCAATGATGGAATCGTAGATTTTGCAAGCAGAACCATTCTTATCGTTGTCAGAGCCAGAAACTTGTTTTATAATCTCGTCTTGATGTTGATATAAGTAGCCCGAAAATTGATTTACATCTACATATTCACTATATATTTTGTACATCGTACATATAGTTTTGATAGTATTACTTATAGCAGCTTCCCTAGTCAACATTTTAGAGCCTTCTACATAATCATGCAGTTTGAACTTCATAGTAGTATCTAGATGCCAAATGGATTTTGCGTACTGTATACCTAAACTAAGAGCCAATGATCTTACTCTTGATGCGCTGTTTGAATCAATATAGCATTTCAAATGGATTGGTAGATCGTGTGATAGTGATAAGCACTTATCCTTATCATGGCAATCAATCATACATTGATGTAAGATGGGCTCCAATATTGGTACAACTGTATTGGATGCAAAGGAACTATGTGACTCATATAGCAACTTATAGTAACCACTCTTAATATCATCAAAGTTGTTGCTATCTGTGTAGTTTCTTACATTATTGATACCATCCTGCAATTCCTCACTACTATCAATGATCTTCCTTAGTATGTTGATACTTGAAATCTTACTACCTCTCTTGAGCTTGGTGCCAGACTCATTGAAGAAGAATGATGTATTGTATATACCATCTACAGATACATTGACTCCCATGTAGTTGAAGATGTTACCAAGTGTGACTTCAACTACATGACTTATAGTATTGCTACTGTTATGATGGTGATGTTGATATAGACCTATGGTCTCATATACATTATCACATTCGTTGATAAAGCTGCATTGCTCACCAAGTATCTCACTATACCACTGTATCACTTCGTCAATTTTATTAGCGCAATCTTCATCGGTGCCATCATAAGATAGCATCTTCTGATACATAGTAACTCTGGTTATACTATCGGCGTAATACAGCTTAACCATTTGATCAGTTGACGCCACTACTACATCCGGCTCCTCAAGTTTCTTGATAGTGATTGAATGATTGGGGTTGATATGGCGATAGAATCCAATGATACCAACCTTGTTGAGTATTGGTGATACTACTACTGTAAACACATCACTATAGTAACTGTTCCATAGTACTTGGAATGGTATGTTGTAGTATGGATAGTAGGAGATCTGGAACATGCAATCATTTGGATGTATCTTATACATCTGTAGATCAATCTTACTCTTATTGAGATCATACATCTTATCCATGTAACCAATCATAATCTTCCTTATTATAGAGTAGAACTCTTTCATGAACTGGTTCATGGCGCATACAATCTGCATCTTGTTTACAAAATGTTTACTATGATCATGAAACTGTAATTCCAATGATAGTGATGGGCGCATACCATCGAAGATCTTGTAGAGCAACTGATCCGTATAGTTATTCTCATAGCGATTGAATGATTCATACTTATCTACAAGATTGGGATATGGAGAGTTGACGCTCATAGTCATTGGATGATATAATGAGTGATTTTTTGCGCTTATGGTACAATAATGATCGTTGATGATCTTCATAGAAGATTCAATGTGCTTGTTAGATAGTACCTTGGGTACAGTGATACCATACGTACCAAACCATTCACTACTCAAGAGATACTTATACAGATCATCTACTAAAATCGCAGATTTGAATGGATTGTGATCTTTGCGCACCATATGTATATCATCTCCTATAGTGGTTGTTGTTGCTTACTCGCTTTACCAATATTAACATCTCCAATCATATGCACACATTCAAGTGAAGTATTACAGTAGTAGTTAACCTGCGCCACAAACTTACTAATGTCACATCCAGTAGACTTGAGCGTAAGATTATTGATGGAATCTTCAATCCTACTAGTAAGCTTCTCTTCCATAATATGGTTGATCTTCTTACTGTGATCCTTCATCAGCTTCTTCATAGCAATGACATCTGGATCATTGGTAAACTTCTGATCATATGTATGATAGAGATCACAGAGATTAGCCAGTTGATCCTTGTAGTAGTCATCACCTATAATTATATCATACAACTTCATAAAAGCACTACGCCAAGCGTTTCTAGTTGCAATAGGTATCTTTGGATTCACTATGATGTTCCTCTTCCTTAGATGTGAACAGAAGAGCTCATTGTTCAGATCAGTAAGGTTGTTAACGAATATACTAAGTGCAAGAGTTAGATCAGATCTTGATCCAGGTAGAAAGGATTGAATCATCTTGTTAACTATGAATTGGCGCAACTGCCTTGTATCATTGGAGTTGTTCTCGTAGTTATATAGATAAAATGAGCAGAAGGAGTACTCATTGGTATCAGTAGTATCATCGTCATTGATAGTGAAGTATACGCCAACCTTAGCAGTCTTTGCTGTAAAGTTCCTAATGAAAGTGTTGATCTTGATTGGTAGCTCTTCTGGTATGTAGGAGTCGTTATTGCGTATAGATCGTATAACTATAGATTTCACCACTTCATCAACGTTATCCTTGATGAACTGTTGAAGACTTTCCCTGCGTTTGCTATTCAAACCAGTGATGTAACTATTACATGATGTTACTAGTGGTGCCGACTCTTTCTCAAACTGATCAACAGCATTCTTAACCTCATCAGTAGCATAGATACTATTAGCTACTGTTGCAATCTGCGTAGGTCTGGTTAGTAATACACCCTTCTCCCCCATACTATCAAAGTACATATTGAACAGTTGCTTATCAGTTGTATCATCTTTGATATCACAATACAGATAGTTCATAAGATTGCCAATCTTAACATCCACTTCTGATTGCATGTTGCGCTTAACAGATGTAACAGCATTAGGATAACCACCATAACACTCCTGGATCAACTGTCGTATCTTAAGTACCATCTCCTTAAGATTACTATACTGGAGTATGCGCGCCTGTAATCCATATGCATTCTTATACATACTACTGCTACTATCAACTATGCAATCATCGAAGACCTTTATGTGTGGATGCGATGAAGACTTAGTCTTTAAGTCATCCAATGTATCAGCCATATCATACTCATACACACACACTCTTTTACTGATAGGGTATACTACTATATTGATATACGATGTAACTGTTCTACTCTTATATGGTACCAATATTTGTAGTGGGATGATGTAGAATGGTTCATATGACATATCTGTCATTCTATGTTTACTGGGAAGAATCTTACTGAATCCAACTGATGTGTTCTTTCTTAATTCGCAGTGTTCCAATATGGCCATACCAAAGATAGTATAGAACTTACTGATTAGTGTATTCATGATATGTCCCAACCAGTACACCACTCGTTCAACTATTGGTTCTTTTTGCATATCACTAGTCATGATAACTGGTAGAGAGAAGTTAACTCTTATACCATCCAAGAATCTCAAAAGCATTGAGTTCCAATCATCCAAATATCTAATGTTATTGCTTGGAGATAGTAATCGTATACCTATATACCGATTGATCATATCCCATGGGGTTCCTGATCTTGATGTTGATACAAATAGTGCATCGTTAAGATTTCTAATGAGAGTATCACTGTAGTTCTTGTTAAGTGTAACATGTTTACTATAGTGATTCTCTACAAAGTTATAGAAGAGGCGCATTGGTTTGATCTCATTGATTGAGTATATAAAGGATTGCGTCCTACTTCTCTCACGATGATACTTCTCAGACATGTTGATCATCTCTCCTGTAATGTAGTGGTTAAAAAAGAAGGCGCCCTTTGGTAGCGGCGCCAATAACTCATTAACAATAGTTACTTCTCATCTGTAATCACTGCAGGTACATCAGGATCTTCATCTTCTTTGAACTCATCAAGCGCTTTAGAAATTACCTTCTCTGCAGTATCGAAGATCTCATCAACCTTCTTAGATTCCATGTGCTGCTGCTCAGTAAAATGCATAAGATCCTTCACTTCACTAGGAGCAGTAGGAGTAACTACTTCCTTCTTCTTATCCTCTGGTAAAATCACAGATTCCTCAACCAACTGATTCAATACCTCTAACGCGCCCTTATAACACAAGCACCTAGAAGTATTCAGAGTAATCTGCTTATTGAGCTGCTCGTTCTCCTTCATCAGAGAGTCATGAGTACTCTGCAACTCATTAGCAATGACTCTAATATCAGCAACCTTTACAATCACTTCATCGTTATCCTTAACGCCAACAAGCTTCTCAAACATGTTACATCATCTCCTATGATAGTTATAGATCACATGAATCAACAACCAGATTGTTTTGATTCTTATTGTTGATGATGTGTTTGTAGTAGTACTGTAGATACAGATCTGACACCATCATCGACTTATCCCAAATCATCTGCTCTAGATAGTTATTGAATGAATATTCATAGTTATCAAGATTTGGGCGCGATAGAAACTGCACATTGAAGATTGTATCGATACCAATCTCCATAACCACATGACCATTTGGAGTAGGCTTCTCGTAGTTTAATGGGCGCGCAGTGAAACTGATACAGTCTCCTATATGTAGATCCAGACTCAACATATTTGGGTAAATATGGATCCACATATGATCAACCACAACCTTACGATTACCATTGTATTGTGAGGAGAAGAGATTTACTAACAATACTGTTGGTCTAAACACTCTTCTACCCGCAAACTCAGCATCGGGCTTCTCTGTAGAGAAGCAGTCTATCTCTGCATGTTGAAACCTAACCTTGTTGCCTATATCCTTTTTTAGATTACTACGCGCGCACATAATCACTCCTCCACATATCAATAGAGACTGTGGTGATTATGGTGCCTAGTTCTTATTAGTGAATACGTACTTATGTTGTACCTTGTTAGTATTGTACCGATCAAACACCTCTGGGTTATCTTGACGGAACTTCTTCTTATCAAAGGTAGATACATCGTATTCACTAATTTCTACAATCATATGATCTGATTCGCTTCTCATTACTCCATGTTCATATAGCTTCTTATCAAGTATAGAACGCGCATGCTCTATCAGGTTCTCACCTTCCTTCTTGAGCTCGCGACCCCTATTGTACTCCTCAATAGCATTAAGTACTTCTAAGTCATCGATTATAACAATAGAATCATTACCTAAGCTGTTTGATTCTCTAAGTATGTGTGTTAAACTGATCACTTCAATCATCCTCCCATAGGTATGATGTTGTAAGCAATGCTTGTTTACTTTTGTTGCGCTGCTTTTGTATCGTTAGCTTGATCATCCTGATCTGGCGCAACAACCATCTTATAGAAGAATATGGAATCTTCAATCGTTTTGGCAGATGTATCTACTGATAACGAACCATATATACTCTTATATAGAGATATTTTGCTAACATGATCCTTCATCAGCGCCCCATTGATTGTATCATCACTAAGTACAACATCACAATTCATTATCAAATTGCTGTTCTCTTTATTAATGTCTGTTGATGTAGGATCAGAGAACATAGAACTCTTCTTAACACTATTGTCGCCAGAAGATATACTACATGATACATAATCTCCTGTATCAATCTGCTCAACACTATTGCTAAACAGATCATACATAGTATCATTGATATCCTCACACACCTTATCTGTTTGTAACTTGTTGTTACTATTGATTGGTACTAGTTTACTTGAATCATATTGACCAAGGCGTAAACAGTGGCGCATAACAAAGATGTTATGATCTGCTTCCACTATGGGCTTTGTTAATTGTTCATCATCACTCACCTCCTTATAAGGATGATTATTAACCCAATGTAGTAAGTCCTTAAAGTACTCCCTACTGTTATAGTATGTGAGCCTTGGATCATACACATACCTAAAGTGTGATAAATCTGAGCAATTCTCTGTTACAGTATTACTGTAGAGATTCTCTAGTACATTGAAATCCATGTTATTGTTTCTGAAAAGTGCAGATAGTAACCATTCATCACTATTGGTATCAGATTGCATTGTATCTATACGATACATGATATCTTTATTGTGAGATACATCACTCTTAATAGCATCCGCCTTGAGAGGTAGGTAGTTAAGGAAGGCGCAGTTGAATGCATTTGGTGAATCATTAACATCCTTATTCATCCTGTTAAACTCAGTCAAGATCTTCCTATCAATGGATTGTTCCATCTGCGCCATAGTAGTAATACTATACCGTGAACTTAACACATCAATAGCATCAGCTATATCTACCGCAGTACTAGGTAGATCATCAGGAGCAATGCATGTTATAACTTCAATAACATCCTGATCGCTATCAAGAGTATTATTGAGATATCTTTCCAGAGTTTGCGCCGATGGTTTAGTATGACCAAAGTAACACATGTACAATCTCATTGGATCTTCCATGTGCTCGGCTATGTACCACACCTTACTATCAAAGTAGAGTACCTTGATGATTCTGATTTGCTCACCAACCATATTGCGTGCAATGTAATCATCAATCAGCATCTTCCTATCCATGGCGCTATATAACACCTCCAAACATATCTTCCTTAATTATACTACCAATTACATCCATAGCATCTCTAGTGATTCTAAGAGAGTCGTGAATGAAGGTGGTCGATAGAGCATTGAATGTTATCATCTTAACCTTATCGGATAGATACTCCTCATCAATAACCCTATAGTTCATCATATTATAGCATCTAGTGGTCATTGATACAGCAGATGAAGCAGGCTTCAGATTCATCATATAGCATAGATGATACTTTAAATTCAATTGCGATACATCTGAAGAATCGAGATTCAATGTATCTACTACACGAATGTTATCGAAATCCTTGTATGTAGTATTGAATCGTTTGACGCGTCTATACTTGAACTCCTTCATGAATTTCTTGTTTTCAAGTTGAGTTGGCGTACATACTACATACTCGTATCTACTATCAGATGCCATCATGTGTATGATAGACATCATATAACATCTTACACATAACATGGTACCCATTGAGCACTTCATAACATTAAGATGCTCGTCACCCATATAACTTCTGTTTCTATTACTAGATGACATTCTGTTACCGCTGATGACACGATCTCTTGGTATCGTTGTATCCATCAACAGATATCGATCAGGATTGTTGTTCATTAACCACAGACTAGTATTATTGGCGCTACTGTTATTCTGTGAGCTTATCAGTGTATTCCATAAAGGAGTCTTATCTCTATTGGTTGTATACTTTGGAATCTTATGAGATTGTATGCCATACCTAACAAAGAGTTCCATATCATACAATGGGCGCAACCATATTGGTGATGTATACTGGTGTCGATCATTATACTCAACACCACATACATGTGATTGTATGTGCCCACTGAAGACAGAGTTACCAAGACTTGATATGGGATGCATCGATGATGTCGCCTTAATGTTAAACATTGGAGATCCGTCAATGTTTATTAACATAGAACTCTTTGGGTCTATGTTTGGATACAAAGCCAACTCTCCATAAAAGTATCTATAGGTGTAGTTATATGCATGTTCAAACAGAACGAAAGCCTTGGATCGATACTTATCGCCATTCATATTAGTCATATACTCATAAAGATTATGATTGACTAGCGCCTTAGTAAGCAGACTTTTAGTATTAAGACTATCCATTTGCTTATGCAATGATGGTATCTTTGGTAGATAGATAGAGTAGTTATGATACTGCGCATAATCCTTATTATCCTTAAGCTGCTCGTGAATCTGATTGATGATCCAGTAACAGTTGATCATGTTCCATATGCTATTACTAAGCAGAAGATCTGCGCCCTGTGATGTCAATGGAGAAAATGTAATTGGACTCAGTGATCTGCGCCCGACATGACCATATCCACCACAACTATATACACGCGGCTCTATATATGGCGCAAAGTCAAATTCATCATATGTTGATATCATATGATTCTTTCTAACGAGATCAACACCACCAATTATAACATCCTGCAATATACTCATGCCTATCTGCTCAAAACTATGGTTAGAAGCATCAGCATACATGTATCTACCTAATGATTGGAACAGCTTGTTGTAAACAGGCCCCTTATCATTACCCATGAACTTGTATAGCATATCCATATAGATAGCAACAAGTACCATGTTATCCAACACATAGGATTGGTAGATGTTGTTCATCTTACCAACAAGGAAGATCTTGTCATCCTTGTTTTTAATCCTTGTGTAGAATCTATCTGATATAGGATCAGTCATACTACCAATCATACGTTCATATAGCTCACCAAAGGATACTCTTGTTGATCTACATCTCTTAAGATAGACTAGTAATTCTTCTTGCGCCTTCAACTGCAACCATGTGATTCTTTCTGCAATGATATCATAGTTCTTGGATACAGAGAGACTCAAGATCCTACTATCTATCAAGTACTTCTTTACCGTATCATATGATATCTCCAACTCACAACAGTAAGGATTGTAAAACAGCGGAGTAGTAGATCTATCATCCCATGACTTGTCATAGTTGTATACAAAGTCTTGAAATGGGAAGAAGTACTCATACTTATGATTGATAGTTATTACTAACTCCGACTTTGGATCCTTAGTGAAAAAGGTATCACTCTTATCACAAACATACATCACCTGATCCATGTAACAGATCTTACAATCCTTAACTGGTTGATTAATATCAATAAGTAATAGCGATGATAGTAAGTTGTAGTAGTAGTTAGTTGGTATGTTGTTTTTACCATCACCTAGTGTGTATCGTATGCGCTCCATTATAGTAGATCACCATCCTTATAGCTGTTGTACACAGCATACTATGTGTTATTAAGCTTGGTGCTTTTGCGGAATATGGGCGCAATCTTCTTCCTTATATAACTATCAAGGTTGTGAATCTTCTTCTTGCGCCATACAAGATACTCCTCAAACTCCTTCTTATCTATCCATGGGAAGGTATGCATATCTGTATTGAATTTTGTTTCAAAGAAGTCTATGTAGAATCCATAGAATGCATCAGTGAGATTGATAACACCATGATTCTTTATCAGTTGAAATGCATTAAACGGCATAGTAGACAAACCACTAAACGTCATACATGGTGTATGATCATATTTATTCTGGAAAACATTGCCAAACTTCCATGGTTGTATTACGCCGTTATTAATCATGTATACCAATGCATCTGTGTTGTGTAAGGTGTTACCATCCTTATCAACACTAACACCATTGGTATAGACATCTTTAAGTACCTTAATAAGGTCTCTGATACCACCCCATCTAATAGTATACATTGAGTGGTTGTTTATGATAGATTGCGCCAGAAAACATAGCAGATCTCTATCATAGTAAGTCAATATATCAACACATGATGTTTTCAATTCTACAGTAGTTGTGATTATATTAACCAATCGCTTATCGATGAGAATCTCCTCAATACTGGTCGCGTTAGTTGATAGAATGTATTGATTGAACTTACAGATCTTCTCGCTATCTATACAATACTTGATGGTAACGATAGTCTTTGGGATGTAAACATCGATCATCTTAGTAGCATTACTATCTGCATACCTATCCACCATACGAATAGTACGCATATGACTATCAATCATAAACATCGCTGTTACAATGTTAACTTTATTGTACTTACCTTTACTAGTACTAACCTTCAACGTTTTAAACAACCCACCATACTTGTTATTATCGTATGTGATTGTAAGATTCTTGATCTGTAAATGTTCAGCGTTATTCTTTTGCTGAAGGGTTAGTACTGGTATATGACCCGGAGATGTCATGTAAGTTGGGCCCATGTGTGTATAGGGGAAGCTACTATGGTTGGATACATTGATCAACTTATCATAGAAGATCCTATCGTTAGTTGGATCAGATGTATCTTCCAGTAGATCAAAGTTATGTACCGGATAACAGTTCGCCTCATAGAACTCACTGCTTCTGAGAATGTTATCGAAGTGTAACTCACTCTCTATAACATTCATTGTACTGTGTGCACCATAATTGTGGTTTATACTGTTGATCAAACCGAGATACCTCTTCATATACATTGCATTAGTAGCAGTAAACACCTTACTACTTACTATAGCTGAATCATCTTTCTCCAATCTTATGAAGTTGCTCTTGTGTGCTATATTGGACATTGCATCCATAGACTCATGAATGGATATTACTTTGTAACTACAAAACTTACCAGGATTGTATGTTGAGTCAGAAGATGTGCGCAAATGGTAGTTGTCGTTTGGACTTACTCTACCAAAGATATCTCTAAACAATCCAGCGCCGCTCTTATCAATCACTACCATTCACCACCAATCTTTTGATATGATCTTTGAAGAGCTGATCGATGTTATATTGTTCATTTGCCAATAGTATGGTATATTGGAATCTACGATCTCTAAACATCCTCTCATCTATAGAGTTGAATAGAGTGCGCTTACCACCATCACTATCAATCATACTATTTATATAGTCAATGAAACTAAACATGATCAACTGTTGGATCACTATGGTTGTATTATGTAACACTCTTCTAAACTCTTCAGATACATAGGCATATTTGGTACTAACTAGTCTATGTGGATTGAACATCATGTATTGATTGAGGTTATAGGATAACTCATCCTTACCATACAAGGCATTGATGTAGTTGGATACAATGAATGACTCAAGCGATATACTACCAGATATGGTATCGTTGATTCCTAAGGATCCAAAGGCGCCATTCCTACTATGATACTTACTACACAATTGATCAATGCGCCCTCTATCAATCCTATACTTATACTTCATCTTTATATGGAAGCTCTCATCGATCATTGACTGCAATAACAAGTACCTTAGCGATGGTTGATATGCTGGTGATGCTATATACCTCCATCTAAAGCGACTCTCTCTATAGTTATCATCACAATACTTTGCAATCCTATAACATAATAGGAAGAGTCTGTGGATGTTGTAGTCTACTGTGAGAGAGATGTTGTTTCTTCTAAGTAATAGAATCATTAGCGCAGAAATCTCATGGTTCATTAGAGAATGTATGGTAGTATCATCCCTACCAATGCTCATGTATGCGCTACAGTAGTTATGCGGTGCATCATAATAATCAACCTGTTTGAATCCGCGATTCATGTTCTCTCGCTCTACTGGATCAATAGCATTCATCCTATATAGTAGGTCTCTAACATTTGGTAGATCTTCTATAGGAATACTATCGATCACTTTACAGATCTTATCATATCTAACATTTACATCATGATAGTAATCTTTCATTCTATAATTCACTGACTCTTGATTGGCGAAGTTAGCGTCATTACCAATGTTTACCATTACTGGATGCATCATAGAGGTACTACTGTTATACCTATTCAGCTCATATGTATCAGTAGCGACCCTTCTTGATGGATCATTGATAGTAGTCTTGAGACGATGCATAATAACATGTCACCTTCTTTGTTAGATGCTATAGAAGGAGTCAATACCAACTCGGCGCATCAATGTTAAGATACTATTAACATTGTCTCCGCTATCCTTTGGAGTACTACTAAACAGCATCAACATGTTGATTACAGACTCCTCAGATATACAGGTGTAATCAAGGATCTTATGAATGTCTTTGTTGTTACTGTATGTATCTTCCATATTAGGCTCAATTAGATCTGGGCCGATACTATGTAGGAAATCTCGATAGTAATCATCTTTACTGTCAATGTTATAGTTTACCTTGAAACTATTAGATACTTGTACTTGCGCCGGGAAGAACATAGTGTGCGACCCATTAGAGATGACTTCCTTATTTGGTGCCATCTCATAGATCCTCTCCTTACCCATTACATCACACCCTTTCATGTAAAAATAACATGTACCCTAAAACTTGTAAAGAAGTGCTGCTATCTGCGCGAACAACATCTACGCAGATAGCAGCGATTGATTAAGAAGTTAGAAACTGACTCCCTTAGTAGTAGTAGCAATGGTCAATACAAAGATACCATCGTTACCAAGACTAAGTGTGCAGTTTTGATTACTGTTGACAATATTCATCAGATCTTCATAGGAGGCACCAACAGGAGATGGAATCCCATTAACACCAACGCGCAGAAGCAAATTACCATTCTTATCGCGCTTGGCGCGCTCCATATTGAAACCACCAGTAGTACTCCTATCTTCCTGACAATCAGATCGCTGATTAGTAGTAGTATGATTGGAGTTGTCCTTCTTGGTAACAGCAGGAGTTGAAGTCTTAGCTGTCGTAGAAGTACTATCAACTTCATCACCAGTAGCAGCATATGCAGTACCACGCAGCTCACTAAACGGATAGGTAAACCTCTTTCCACACTTCTTGCAAAGGAAGATGCGCCCATCCTTCTTAGACGTAGTACCCTTCTTAATAAACTCAACAGAATCACAATGGGTGCAGCATACTCTCTTACCACTCATAACCAATCATCCATCCTTTCATACATGAGATTTTGATATATGTTGCAGATTATAGCATACAACAACTTTCATTCTACCCATACAACCAACTCCCATCATAATCATATTATACGACATCTTCAGTTAAAAAGCACTGTGTGTATGATGAGATGTTTGAAAGGTGTTTGAAAGCTCGTTTGTATTTCTCATCATACACACAGTAATCCGGTTACTCAGTTACCCACACTTGCTTACCATCATACATACTATGATAGATATGTGGATACTGGCCTCTTCTTTGATCAACCTGTAGTGAACGCGACTGTGTTTCCATTGTATGCTGAAGAACAGAGTTAGCTATCTTGTCCCAGGTACAGGTACTAGTATCTCTGAATACATCTTCAATCTTCAATGGATATGATGTACTTTGCACTGTCAACCTTATATCAAAGTTCTTGTTGTAGTTAAGCGCATCCATACTGTTAATGCCCTTCAATACAACACTGATATGAGATATGGCACCAAGAGTTCCATCACTGTGATCATCAGTACTAGAGAATCCAATAGTCATAGTATGATGACTATGAAGATCAATGATAATTACATCATCAGCAGCAAGTAGTCCACTCTGATTGTTCATATCAAATGTTACAGACGCGCCGCTAATTGTCTGATATGGATATGTAATGCGCCAGGAGCTTGTAGCAATGTTCCATACCAATAGCGCTGCTGCTTCACTACGATAGTTTTGGTAGATGTAAGCAGACCACTTTACAAATTCATCCAGTAGATACAGTGGTGGCATTTCAATCTTCCAATCTAATATCGGCGGCTCCTCATCCACAACTTCAACATTGTCACCATTACATACATAAAAGTTAGTCGGAATGTTGATACTATAGAAACCATTACTATTGAGAAACATGTGCATTTTGTTATTGTATACAATCTGCTGCCACGCGAGTGGTAACCTGATAGGACCAATACTGTTACCAATAGCTACATTGGAAGGAGGAACATCGATTTGCAAATCCTCCTCTCTATAGTAACGATCATTACTACCAGGATAACAACCCTCCTCAATCATATCCTTAATCAGCTCATTGTGATGATCAGAGAATTTCTTAAGTGCTCTCCTATTAGGATCAATGCGCTCAACAGATCTCCTCTTTTTGCTTCCCACAGTATATCACATCTCCCTTCGATAATATTATAGGAATCCATATTCCAACTGATTCATTACATCCATTACTACATCAAATTGATACCTCAAGAAGGCCACCTTAGTTACACTAGTTGTGCCTCTTGTTAGTATCTCCGATACTATGCTATATACGACATCTGCGGCCCTAAAGTTAGCAAAAATAGACTGATCGCCGTTGAGAGTACATGATGGTAGATCTGCATCCATCTTATTAGCTGCCGCATTATCGAAGAACATCAGTTTCATGATATTGGTGTTATTGATAACACTATCCTTATCATCATACTTGAGTACAATTGACTGTCCACTACTTATATAGTTACCGGAGTCAATGTACCATAGCATTGATGAGTCAAAGTTGATCAGTTTCTTGTTATACACATTGTTACATAGAGCTACAATATGTTTGCGCGCCTCAATGTTATCAACACATCCAATCACTATATTGATAGATGGACGATTTGATACAAATAGATCCTCAAATAGATCAAGCGTATCCTCACTAATTGCAATATAGTAGTTGCGGATGATTTTACTATCATATGTTTCATATTGATTCTTAAGCGCCAGATTCTTCATCTCACCAATCATATTAGTGGTGAAGTTTTGGCGCATACAATTCTTATCCTCTACCCTATCATGATCTATAAGATAGTATACTACTTCGCACATACCAATCTTATTGATAGATGATAGGTACTTGTACAATGGAGGCATAAGATAGCTACCAGTACCACCACAACCAATCTGAAATACCTTGATCTCTTTGTATTGACTATAGAGATTTGGTAACTCTTTTGCATTGCTCATCGATCTTAATCCTCCTTATGTTGATGATGGATGCGCCAACTATATCATATATGGTAGAAGTTGGCGCACCATCACTATCATGCGTTAGTACATGGTGGTACCAATTAGGTACCACCTACATTCACGCAATCCGCCACAAATAACGAGCAAATCCCTTCAAATGAAGGTACCTCGCCTTATCCTCTAACTTCTGCCTATGCAGAGTCATCCTGTTACACCTCCTTATCTACAGAGGGCACATTCGTGCAATACCTCCTTGATAGGTGTTGCAATAGCATTGATAGCATCTCCGCTATCTATTGCTATAGTATCACTACATACTGTTACTGCTTCTGATGTCATGCACATCACAGTATACACCATCTCTCACATACATGTATATTACAATGATAGTATATACAACATATGCGCCATACAAAACATACAACCCCATATGTATCAGGATGTCTGTTGCTGAATCAATGTGTTATATGTGGCTATGCCACTGTCACTCAACTCACCCATACACCTCTAGAAGTGTTTACGGTAGTAACCCACATAGAATAAGAGGCCACCCGGCAAATCCTCTTATCCCATCACGGATACTTCCCGCGTCATGTACACAACTGATGATGTCATGTACATGAATGGGGTGAGTAACGCGACATGCGATAAACACACCGATTCATACATCCATCAACCATGATGGTTGTTATAGCGCGCATGTTACATATCCACGACTATAACAACATGTATCTTGTGAGATCAGTCATCCTCGATGATGATCATGACACCATCATAGTATCCAGATGCAGTGATGTGTAAATCACATATCGCTAGATACACGGATTCTCCTCTGGCGCATTGGCCAAGAAGAGATCCTTAGTGATGAGTGCCTTAACTTGAGGACGCGCCTCAATATTCGGATCAGTAAGAAGCGCATTAACTACTACATCCAAGTTCTTCTCACTCAACTGTCTACCACCCCTAATACTAGTAAGTATCACATTGGCTGGAGACAGATTGAGACTCTTAGCCAATCCACTGCTACTCTTACCAATGATCTGCAAGAGAGATTCATGAATTGCCATCTTATCCATAGTGGCAAAGCTAGCCACCAATGTCTCAGCAACTTGATCAACATTGACCGGCTCCTTCTTGGTGGATGCAGAGTGCGTTCTCTTCTTAGTTACAGGCGCATTCTCTCCAACAGTAGGAACAGTTGCTGTAGGTGCACTTACTACTGGTACACCTGTAGGCATAGCCGATACTGGCGTATTCGTAATAGGCTGCGGTGCCTGAGGAATACTCATCGTATTGGTTGTTGTAGTAGCAACCTCTTCTACCGCATCAACCTTCTCATTTGATGCTGCCTGCTCTGGAGCCTGAATAAGTGGTGGCAGTTCATCAGTGCCATACATAACTTGCCGCATCCGCTCTTCAATCAACTGGTTGAGATCTTGCTGTTCAGTTGACATCTTATTACTCCTTTCTGAAGTAGATACACATGTCTGCTCTGACCAACATACTACATACATCACACATACTACCCAGTATTAATGTGCCAGGCTTGGTACACTTCCATCACCTCCAGATAGTGATATCATTGGTATGCAACAAGTTCGTCACAACCAATAAAATATAATATATATGTCAAAAGCTAATCATTGCTTCTGTTGCTCATTGAACTGTTTTGCTATGTCAAATATGGTTCTTTTAACTAACTTGTCTTTACTTTTGTGTCTAAAAGCTTGTGCTGTATACACATCCAACATCCCTATACAATACCTAGCAAATTTCACATTATCTAGTTGTGATACGCTACTAGCAAGATCCTTCATCTCTTCCATTATATCATTCATAGCAGCTGATGGCAACTGTTGTTGCTCTTGTTTATATGTAATAGGTATTGGATGTTTAGTCATATTATGTGTATCTCCCTCTTTTTAACAATAGACAAAAAAGCCTTATAACTGCACCATATTCAATCGTAGGCCATGTTATAAGGCTGTTTATCCTTAATATAAGTATAAGTTATCCTATTGGATAGATCAAGCGCAAATAACTATGCCTAGGTATTGTATACGCGTTCTTAACGAAATACTGCTTTCTTTTGATACTGATTGTCATACACGTCAATACCCTCAACTTTCTTCCACCATCTAACCACGGCGCTAACTAAAGGATAGCATACTATCTCATAACTAATCTTAGCAATATATTGGGATACAGCCATTATGAAGAGGGCGCTAGTTGGCATAACTCCATAGAAGGCTATAAAGATGAATGCAAATGTATCAAAGATCTGTCCAATCAATGATGATCCAATCGCTCTGAAAAAGAACCATTCAAAGATGGTATTTTTAGTTCTAACCTTCATGATAGATAGGGACATAGAGTTAGCCATATCTCCCAAGAAGTATCCTATAAGAGATGCTACTACCATTCTAGGAGTGTTACCTAGTACTGTAGCAAAAGCCTGCTGCCCTTTCCAAAACTCTGGCGCCGGTATACTGATAGCCAACATAAAAATCAAACTCATAAACAGGTTAAGGAAGGCGTTAGTCTTGATAGCAACCATACTAAGTCTTATGCCGTAGATCTCAGTCATTACATCTGACATAATATACACTAGTGGAAACAGTATTACTGCTGCTGGTAGTACTATTCCACACACCATAATCAGCTTACTAGTGATGATGTTACTGATAAGTAGCACTCCAGCGTAACTGATTGCCAATACGCAAAACATTGGCGTAATCTTGCTTCCTTCCGTAGCTTTTGCAAACATCATTAAATCCTCCCTTAATGTATGTAGATCTTGCGCTAATCATAACTCTTAACAACAAATACGCTTAATTGATTTTGTAGATCATGAACATATTTATGATAGCGAAGACAGTAGCTATCACATGGACACACAGATCTCCTCATACGTTGCGCGCGTATGTAACAACATATCAGATATCTGAAAGGAATGTGACATTGCAATGGCTGAGCCAAAGATGAAGATCCTTGATAAAACCTTCAAGTACCCTTGGATCCCTGCTAAGTTCGTTAACGCTACTCATCAGCGTGGTGAGCAGTGCTTCATTCGCTATACTATCGATGGTGATAGTATTATGAAGGAAGACGACGTTATCGATTCCGATAAGCCCTAGGGGCATAATAGTAATACCATAACATATTACAAGTGGGGTCCAACATGGCACGAAGAAGTAGATCGCCAGAGTCATCCGCATCTCCAGAGGAGGTTACAAGTATGCCTCAGCATGAAGATTCGGTAACGGGAAATCCTGTCGTAGAACATGGTGGAACTGAAGATCCGACGCCACCTGTAGCATATCCACATGAAGTATCACCATCGGAGCAGTCTGATCCTCACGATGAGTCAGAAGTGGATCCAGATGAGCATCAGGAATCTCCTCATGAGGTTCCACCTGAAACACCAGAAGGACCACAAGTAGAACCACCTAGTTCACCTAGTTGGACTATTGATCCAAATGCAACTCCACTAGAGAAGTTCTCATCGTATAAGGTACCACACGTTGATGACTTTGGTTCCAATGGTGGTCTTATGCTTGGTGAGTTCTGTGTAAAATGTGTAACTCCAGCACAGTATCCAATATTGGATAAGTGGTTGCTGGATTGTGCGCTTGACTAGCTACCTTCAGCAGCACCATTGTGTCGTTGCTTCCATAATCATTTCACCCTCCTATTGGAGAGACTGCAAATTAGCGGTCTCTCCACCTTTCTTCTCGCAATTATCATCCTATCCCTTGTATATCATTAGGTTTGATAATCTGTTGCTGTTCTTGCTGTTGTAATAAGTTTGGCGCAGCTGGTATCATACTAGTTGTGTTGATCAGTGGGCCGCTGTTTATCAATGGTGCAAATTTTGAACCATTCTGTTGACCTACTTGTGCTGGTACCCCATTCAATGCCTTACCCATCTGCCCCCTTACAATAGCATCCACTTCCAATTGCATCTGTGCTAGCTTCTGATTAAACCAATAATATAAACCATTGCATACCTGACTAGCCTGTTGATTGACCATATTGGTATTATTCATATGCGATGCAATCTCCATGAATGTTTCTGTACAAAATCTGGCCGCATCTATCGCCTCCTGATCATAGTCAGTAACCATGTACATACCGTATATGATGTATGTATCAAACATCATATCACTGATACCATCTCTGTTCTTAACTATGTAGTTATTGATACTCTGTACATCAGGCATAGCAAATGATAGTTGTAGCATATCACTAGCTCTCTCGGCCTTAATGGTTACATCTCTAAAGAACCGTATCTTGTCTGGTGTTAGTTCACCAGGATTCTTCTCATCAACAGTATCATCATCAACCTTAGTAAGATTGTTGTTATTGGCGAAGAGAGTATTGATTGCGCCAAATCTAGTACGATTGATCTCTCTTTGATAGTTCTTAAACATATCAACGCGTATGTTAAGTTCTGAATCATCCTTGGCGTGAATGTTCATATTGATAAGGAAGTCGGTGTTGCTTTCCTTTTGCTGTGATCCAGCAGTAGAACCACCCTTAATGATTGTATTCTTTGAGCCGCTCTCTTTGTTACCCTGTCTGGTTAACTGTGATACTCCAATCACTGGAACTGCTGCTTGCTTAGAGAAGCCCTTAAGGTTATCAATGATCTTACCTAGTGTATCCCAAGACTGATCACTCTTGCTAACATCTCTCTCAATAGGCTTCATTTTATCAGGGTAATCTACAAAGACTGCATCCACTATGTAACCATCGCGCTCAAGTTTCTTACACTCCATAAAGATATCGTAAGTGGTGATAGTATATGGTGGGCGCCAGAATACCTTAAACTCTGTTCTACTGTACTCGTTGAGTATCTTGATATATGATGATATTGCATATAATCTCTTCTTTAGAGACTCAGACATATCAGTTGGTAGATCATTGTAATCAAAGTTCATACCCTTGTTCCTAACAAGCTGTGATAGATCCTTATCCCTCTCCACCAACATCCAAAAGATATGTGATACCAATCCCATCCTACACATAAATCTCTTGATGGTTTCATACTCAGTATTCTCAAGAGTAACATAAAGGATTATATGCTTCTTTTGACCTATCTCCTGACCATATCTCTCAATGTCTTCCTTAATCAGCTGATTTACATTGGACCTATAGAAGTCTCTAAAGATATCAATGTTACGATCATTCTCGATAAAGCGCTTTAGTATTGGTACCTCTGAGAAGAATAGACCATTACCAGCCTTATACATACCATATGCTAGATTTAATAGTACTGTAGATTTACCACCACCTGTTTTACCAGAAAAGAGATACACTCGATCTTTCTCAAAGCCACCATTGGTAACAGAGTCGAAGATAGCAATGCCAGTCTTCATATGCACATCTTTGGTGCGCACAACTGTTTCAAAGAATGACTTTTTAAGTACCTCATCTACAGTAACACCGGTATTATCATCCTCTAGTATATCAGAGATGCTCGATGATGCTTTGTTAACTATATCAGAGAAGCTTCTAATAAAGTCACTCATATCGTTACATTTGGCCGCATCCCTACTAAGGAACTTAGAGTATGATTGTACACTCTTAACTACATCAAGAATCTTGATCTTAGACTCTGCTTCTCTCTGTAGGTTCTTAGCAAATGGAAGATCTACATTGATATCAGTAGACATAAACTTCTCGAAGATCCTAGTACCTTCAGTATTACCAGTAATCTTACCAAAGTATTCTACGCCGCCACCAATACGCAGCATAATATTTCTAGCAGCATATGGAGAGTATAGTTTACTATTGATGATATCGTCACTAAGTTCTGTTAATGAACGTATAATAACTGTATCTAATGCACTCTTATCTGAGAGGTTACCATACTGTGCTTCAATGTCACTAAACTTTTTGCAGATTTGACTAAAGATGATGATAGTATCTACTACTACCTTTTGTACTTCGGCACTAGTCATAGAAGAACTACTAATAGAAGCAGATCCAATGGATTGTATAAAGGAGCTATTAAAGAAGTTCTTAGAGTCTGTTAAGAATAGTTTAACTTGTTCAAAGGCATTAAGTTCAAGTGGCATGAGACTCTTGTTAATAACAATACCATCTTCTTCAAGCGCCTCATCCATAAGAGCATCTTCTTCCATCTGCTGTTTATGTACAGCAGCTTCGATAGTTTCTCTAACCTTATCTGCTTCTTCCTTGAATGCCTTAAGATCTGCATCCTGCTTCTTATCAACATCAATGACACTTGAGATGATAGCGGCGCCTTTCTTCAACTCCTCAACACTAACATCTTCATCGCTAGTATGAATGGTCATGATTTTACCTTCATGATCTTCAACTACCTGTGAGTGCTCTACAGTATAACCATCCTCATTAGTACCAATGTCCATGTTATCTGGATCAATACCAAGAGCCTCAATATCCTTAGTAGTCATATCATCCATTGGAATCACCGCCATTGTTGTTAGTGTGATTGGTAAAATCAAAGCGCCGCAATACATTACTACTATTACTAGTAGAAGTACTACTACCTTTCTTAGCTTTCTTGGCTTCCTTTTTCTTGTTCATAAGCGCATTACGATCATCTTCATTGGCAATCATGTTATCATTGAATTTTATCATTGGTGTAGTCATTAGGAAGTCATTGTCATGGAACATCCCATTTACTAGATGATAGCTCTTCATAGTATTAGGTAACTTGTTATTGATAGCTAACTCAAACCATTCAAGTGACTGTATGATTCTACCACAAATCCTACTATCAAATGCTTTGCGGCCGCCATTGAAGATAAAGTTACTATCTAGTACTGATAGTATCTCATAGACTAACTGTTTCAGATAGCAGCGCTTATCCTTATTGATGATCCAATCCCTCTTACTATTGGAAACATCCTTGATATAGTGGAAGACCTTACCAAATGCCCAAGTTTCATAGATATTCATACCAACGATACCCTGCTGTGTCCAACGATGATTATTGGTATCATCAAACCAGGTATCATTTGGATCAATCGCATCTACTATAGAGAGTACATCATCTCTAACCTTATTGAAATAGTAGTAGTTATTGAACTCTATAGGTCTATTATAGGCGCACTTATAGATAGTATCATACTTAGAGAGAAAGCATGTTATAGGATATGGATCATTTGGATTGCTACCATCATTGATGTAGTGGATGATACCTTGTCTAGTAGAGTTACCAATGTGAGTAGTAGAGTCGAATGTAATAGTTAGAGGTAGCTCATAGTACTCTACCAGTATGTTAAGCCATGATATACATATCATCTCAAACAGCGATGATGTACCTAGTATATGGAAGTATACCGGTATACCCTTCTTGATGTTGGAGAGCTCAAGATCAATCATATCAAAGATTGCTATCATATATGGGCGCACAAGATAGGAAGACTGGTTAAAGTTCAATGGCACCATACCACCAACAGCATACTTGTGAGAGTTGAGTTCCTCATGTATACTGTTGTTTCTAATGAACTTGGTAAAGGTATCGTAACTGCTCTTTGCATTACAATGTAATACAAGAAACACCTTCTCATTGCCTTTAGACTGTTTGGTTCTCTCCATTAGCAATGACTGGAACTCTTTCATCTTACGCATTGCAAACTCTGGTGTTATCCCATTAGTAGGGATAACATCCAGATACAGATAAAGCATATTGTCATATAATGGATCATTTGTCGTGATCTGTATAAACTGAGTATAGTACTCAGTTAGGATATCAACATAATCTGGTGATACCTTACCTCTACAGATCTGGAAGCCACCGCTATCTATAAAGAAGGGTTGTTTGTCTCTATTGTACTCTCTATAGATACTAAGGAGCTTATCAGTAGCAGCATTATGTAGTTCAAGCCCCTTAGTAGCCATAGACTCCTTAACAATCTCTGCACCGTAGCAGATTAGCGGCGGCTGTAGATCATCTAAATACTTATTATGGTAGAATCTATTTGTTTCATGAAATGCATCACTTGTGAGATTCCTATAGTTGATACAGAAGGTATCAAAGCCTGCAAGAATCAAACCATCTTGAATGTTTGCGCCCATAATGAAACGTATCCTCCTATCACTATTGGCGCAAACATCGTGAATCTATGCGCCATTACTATATATTATAGCATACCTTAGTTAAGAAATCAACAGCCAATTTATCTCTCTATTAAAGCATACCAGCGCCATCAAAACCAACTGGATGTCCAAGTGCCGCAAAGTCGAACTTCTTAAGTGCATTCTTCTTTGCCTTGAAGATATCTTCCTCATCAAGTACACTAATACCAACAAGTTTCATAAGGTCTTGTATTTTTTCCTTGATGACTGTCTTCTTGGTGCGCTCTTCATCAATAATGAAGATGGTAGTATCAAGCGCATCTGAATCAGTTGGTATACAGATACTACCAAAGAAGGTATCTTTCTTATAGGTGCGCATCATTGGTTCATACCACTTCATATGACCATACTTCTTCTTAAACTTCTCAAGTATCTGCGCCTCAGTCATACCAATCTTCTCAAAGTTGATGTTATTAATATAGAACTGATATGCCTTGTCCATAAACATGTAATCATGGTTATAGATGATATCATACAATAACATACCTCTGATATGCGCCTGTATAGTACTATAGTGTTGAATGTCCTGTGTTAGAGATACTGGTCTACCAATATCAACTATACCATCATGAATCAATGGTACTATCTCCTTAGTAGCCTTATCATACATATCCATCATAGCCCTGTTACTAACAGCTATGTTGTTAGCGTCATAATCCTTGAGGATATACTCTGTTAGATTGTTAAGTAGATTCCTAGAGAATCTTGGTGTATCTGATTTAATAGCTAACATACCCTTGATAACAATCTTATCGAGTCTTTTACCTTCCTTGATAACCAAGCGCATAGCATAGTGCTTCTTCTGCGAGCCAAATAAGATCTTACTCATAATGAGCTCTTTCTTGAACTCATAGTTATACTTCTTATCTGCGTCAAAGAAGTCGATACCTTTGCGCTCAAGGATGTTCCTAATGACATAGTTATTAAGGTAATCTGCTACATTATCGATTACCTGCCAACTATGATCAAGCTTCTCATCCATAGATATATCACTACCAAAGATACCATTTACAACCTTACCTATATGTACAAAGACTGAATCAGTATCACCATATAGGATGTTAGGTCTATTGACTATATCCTCCATACCAATCAAAGTCTTGCAATCGATTGGTACATGATCAAATGGTACCTTTGGATTCTTCTCTTCAATCATAGTATCCATATACTTGGATCCATAGTGCGCCACCATTCTAGTAAGCTCTCTACCAGATGCGGTAATAGATGCAGCGCTAAACATATCAGATAGACGATACATCAGCATACCCATAACACCATAGAAAGAGTTGATCAAGGACTTGTATGCTGTCTGTAGGTTATCATAGCGATCCATAAGCCTTGCATACTCTTTCATACTATCGGTATCATTGGCTTCTTTAGAAGCAGTATACTTCTCAGTAACTTCATCACGCAACTTCTTATACTTGGATCTATTGGCTATTAATGTAATCAAGATATCTGATACCAGTGATCTCTTGATAGATGGTTTCCAATAGATGGTACCAAATGGTGTAAGGATCTTGTCCTGTAGATACTGTTCGAACTGACTCTTACTCATCTTAACAATCTGATCATTACCAGTATTAAACAACTTGATAAGTATCTCATTAGGGAAAGCATCTCTGTTATAGAGCCAGGCTTCTGCGTACTTCTCATAGTCAATGGCTATGATACCACATAGAGTATCCTTGAAGATGTTACTCCTGATCATAAGCCTTGGATACATCTGAGAAGCATCGAGATCTGCAACTAGTTCTTTAACACCTTTTTGTGGTTCAAGAACCACTGCCCCCTCATAACCCTTATCGCCTTCCTCTACTTCTTCCTCAACAGCATACTCTGTAAGATCCAAGATATCGGCGCCGCTATCATCATTAGACCTATTGATAACATTGCCATTATCAGTATTAGGAGTAGCAGATACATTGATTGTTTGATCTCCTGATGTTATGATATACTGCTGTATATCCTTACTTAGAATGTTGTTGAGATTAAGATTACTCTTATCAACTATGTTGCGCTCCTTAAGGTAACTATGATTGAGATCATATGCATGATTATAGACCAATCCATCTATAAGCTTGGTCTTACTGAAGATCTCATTCCATGAGATATTACAGACATTACACATCTCAAATTGAAACTTGATGTAGTTAAGCTTGTTCTCAAGATCAAGAATACGCTCATCATCTTCAATGTTATACTTGATGTAGTCAATTAGATAGTTCTGATACATCTTGTTATGATCATCAATAATGAGTTCTCTTTTACCACGCTTAAGTTCAATCTGACAGATATACTCAAGCTTATAGTTCTCGCGCTTGATAAACTGACATGCTCTATAGAGCTTCTGATAGTCGAGTACCACGAGACCATCGGCGCATACAGCACACTTACTCCTACCATTACTATCCCTACTGTAGATAAACGTAAATGGCCCATACTTACTTCTTAACTCTATACCAAGAGTTCTGCATCTTACAATAGCATAAGTAAGATCAAATCTCTCAACATTCCATCCAGTAATGATGTCTGGATCAAGCATATTGATCTTATTATTCAACCAGCACCATAGATCCTTTTCGTCAGTGAACTCATCGATTACAACACTATAACCATCATGTTCAGTTAGTGTAGATAAATCAATATTACTATGATATTGAGGATCTTTAAGTACTGCACAGTAGAACTTCTTATCAATGATATCAAACAGTGAAATTAGGCGGCACTTAGCATCATTAGTCTTGGATGTGTCTCTAGCCTTAAGTGCGCCAGTTTCTGTCTCAAAGTCCAATACAAGAATCCTCGGAGTGTTATGACCTTCCTCATAGTGATCTCTATTACGAATCTGTGAAGCTATATAGGTACTGTATGCAAAATCAGTATTGTAGAAGATGGGCTTCTGTTGACTGTTTGCAAAGTGATCGTTACACTTGCGCTTAAAGTTATATACTTCTTTCAGTGGTACATTATCTTGACAGTAGAGGCGCTCCCTTGGTTCTTCAACCTTGTAATCCCTCTGTAAAGAGTACGCTACTGTTATAGATGGGTTAAGATAGTAGAGGCGCTTATCTTTACCTTTGCGCATTACTATATATGGAGTACCATTCATAGCAGCTGATCCATCCTTATGATTCTTAATGGATCTTGCTATGTACATAATGTTATACTTATCTAGTGTAGAGAGTATCTGATTGAACTCTTCATTAGTGTACTCCTTGTTTGTATACTCAAATGGAGTAGTAGATTCTGGCGCAACATCTTTCATACTACTAATGAATGTAGATACACTACTAGTAGCATCAGTGTTAGTAGTATTAGTAATCTTCGGGGTATCAAGAATCACTTCACTTGATCTTAACCTATTAATAACATGATTGGTGTTATATGTTAGATCTCGCTTAACAGTAACCTTCTTTATATTGCCATTAGCTACATCCATAAGCTCCTGATATGCACTCTCGTTATTGGAGATCATTGCGTTGCATACCAGATGCTTATTATATTTAGAGAATGATCCCTTGGTAAGATCATTGGCGCCAAAGAACTTACAAGTATTCAAATCCACTGGTACTATGATAACATCCTTTGGTAATACTGATAGTACCTTATCAAAGATGTTAACTAGAGATGATTCAATGATATCAAGATCTGTATGCGTTGGAGATAGACAGATACTTGTAATGAGATACTGTGGATTTGATAGCTTCATATAGTTAACTATCATGTTGTATACCCATTGGCCATACTCGGTACTATATAGTGATTGCATGTACTGTAGATCCTTTGGATCATTATGTAAAGTTACAAACAAGTATCTTAGATCTTTGAGTTGATCATTACTGTTGATACTATTAATGTTACCAAAGATGTTATCATTGAAGTTGCTGTATAGTATAGCTAGATTGCTGTAGTATCTATACAGTTCTTCCTTAGTAGTAGGAGTAGATAGATCTATCTTTGGCGCAACTATATCATCAGTAGTAACCTTGCTTTTGATTTGGTCGCTATTGTAACCAAGCTCATACTTAAGCTGGTCAATAGTAGGGTAGATAGTAAGTAGCTGATCTTTATCACTATCCTTTAGAGTAGGATACTTGCGCCGCACTTCTTTCCAAATGCTATTGAACTCACTGTTACTGACACCTTGATTATAGTATGGATTGTTTGTGTATGTTACATTCTTAGTGAATGCAAAGTTATGTGGGTTATGGTTCTTTGCATATTGTAGTAGATAGGGGCCCATATCGGTCCTATAGTAATGAGAAGGGTTGTTAATCATACTGTTAATCATTGGGAATACAGTAACATTGCTACTACAGTAATTAAGCGCTTCTATCATACTGTATGGTACATTGTCTGGATACTGCTCAATGATCTTGTTAAAGTCTTCATTAGTGCTGTTTGGATTAGTGATGTAGCTATTAAGGAGTGCGCGTTTGTTGTTAATCTGATGTGATTGGGTAACCGCTTGTTCTTTCTTCATTTCACTAGTGGAATCATCAGTTGAACCAATCGGGCGCAAGATATCTGTTATCAATTGCAAACACCTCGCAAAAAGTAATGGCATCTCTACACATCAATCATATTATACCATATGCCATTATGAATAGCAACTGGATGATCATCATATAGATAGATACATCCAGTTGCTATTAGTTATATTCTACTACAAACAGATAAAGAACTATTAGCTACTTCTCTTATGAGAGTCATTGACTGTAAACAGCCATTCCTCCTTAAGTGTTGGATTCATCGCAAAGACACCTCTAAGAGCAATAGTAACATTAGAGACATCGCGCATCTCTGCACCCCTTGCCTGGATACAATTATGGATACCTCTTACATAAGCGGCGCATCCTGCAGGTTTCAATACCTCTTCAATAACATCAACAATTCGCTTGGTATAGTCTTCCTGTAGACACATAGACTTAGCCAACACTCTAGCTACTCTGGGTAGTTTAGATAGTCCAACATATCTACCACCACTTGGTACATATGCAATAGAAACATCATAATCTACCACTACCATATGATGTGGACATAGGGAACTAACTCTAATGTTATTGGATGATACAAGACCATCATACTTAGCTTCTGTTGGGAAGGATACAGTAAGTATATCCTTGGCGGCCTGAATATTATTACCGTAGTTGAGCTCCATCATGAGTCGAGCAACTCTACGAGGAGTGTCTTTGAAGTTATCATCATTGGGATTGATACCGTAGAGTTTACTCAATCCATTGATGATCTTTGAACTACCTTCTACAAGATCATTGATACCATCATAATCATTAGCATACTTAAGCTCTTTAGAGAACTTAGCATTGCATGATTCACATACTAGGACATTATCATAGTATCTGTGTTTGACAGGTGCGCCGCACAATGTACACATACCAACATGGTCTTCATCACATGTATCATATCCACATCCAAAGAACTCATCATCGTCATCTACACAAGAAGATACAATACTATTCTGCTGCTTCTTGTTGCTATCACACTCACACTTATGATCTTTATTATTCTTATCGTGATTGCAGTTGTAGGCCATCTTACAGTCCATCTCCTTTATAGTTATCGAACCTTTAGTATGTTATGAATCTGTGGTAGTATGCGAATGTCTTTAACTACATTCCTTGGTAACTGCTTAAACTTGGTCTTCTTGATCGCATCAAACATATCATCTACTGTGTATACACACTGTGAGTTATTCATTGGCGTACCCAACTGTAGTGTATAATAGTAGGGGCAGATGTTTGCGCCATAGTGATCAACAACCTGATATGTCTTATCAAACACATCAAGTGCATACTGCATATCATCATCATTGAACACCACTACCTTGATCTCTAGTGGTAGATCATGAGTATATGATCTTTTACAGAATGTAAGTAGGTTAGTGATATCCTGGCCAATATTGTTTACAGATGAACTGGGTGGTTTAGGAGAGACTACCACATGATCCACCTTATCCAACCACTCTGGAAACACTGTACCCTGTGTCTCTATATTGATCTCACAATCACTATAGTAGGGTGCATCACTGTAGCATTCCCTTAGTATGTCTATTAGGATGCTACAATCCTGTGTGCATGGATTACCACCAGTAATAACAAACCTATTAACAAACAGTTCTTCGTTTCCATCATCTGTTAAGGAGTCAATGTATTTGATGATGTTCTGTACACTCATCCTTGTTGTATTCTTATGAGCATATGATCTCATAGTATCACACCACTTACATGGTGGATTCTGATCACAACCATTAAGCCTTATAAAGTAACAAGGTTTGCCAGCAAAGTGTCCTTCACCTTGGATAGTGGGCCCAAAGATCTCATCAACAAACAGATGATCGCTCATGATTGTATGGTCAACTCCTATGGATACATTCGGCGTAGCTGTTATCAGTCTCGTAGATCCTAATACTAACAAGCTTCACATTGAGTCGATCCTTTAGTGGCGCTTCCAACATATCAAAGAAGTGTACTACCATGTTTTCAGCAGTTGGTCTATATGGTACAATATGGATGTTACTTCTATCAAGATCATGATCACTACTATCAAAAATCAGATTCTTAATATCTTTAATCAGTTTACAGCCTTCTAGAGAAGGATCATCACTCCATACCATTAGAGAATGATCATACTTATCAATGATGATCTCATTGACTACTTTCTTAAGGTTACCAAAATCTGTAACCATACCAAGCTGACTCTTATCAGTATTGGGAGTGCTGTTAAGAGGCGGCGCAACTGTAACATGCATCTTATAGTTATGCCCATGAAAGAATCTACACTTCCCATAATGATGCTGTAGATTGTGGGCGCAGGCAAACTCAAAGATCCTTGTAGTAGTAACTACCTTACTAGTAACATCATAATGAAGTCCGCCATCACCATACCTGCTGCTGATAACCATGTCACTTCTCCTCCTTTTTATTAATAGATGCTATAGTTTGTCTTAGAAGCTGATTCTTGTTATTAAGCTCATCTGTCTCATTCTTTACTGTATTGATAATGGATGCATTCTGTGCGCCAGTTACTCTAAGCTCTTCAACATTGTATCTGTAGATGAAGTAACATGCGCCCAATAACCCAATAGTAATACAGATAAGTATAACGGAGATCAGCTTGATCATATGTTTGTTATACTGTTCATCTTCAAGCAAGTTAGATTTCATATTACGCGTATATGCATCGTTGCGATCTCTAGTAGAGATGATTCCACATAGTACGCTAATCAAATCATACAGCTTCTGTGGATCTCCTATAGAGGATTCAATACTCCTACGATTCATTGAGATGGTCTTGTTGTTCTTACTGTAATCAAACGATCCATTGCTATCAGTCTTCTTCTTCTTCTTATTATTCTTCTTACTTTTCTTTATCTTACCATTACTATTCATGTTATCAGTATTGGTAAAAGTGGAATCGTATCCTCCATAGCGCATGTTATTAATGTTGGGATCTATCTCATCAATAATATCATAGTTACACTCATGTTCGTGTATTGGATGATTAGTGGCGTTCTTCTTCTTGGAGCGTGCTCGATACTTATACTTAGCATTCTGCTTCTCGATATCAAAGTTCCCCATGTACACTCTCCTCCTCAAAGATTGCGGCTTCCTTGGTGTTAACATTGACTACAATGTCATCGGATGTATCGCTATCATCAGTATCCTCATCAATGTTAACATCATGATCATCTACCAACTGATACCCAGCAGCATTAACGAAAGTCTTAAAGACTTTCAGGATACCTGGCGTCTGTATGAATGGAGTATATCTAGTAGATGATTGATCATACATGTACTTCAACATTCGCGCCGCTTCACTTATACTATCGCTCTTTGTAACAAAGAACTCTAATAGGTTCTCATATGCTTGATGGGCAAGTAGCGCCCACGTTTCCAACTCACCAACTCTATGTGCACCCTTATTACTACCACCACTCTTACTAGGCTGCCCTATCTTACCATAGGTACCAACACTTCTTGCAAAGTACTTCTTATTTGGCTCATGTTCCAAACGATACCAATAACCGTATCCTATAGAAGCATCCATTACCTCCCCATTGAACTCAATAGGTTCCTTAAGCGATTCATCCATATTACCATACTTTTTGCAAAATGTCAATGCATCTTCATAGGTAAACTTAGTGAATCCTGGTTGTACTACCTCTACAATATCATTGACATGTACATCATCTAGAAACTGCTGTTTCTGTTCAGTAGTACTAGTCTCTACAAACTGATCAAAAACCTTGTTGATGTAGTTAGGTTGTACATGGGAGATCATCTCACCAAGTAATCTAACCTTATCATTAATAGATAGGGATACATCATTGATGATCTTACTAGTGTAAATATGATTGGCCCTAGTAAGATGTAGCTCAAAAAGTTGACCAACATTCATTCTCGATGTAATAGTTAATGGATTGATGATGATATCAGCAGCTTCACCATCAAGAGTTCTAGGCATATCCTTATCCTCATAGATGGCGCTAATAACTCCTTTGTTACCATGTCGGTTAGATAACTTGCATCCCTTAATAAGTGGACGCTCCTCTATAATCCAATAGCATAACATGATAGACTTACCGGTTCTATGTCTATGTAGCTGTGGGCAATGATAATTGATGTAAGCAGAGCACTCTTGTGATTGATGAAGATCATCAAGATTATAGAGTTCTTTGATCTTCTGTGAGATATACTCTTCCTGTATAATCTCCTCGCTATACAAATCTTTATAGTAGTCTTGTTCGTTCTGTGTACGTACTACTTGATCCACTATAACCTTATAGTATAGGATACCAGAAGCTGGCGCCAATATCTCCTCACCTCTACTAACCACATGCATTGGGTTAGTGGGGTGCCTTTCCTTAACTACAAAGATTGGCTGCGCCTTCCTTACTACAGTACCCTGTGGATAAGATATACTCCCATTGTTCCATAAAATAGGGATAGTATCTTCACACTCAATGATCTCCTGGTGTATATACTTACTAGACATCTTTTGGGCGCAACTCTCACTAACAACAATAGCATCTTTGAAGTTATATGGGCAACTAATGTATGTAGTCTTAAGATTAATACCCAATGTAAGAAACCCATTACTATTGATAGTAGAGTGTCTAGCAAGTATGACATCTTTCTCAAAGCGATCATCTACATTGTATGTAGTATGTAGCTCCCTATCAAAACCTTCATGGTTTGCATATGGGCCGCCCAACCTAATAATCTCGCCATTACCACCATCATACTTACATATCAGTAGCTTTGAGTCTTTGTAAGTTATAACACCACTATCCTTTGCGCTATAGAGATAGGATGAGTAATCTAGATACGCTTCTTCAAAACCAGTTCTAATGAATGGTACCTGTGGCTTAATCAATGGAATTGCCTGTTTTGATTGTGTTGCGGCCATCTGACATCGCACACAATCATTGTGACTAATGAATGGTATCAAGCTAGTTGCTACATCAAGCAACACCATCACCTCCATCTACCATATTATACCTCATCTTATACACTCATCCGAATCATTACAAACTACCAATTAGCTACAAAGCTAATAACTAATCAATCACCAACAATCCTGATCAAGTAGTTTGCAACAATCGAATGTTTCGTTACTATTACTACGCAAGATTTAGCGTAATTGTCTTCTTGTGTAGGTACTTCTAGATACTATAGTGCTTGTTACCTGTTACTGTGTGACTTTATCAATACGCTAACTAATATGCAGCGGTATTGATCCTACTATAAACTGCTTACTGTGATCCATCTTGATACAATGCATCCAACACAATCCATCCAATCACTACTACCATTATACCATGTTGTAATAGTAATGGCAACCGTTTCATGAAGATTGTGATGTTTAAATGTTATCGCTAATTCTAAGAGGTTATAGGATTATCAACGAAAACTATTGGCTGTTGTGTACAGTAAAGCAAGAGCTTTCTCTGTAATCTTCATTAATTAGCTGCGATAATAGTGTATCTCCTTGAACGCATTAGTAATGTTACCATTGTATATGACATTCCCATAGTTATCATCCAAATAGCTAGCTATTGTGTTACTAACCTTCTGGCACTCGTCTACTACATCCTTGATGTAATCTAGCTGATTCTTATACACACTAAAACCAGACATACAATCTAACAACTTGTTATAGAACTTCTCATCAGTTATCATATTTCTGCGCAAATTATAGCATACATCATAGATGGTATTGACTATACTAGTGGTGTTATTGAAGTTACTGAGTATTGCCGATTTCGTCTTACTAGTACTTACAATGTCGTATGATATAGGTAACATAGTTACTAGTGGGTTAAACGGCATTTTCAAATTAGTCTTGTTATGTAAAAACAAGATCTTACTGTTATGCGCAATACTTTCTTCATATGTATATAGACGACCAACATTTGGATTGGCAACATAATACAATGATGAGTTATCCATAGACCAAGTCTCCCAGTATAAATAGGGTATAACTCTAATACCATTGATACCAAGAAGCGACGTTAGCTTATTACAGAAGCCGATAGTATGCGCATACTCATTGATCATGTCATCAAGTTTAAGCATCATGTCATTGATGTGAGACCTGTCATCATCATACAGGCCAAACCTATACAGAAAACGACGATGAGCTTGATAATCTACATTTTTAACCACATTAATCGCGTTATTCATGATATCAAAGTATGGTATGTTACAGACCTTATTGATGGTATCCGCAGTCAACTTACTAGCTACATCCAGTATACTAACAAACTGCGGCGGAAAGATCGTCTTGTTATACCACTGATACATTATAGACTGATAGATAGAGCTAGCAGTACTATGTGATATATTGACGTTATTTAGATCCTTCTTCAATGAGATAATACTACTTCTGTTATTGTTCATATACTGGTGAATGATATCAATGATCTCATCTTGGAAAATCTTACTTGATATGGTTGGATCAGTCAATGGCGCCTTAATCTCCATAACATTGAGCGTATAACCGTATGGATCGGCCGCCATATCATTACCAACATCATCTTCTCCATAATCAACATAATCTATGTAATATGAGCGATGCTTACCATCCTTGTACTCTATATCATAGATTGTATTGGATTCGATAGATATGGTTGGATATACTCCAACAGTAAGCAAGTTCTCAAAGAGAAGTTGCTTGTTGATGTATGTGTAATTGAAGTGATCAATGTTGTGTATGAAATCACAATAGACTCCAGTAAGAAATTGTCGCAGATAGTCATAAATGTAATCTACAATGTCCTCTTTAACATTGCATCCATTCATATCTATAGCGCGGACATTGTACGTATGCTCTTGATCGTAATAATCGAATAAGAAGTTGAAAACGATGTTGCTGTAGTTAATCGCATTGTTACGTATGCGATGAATCTTAACACTTTTGATCTCATCGTCCATCCCCATAATGGTATTCTCAATGCTATGGATGATATCATCGTAAACCTTAACATAGTCAACAATCAACTCACATGTATAACTATACAGTAAGTCTATGTAGCTTTTGAGAAAACGTTTTAGATTGTTGATGCCACAATGAAGTAGTACATGATTCCATATACTCTTATAAGTGAACTTCTTGTTGGTGTTAGATGCAATGAAGTTGTTGATGATTTTGAGGATCTTGTGTGCGCCACACTCTTCAACTATATGTTTCATAAGGTTAATCATGTCGCTATCACTATACTGACCATAGCGCTCTTTACAAGCATCATCATATATGTTGAACAGTTGCGCAAACCTTTTACCCTTAGTAATCTGTGGTAAAGTATTGATTAAAAAGGATTTGTTTAGTCTGCGGCAGAACGAACCCTTTGGGAAGAGTTTATAATGTGCATCTAACAGTATCTCCTTGAACTGCTTTCTTTCCATAAGGATCGCCACCTTCCTCTATCTCATCTTGCAACTTATACAACTTCATAAAGATGTTATCGGTCATTAGTTTGTTAGATTCTACATGTAGATCTTGTGATGATACTTCTGGTGTAAAGTGCAAGGATATACCAATGTTTCTACCACTGGGAGAGTGTATTGGTTCTACTGTACCAAAGTAACTATCGTGGATGTTTCTAACAGTGGTATTACAGCTCTGTAGAGGTAGCGCCCCTTTACCAAACAGATTGACTCTACACATCATAGCCAATTCAGTGATAGGATTAACTGAGTTATTGTATAGACGCTTCTGTTCAGTCTTAGCAACCTCTGTGATAAGGTTTGCCTCTGGATATGATCTTACAGTAGATAGCTTAAGAGCATACCACTCCATAAAGCGCGTATCTTTTTGAGAGATATCAGAGATGTTATAAGAGTCTGGTATCATAAGGTTATCTCTGATGGCATCAGTGATCATACCAAACACAGTACAGTTATCCATAGTAATATCTTTACATGTATACTTGAACAAGCTACTCTCCAAATACATCTTAGTAAGTACCTTCTTCATGGTGCGCGTCTTCATATGATAGGTATTGATGATATTGAAGATCTTGTCAATGGTTTCTTCATCCTTCTTATGAGGGATGAGAGTGTACTCGCGCACATCCTTCTTATGCACATTTGGCCGATTTTTCTTGGCTGCTTCTAGTTGTTCATCCAACACACTACTGTTAACTACATCAGTATATGGATTGTCAATAGAGTCAACCTCTGCGGCGCTACTATCCTGTATCTGTGGAATGATATTGTTGTTGATGTTGTCTATCATAGTGTTACATACCGACTGATGAAACTCAAGGTTCTCTGATATAAAAGGTGACAAAAAATAACCCTTCCAACTTCTTTCAGAGAAGTCTTTCTTAACTACCAGATAGCTACAGTCATAGTACTCTGGTATAATATAGTAGTTACCATCAGTGATATCAACGTTCTCCTTGGTAGTATCGATAATACTATAACCAAGATCAGTTAGCATATGCCTAACATTGTCATATACATAGAGTAAGTATGGTAGTAGAGGTATAGTAGCGTTCTTATACAGTACGTTACATATATGCCCATCTAACTTAAGGAAGGTATTGCGCACATTGTTTTTGATAACCACATACTTACCATCTTTCTGCAGATGTATCGGCTTATCAACCATCTGAAAGATTGGGATGTACTCTATGTTATCGAGGATAAGGTTAGACTTATCCATTAGAGGAATCTCAATCCCCTTATACATCATCATAAGAGATTCCTTGTTAATTGGCGCCTTAACTACTCGGCGCTTAATTTCCTCAATCTTCTGATCATTGGCTAATTCTTCATAGATATGATCTATATAGCTATAGATCTTCTCCATGAGCTTATCATAGATCCTTTTGCGCAACTCAAAGACGTTATCCTTGGGATCCTTATGTAGTATGTCATTATAGTTGATCTTGATGTTATTCATAACTAGCGCCCATCCTCCTTGCACTCCAATGTACCAAACAACTTAATACTAGGATCACTGTGTATGAACTTACTACCAAAGTCAAATGACGTTAATAGCATAAAGATCGAACTCTTCCAGTTAAGCGTATTAGGATCACTAATAAGTAACTTGGGTAACTTCTGATTGAATCTCTCAAAGATCATACTTTGTAGTAACATGTTATCCAATACATCGTTCTCCTTGAACCATACACATGGTTCATTAGGATAGTTCCTATGGAGATCATTGGTATTGGATTTGCGCCGCGCAAACATAGATAGTAATAGTTCATAGTGTATGCTATGAATGTTGGTAAGGCCCAGTTTATCTATCAGTTGCATAAGCGCATCATTCAATCCCATCTCATTAGTAACATACTTGGGTAATCCCTTGAGATGCTTACCAAAGTCACTAACAGCAGCTACTACATCATGTGACAACAAGGAAATCTTAGCAATCTGACCAACATCGTTAACTATATACTTGATAGTATCGTTGTTCTTATCACCATCAAGGCCATCAAACTCATCATCAGAATCATCATTAGTGATAGTATCACTATGATCAATGATATCATCAACATCAGCATCGCTATGTATGATCTCACTCTTATAGTTATCACAGATGATATCAATGTTAGAGTATGGAAGATCTACCTCTTCATTGGTATTCTTATTTGTGATAACATTACCATCATTACTAGATACAATGATTACTGGTACAGTAGTCTTGATAAATCCTTGCTCAATGTTAACCCAATCTGGTAGAGAGATGTTAGTTGCGCCGCTAGTATGTTTAGTGCGAAGAGTTAGCTGCGCTGCTCTTTCACCAATAGATTGCGCCGCAATGTAACCAATTTGTCTACTCTTATGCTTCTGGAAGAGATAGCCATAACACTTATGGCAAATCTTACCATTCTTAGACAGACATGTCATTGGAGATCTAAGGTAGATATCCTTATCTACAAAGTCCTTGTAGTTATCCTTAGTGATGATGTATTCAATGGTATCACTAGGATCATCAGATAGCTTAACTACCCTATACATAAACATCTTGATAAGCTCTTCATTGAGATTGAGCTTTAGGTAACTAGTAGATCCACAATCCCACTCAGATTCACTAAGTTCAATATTGCTGATGAGGTAGATTAGGCGCCGAGTTAGATAACCTGATATGGATGTATTTCTGGAACTGTCAATTAGTCCCTTGATACCACCATATGCAGATACAAAGTACTCATTAGGAGATAGTCCATGTAATAGAGATGAGTTGATAATTGATGGTATGATCCTGCCCTCTACATCTGAGATAAATCCTCTAGTTTCACTAATCTGTCGAGCTTGCTGCCACTTACCTCTTGCACCAGCTTCTATCATCAGTGATACTGGATTAGTGAGATCCTCCTTAGTAGCCTTGGCATAGTCTGTTAAAGAAATAGTGATCTTGGCCTCTGTATGTGATAGATGCGCCAATGTATCTATCATGTTAGTGAAGACTATGTTGGGTAGCTTGTCTATTAGGATTGATAGAATACTACTAAGTACCTTACCAGTAAAGCGACTATCCTTATACTGTTCTATATAAGGATGCGCCTCCTTTGGTATCTTGGAAAAAATTAACTGGCGACCCTCTTCAGTCATAGAGATCTTGTACAAACCTAGCACAAGATCCTCTTTAAACTCAAATGCCAACTCACCGTTGGATGGTAGATATACATTCTTATAAGGGATCAGATTGAGTGCCTCGTTATATGCGGCCCCACCAATAGGAAAATACATAGCCATCTGATCGCCATCAAAGTCTGCATTGAATGGCTCTGTTGCTATCGGTGGCACTACCAATACATAGTCTCTAATAACTCTTCTAATGAACATCACCATGATACTAGCTCTGTGTAGAGTTGGCTGTCTATTGATAATACATGGATAGTTACAGTACTCTTGTGCTAATTCAAAGAGTACATCTTCATGTTCATTGGAGTCATATGTATTAAGCGCCTCTAACTCGGAGATATTGAGAGCTTCGGCCAATTTAGGTAATAGTGATGGTTTGAATACTTCCTTGATGATATGGAAGGATACATCAACTTGATCTATATTGAGTGTATAGTCTGGTACTATAACTGATCTGCCAGAGTAATCAACCCTCTTAGCCAATAGATACTTCCTCATGATACCAGTCTTACTAGATAGCTTCTTGAGTAGTAGTTCTGATATAGCGAAATATTGCTGCTGTAATACAGCTATCTTATCGTATGGCATAATAGGAGAGTCTTTGATATAGTTAACATAGTTAAGCATCAACATGTAGTACTTGTTGATCTCATCAATGAAGTTGGTAGAGCCGGCGCCAGAGATAATTGGTCTAAGATCTGGTGGTATGATTGGTACCAAATGTGTAAATAGGCACTTGTCAATCATTGGTAGAATCTTGTTGATAAGATAGTCATTGTTATCATCAGATGCTAGAGTACTATGTACATGCGCCAGAATCTCTGGATAGATGTGATCCTTGAAAGCATGCGGCCCAGTATAGCATTCATCATTGTAATCCTTAGTAACTTCGCCGGTTCTTCTGTTTAGCCACTCCTTACCATTCAGTACACCATAAGCGCGATTCCTAATGTCCTTGTTAGTAACACAGTTATTAACCAGTAGCTTAAATGCTACAGGATTCACTAGGAAAACATCCGGTCCCAGATCAATCTTACCAAAGGTACTTCTACGCGCTTCTGATGACTGCACCATAACCTTACAATTATCACATACAATTCCTTGACACATGATACCCTTATATTGGCCACAAGCACACTGATAGTCTTTAGTAGTACCAAACACTACTTCAGAGAATAGGCCAGCCTTATCATTATTATGAGAGCCATCCTTATTACGCCGATCTTTCAATCGTGGACTCTCTACCGATAGCACATTCTTGAACTTCTCTTCAATATCTAGCAAGGAGAACGAATATCCCATATGTATGTGCTCCTCTTAATCTGTCTGTGATATGGATGATCCATCCATGTATTGCAAATAGCTGTGGTATAACCACCAATCCTATATGATTATACCACAGCTATCGATGTATTGCAAGTACCAATCCACAATCTACTTCAATAAGTGTTGCAACAAGATAACATATGATAGTCCACCAAGGAATATGGCAGCAAATCCACATACACAATTATCATCTTCATTGGCATTACAATCTAACCCAAAGATGCGCGTAAAGCAAAACGCAAATACATGTTTAAGTAAGATAACCCAAATTGTTGCTATACATATATGTATGATAGCAGCTACAGCGATGTAACCAATGTCATTGAATCTACCGATCTCACACAACTTGTTGAACCAGCTTTGTGGTGGAGTTAAGCTCATATTCATTGTATCCATAACAATCTGTTCACCTCCAATTAGCTAGCGCGCAGTTTTAACTGTATGATGCACGGTTTGAATCAAGATTAGCGCATATCTTGTAAAAATCAAGTAGGCTATCCCAATGATCAGTATCGATAGGATAAGCGCAAAGAACTTATATGTATCATTATACACATAGCTATCTAAGATATGCACCACAAACTTACACACAATCCATCCAACAAGCGCAATGAATATAAAAGCAATCAGATATGCAAATATGCTACCAAATGGCGTGTTTATGAGATACATTACCACCCCCTTAGTCGTGTATTCAAACATGAACATCAACCTCCATTCACTTACTACCAACCAATACAATCTTGTGTAATTTCTTAAGGCGATGAACATCTGTAATTAACATACTATCAAACGATAGATAGTATGTTAACTCGGCGAGTAACTCCTTAAAGTTCTTATGTCTCTTGTTAAAGACATCTGGATACTCATCCTTAGCAATCTCTGTAAACCTTTTAATAAATCTTCTAATGTTACCAATGATGGCGCGATATACATTATCTATCATGATCTGAGTGAACTCGGTTATTAATGTTTGGTAGAAGATGGTAGAGATCATACGCTCAAGATCCTGTATATACTTGTTTGTAAATTGCTGCTTTGAGAAGACATGACTAATGATATCTTGCATTCTATTGATGTCATCTTGTGCTGCATTACTATTGGGATTCTTATGGTATAACATCACCTTTACCCTCGTTGGTGCTAGATAGTTAAAGATGGTCCCATACCTATCCTTGTCGATGTCATTGTGGTATATATTAGTAACAATACTGATTAATCCACTGGATGATGAGTTGACATTGTTATACTCAAGATTTTTATCCTCTCTATCAACTACATATAGCTGATCATACAGATCAACTATCTTTGCCTTAACAGATGCTTCTATCTCCTCATCTTTGATACCACACAAACTACCACAAAACTCTCGCTCAATATATTCATTAGCGTAACCAATGTAAGATGTTATTACTATGTCAAACTTATCAAGAAAGTCATCGTTAGGACTAACAAAGATCTTTAGGGACTTCATATAATCTACCAATGTGATATTGATGGTATCGTTGATAACATCAAAGATGTCCTTGTTGTGCTTCTCTTCATAGATATGTCGTATTGGTATGATAGCATGGCGCATGAAATTTAACCACAACACCAACCTTATCATATTGCATGTTATGATTGATGATGCACCTTCAAAATCAACCATATCAAACAAACACTTATCGATCTTTGTAACATGTTTATATCGACCGAGATACAGTTTACATATATCCTTATACTCCTTAATCGATACATCATTGATAGCATTATCCAGTATATTGGTGTCTTTGAAAGATGCATACATCTTATCAATCATACTACTATAACCATTCAACTTACCAGTTACATTAGCATCTTGCACAAAACCAACGGAATTAAACCTTATGAACTGGTTAGCTATACAAATTGGTGTATCTACATCGAAGACACATATGCGCCCATCAGTGCGCTCTATATCACTACTACTTGACGCTGGTAAAGGCATTGCAAATACATAGTATGTATTGGTAACACCATCATTATACTCCACTTCATAGAAACAATCAACAACCAAACCATCATATAGGTAGATCTTGATCAACCCATCTAAATAACTTTGGTTGTTAAGTTTATCTATTGTAGCGCGAAGATCATCCATACTATGTATACAATGGCACATTGTATACCTCATACACGACTGTAATATAGTATGCTTGATATCATTGTACTTTTTGAATATTACACCATTAACACTACAATCATAATCAAAATATTCAGCTTTATCCTTGTAGATGTAGTCAATGTGGTGGATATCATCGGTACATTGAAATTTGTATAGTATATCGACCAATCGATACCATACTTTGATGGACATTAGATTTGGATCAATTCTACCTTTACCAATCTCATCATTACAACGTAACTCTTTCTTATATAGGGTTACGTTCTTGATACTACTATCATGATCCTTCAAATAGGTAACCACATCATCGATGATGCTGTTGTATACTGTTAGATAACCATTAAACTGGTTATCTAAGATAGTAGACATCTCATCCATTATGTAGTTGTAGATCTTGCGCGTATCTTCATCACTAAACACATTACTGTCGCTACTATAGCCTATTGCTTCCAGCATCTTAGATGCATCAAAGTAACTATTATACCCAGTTGGATCGATGTATGGATAGTTTAGCTTTTTCAACTTACCATATACTACATCTGAAGTGTAATGCATAGTAGATGCTGTTGGATTATTGTATCCTACTGGTTGAAATATTTCTGGCTTATCGGCGCAGTAGTCGTTGAGTAATCTGGATAGGTTGGTGATGCGCGCATCTCTACTGATCATGACATCACTCCTTATCAATCACCTATCAGATCAATGGTTTACAAGTAACGTAGATGAACATGATGTTGAATATGATCATGATGACTGTTATCAAACCAGCCATCATAAACTGAGCAAATTCATTGTTTTTAACGGTTACGTCCACAACTCTTTCATAGAACTTAGTTGCAAGGATGTCACAGAAGATCAACACTATCGCCATAAGTAACACATAGAATGGCTTGAAGATTGTATAAGTATTGAGGAAGGCAAAGATAGTATCAATGTCAATAACAATATGCATGTAAGTGACCTCCAATCTTATGTTAAGGGATCAGTCTTCTAACATATTTGTATATATCTGCCACAACATCAACATACACAATCATTGCAAATAGATAAATGAAGATGGACGTTATGTTCTTAGACGCACTATTCCAACTTTCAGGATCAGTATCATTCACCACCCACTTCCTAAAGATTCTACTAACTAGCACCATATACCAACAAAAGATATACATCAACAAAAATGCTACTAGTATTGTTACTACACGTTGGATAATTGGATACATATGTATCAGCTCCACATACATCGCAAGATAGTATCGCATTATCTCTTCAATCATCACCATTACAATCACCTCTCATTACTATTATTAAGATTCCTTCTTCCTACTTCTGTATACACGTTTATAAGCCTTGTACTTCTTACGATCATATGGCTTGATGCCATACTCTTTTGTAACATGCGTCCAGATAACTCCATAAATAACTGAATTAACCCACGCAAATTTAAACTGAGGATACTTCTCTACTATGGATCTTGTATACATCTTCTGCTCTTTATAGAGCTTACAGATCATACGCACCTCTTCCTCAGTATGTATAGCTACAGGAGATTCTTCACCTCTACAACTATACTTACCAAGCCTGTTACCAAGTTCTACATGAGTCATCCAGCGCAAATTTGACACATGGTTGTTGCTTTTGTTACCATCAATATGAGTAATAGTATGACTACTTATATTGATGGTCTTGCTTTCTGGAAGAAGTAGTTCAGCAGTGAGTCTCGCTATCGACTTGATACTAAACCGCTTCTTATGGTCATATGTAACCCTCACCATAATATCCTTATGGCTATTTGGTACAAGAGCTATACTTGCATGATCCTTAGCTCTCCTAATTCTACCATAGTTACTGATCTCATAATTAGATAGCTTGATTGGCGCCGCCGATACAAATACCTCTCCAGGATAAAGGTTTTCAACATCAATGAATGCACCCTTAAGATTCAATGAGCGTATAGCTCGCCTTACATAGGTCTGACTAGTAAGAATCGTTGCAGCAATATCAGCAACCTTTTGATCCTTGTAATTGTCTTTGATGTATTGAAGCTGCCAACTAGAAAGATTCCTAAGTACCGCCCTATCCAAAGCAGTTCCTTTGATCAAGCCCATCATGACCTCCACATGATATATAGCTCATGCTATGCTATCTATCAAGATATGATATATATCATCTAATCTCAACAGATAGCATAGCTTCCATAAGATTCACCCTTTGCGCAAGTTATTACATATCATGTGATTCAGTTTTCAAGATGCCAAGTTCTTCGCGCCATAGTTTCTCTAAATCAAAGTCATCCCATCTAAGTTGGAGACAATGACGTGTTGTTTCATCTATAGCACTATGGTATAATTCTGGTGGATCCATTTCCCCTAATCCTTTCCACCTCTGTATTAACGCACCTTCTTGCGCATATTTCTCTTTCTCTTCATCTGTATAGATTGGTATAAACCTTTTCTTAATCCATGTGCCATATAATGGCATATCAACTACATACACCATACCAGCTTTTATAAGCTCTGGAAACAACTTATAGAAGATGTTAATTAGCAGAATATTAATCTGAGAACCTATCTTCACTCTCTTTCAGATCAGCCATCTGGATCGGCATCACTAACAAGCATAATCTTCCCATACCTACACTTACAAGCATCAATAGGCTGAAACATCTTGAATCCAAGCGCCATTGCAATGTTAGCTATCACTTGATTTGATAGGATCTTAGTAGTAGTAGCCTTACTACTAATTACATTGAGCACTTTACCTCTTAGAGCTAGATAGGCATGGTACTTTGGATTGCGACATCTGGTAAAGGTAGAACCAGCTGATTCTCCCTCTACTATAAAGAGAGAGCACTTATCTGGATCCTTACATGAGCAATCCTTAAGACCATTGACTTTGACTATCTTGCCAATGGTGGCCTTTCTAGTCTGTTTAGAGGTTTGTAGATTGACTCTATAAGCCTCAGCCATATCGATTACTTTATCGAAGAAGGATGAGTTCTTCTTGATCATGTTATCTATCACTGGAATGATCAATGGAGATAGCTCTTCCTTCCTAGTAACAAGTTTACCTTTGGTTTGCGCCGGGAATGTAGGCTTCTTGATCTTTAGAGTGCATAATACCTTGATAGGTATCAGTAGATCATTGACCTGTAGATGCGACTTGTTCTTACCCTTCTGACTAATCTCATAGAGACGATTCTTAAGATGATTGAAGCAGATGTTCATATGGTTACCTTCATTGGTTTGTAGAAGGTTTACAATACCTTTGAACTCTCTACCAGAATCAAAGTCGTTGTATAGCGCGATACTGATTCTACAAGATTGTTTACTCTTTTTGTCTATATACTCATCAGTGATAAGTTCTACGCAATTATCTCCCTTGAATGATTCTAGTAGTGTATCATCTACCTCTTCATGCTGATAGAGTACCTTAACAGTATCACCAAGGCCATACCTAGCTATTCGTAGTATATCGAGTATGGCGTCCCCATCACATTCATTACTCTCAAAATACTTTGCATCTGGTATGAAGCGTATCTCTGTAGAGAATCGATCACTATTATCGCTATCAATGATCACCTTATCTCTACTGACAAAGGCGCCGTGGTTGAATGTGTATACATAATGATAGATGTTGTCGATCTTGGTAGTGACTTTCAGTATAGCAGATAGAGCATTGATAGCAGTAAGACCAACACCATGCAATCCACTACTGAAGTCATAAAGATCTCCGCCAAACTTACCACCACTAAACAACTTGGTACATATAGCAATAGGTACATCTTCTTCCACACCATTGGATCTGATTGGTATACCATTACCCCAATCTCTAGTAACATAGTATGTACCAATGGGTGAATCTTCAGTGAAGGCTTCAATACGTTTAGAGCGTCCAGATAGACACTCATCTCTGGCATTATCAATAGCTTCAATCCACAGATGTGTTGGTCTATCAGTTTCTCCGATAAACATTGAAGATCTTTCCTGTATTGCTTGGATATGCTCTAGAACTCGTATAGAGCCTTCCTTATTGCTATCAGTACCTGTGCTCATCTGAACCACTCCCTTTCATTAGATGATTGATAACACCAATAATATAACACATATCGGTTGATATGGCAATCACTTCTTATTCTTCTTACGGAAGATCAGATTAGCAAGTCCTACTCCAACTACCATCACTATGATTGGAAATATAGTGAACTTCTCTCCCTCAAAGACAGTACCAGCTACTACTATGAGGATGAGGATAATAAGGCAGATCCAGTATGTTTTGGCTTTAATCATGATGATTTCTCCTTACCTTTCTTCTTATCAGATGTAGATGAATCATTCATCTTCTTAATAGCAGTGAATGCGCCATATATAGATTTACAGAAGATCACTTCCAACATCAACACAAAGAACCCAAGAGTTGCGCCAATAGTTATACCAATACACCATTCAATACAAGTAATGATAATGTCAATGAATCCCATAATTAATCACTCTCCCCAACTTCAGCATTACGATTCTTTGCATTAACCTTAATCTTATGCGTCTTGGTAGCAATCTTCAACCAATCCGGCGCGTTTTCATCCAACTCTCCAGTAGCCATATAGTGATCAACAGATTTGTTAACCTTATTAATCATCTCTCTACTATGAGCACAATAGTACCATCCCATATATATAGCTAGTATACCCATCATTACCAACATGATGATTGCAATACCAGTACCAACTCCAACTACATATGCGAATGTATTGGCTGCTATATCAACCATCTTACTAAACATATGTATCATCCCACCCCACTACCACATAATCTAATAATCGTTACTTATGATACATCGTAGATCTGAATCTGATTATCACTGTAGTACTTGGTAAGGTACTTGATAACAGATTCCTTCGCATCCTTATAGAGAGTGATAATCTCCTTAGGTATGTTATTACTTCTATGTACAAGTACCTTGAGCTCCTCGTTAAACTCATTGAGTTTCTTATCGATAGTCATGAAAGCAGATGTAGTGTGTCTACTGGCGCAACTCTTCTCATCATCAGTGAGACTATCATATGGTACATGATTAACTACATACTTTTCGTGTACTACCTTAAGTAGCTGATACTCCTGTATCTGCTTGTTAACATCATCAATGCGCTTCTTAAAGTATCTAGGGAACAGTACCTTCTCCAGATTAGTCAACAGCACTATCATAGCATACTGTATAGGATAGTCATGCAGTATAACATTCTGATAATCGTTGTTGGATGTTTCATATGCCTTCATATTGAAGTGCGCCGTACTAGTAAACATTACTGGATCATAGTACTTCTTATGAAAGACTATGTCTGTCTTGGTATTGGTATGATCCTCAAATGGTATGTCTTTCAATAGAGTTGACATATCTGTAAATGGTAGAGTAGATAGCAGATGCACATTGTCATGTTCATCCACAGATATTGGACACCTAAACTCTATATCAAACTTACTAGTCCTATCAAAGGTTGCCTTCTTAATGATATTATGGAACTGGTAGTATAGTAGTGATGGATCGAATGTCTTAGTCTCTAGATAGTTGATTGTGTAGTTTAGTAGAGACAGTACTGAGTATCTCGGATACTTGAGACTTAGTTTAAGCGCCATACCACTATCAAATTCACTGGATTCAGAGATAGCGGTGTATACTCCTGGAAGTAGCGCCGGTAGAAACAGCGGCTCATAGTACTTATCCTCTACAGTGGATAGCTCTGTCTCCATGTAATCTACATGTGGTAGTAGCTCCTTGTTCATGAAGAGGATCTCTGTAATAGGATTGAGCCGTACTTCTGTATACCTTTCAGCGGCTGCTGGCTCATTCTCAACACCCATGCGATTCTCAAATGATCCCTTTGGTATAAGCATACCATTGCTTACTAGTCCTACTATCGAATCATAACATGAACCATGCGGACTATATTTACCAATAGTCTCACCATCAAGCCTAGCAGACTTTACATTGTTTTTTCTACAGATCTGAAGAGCTGCGTATAGTATGCGCCGCTGTATGTTCTTAAAGCCATCCAGATAATTACATGCAACTCTACCAGATGCTATGTAGGAGATATACTGATGGTATGCTTGTATCATATACGGTGGAATCGCCGTGACGGTTACATTGGCGCCAACAGATGATGATGATTCTTCCTGTGACGCCACATCAACTTCCTTCTTTCTGGAAGATCTAGTTGTAGCCATATCATATCTCACCAACCATTCTATATATCAGATATACAGTATACCTCAATCATTGCTGCTTATCATGGCAGAACTTCAATATACCATATCGATCAATCTCCTGTAGTTGCCTCATGAGAACTCCACACTCTTCTAATACACAATCAAAGGACATACCTTGCTGTTGTTTGACATGTTCCAAGAATGGATCATCAGTTGTAATGGTGTTAAGATCATTACAATCAAGTAGGTTATTGAGTACCCCTTTCCACCATGTATCATTCATTTTGATGTTGTGGAAGGTATCAAATCCAAAGTACCATACATTGTCGCCACTACTGATAGTTTCATCAAGTGCACCGCTATATGTAAGTCCTCTGTATACTTCAATGATTCTATCAAGTGATACATCCACACCATCAACAGCATCAGTATACTCAATACCATATAGAACATGATCGTTAGTAACACCAACATACCCTGTATAGTATGAGAGATCAATATTTCTGAGTATCACAGTATGATACTCTCTATTGTTATGATTGGTATCGTATGTGATTGAAGAGTGACAGAGTTTCATTGGCTGCATAACTACTTCACATCCAATATATAAGGGTTAGTTATGTATGGTGTCTTATCTACTATACCAGCACCCTTCATAGCAAGGATCCTCTCCCTGCAAGTAGAGCATGTACCACAGTGAATATCATCACCATTGTAACAAGACCAAGTCTTCTCAAGATGTAAACCTTTGTATTGTTTTGCAACTTTTGCGATATCTGCCTTGGTTTTGCTAAGGAATGGCGCCCGCAATACAATACCCCTCAAAGATAACAACTCGTTAATCTTATCATAGTACTCCATTGAACAGTCCCAATAGTTGGCGCCGCTATCTCCAGCATGTCCTGCATAGTAGATGTTGGTAAGGTTGTTAGACTCGCAATAGGACGCAGCAATCATTGTAAACATCGCATTCCTGAATGGTACATATGTTGATGGAGTCTTGGTGCTATCATACTCCTCATTAGGTACATCAATTTTACTGGCGCCAATCATAGAGCTAACATCCTTGGTAATGTCACTTATAAAGGATAGCTTATACTCATGAAATGGCACATTCAACTTCTTACACCAATACCTAGAGTAGAAGATCTCCTTCTTATGGCGCTGGCCATAGTACATAGTAATTGCATGGATAGTTGCCTCAGGATAGAGATTCCTAATATGGTATAGTAGAGTTACACTATCCATACCACCAGAGATCAATACTACACCGCTATTTGGATCACTTGTTGCTGCTGACAACTGTAATCACTCCTTTTCTAACCAGGTATTCAGTGTATTTATTACCACTTTTGGCGCACTTGTTAAACATGTTAATAAGAAGCGACTGCTTAATCTGATTATCAGAATCTACAACCATGGTTGTATCTGTATCATGTTTGTTGTTATCTGTAGTATTGTAATGAACTGTATAGTGATAGTGCATCCCATTCTGACTACAGTACTCCTTGGAGATAACATCAATGTTATCCCTCTTGTAAAGAAAGGATGATACACACTTTACATCACTAGTGTTGATCTGTTTAGGTGCGTTGATCTTACTAGTAGGTGTGGGATTACTCTCTTTAACCTTATCAACATTGGGCGCCTCTTTGGTAAACTTCTTACGATAAGTACCATCATCAGTATGCTGCTTCTTTACATCAGCTTCCTCAATCTTGCGCTGCTCCTGTTCATCAAGACTTGGCTTAACTAGATCAAAGTATTCCTTAAGTGGCGGATACTCATCCTTCTTACTACTAGCAGTAGATTCACTGGTATCAGCTACATCATCCTTCTTATCAAACATCTGCGCCATGTTAACACTAGCAAGTTTCTGCCTACTATCAGTACCAATATTTCTCATATAGGTAGATAGTAGCATCAGTATAGAACATCCTGCATGTGCTAAATGAGAGTATCCCCATTCACTATCGATATCTTCACCTGCCCAAAAGGCGCTAAGGTGTCTCATAGTGGCAGCATATAATCTGCCCCAATCCATCCCACGCTCCCAATTACGATCACTATACTTTTCGGCGCCCTTAGTAAAGACCTTAGCAATCTCTACCAATGCATCTGGAGGTAGTAACTCCATACGTGGTTTCATTGTGTCGTCCTTCCTAGCACTGTTATCTTCCATAACCATATACTAATCCCACCTTCCTATATGTAGATGATGTGCTGTATACTTTTGATGAATTACATAAGTTACAGCACATCATCAAACCTTGTCTATAGAAAGTATAACATACCTTCCATGATATGGCAACGTGCATGATGATACTGATTACTGGTTACGGTCCACAATATGTATTGCCACTCCCGGTGGCAACTGAGCCGCCACAGGATACAGGATCGCCAATTCGACCAGCTTGTTTACCATTGACGTAAACTGTAGGAGAACCTGCAGCTAAAACTGCTCCATGTCATACTTTCCCTCAACAGTGAACAACATATGCATCTCCCTGTCTATGCCAACCTCTACCATTTACAATTACATTTTGGGAGGCTTCACAGTTTACCCGGGCCGGAAAACACGAATGACCTGTGCAAAAATCTGCATATCTAGCGATTTTTTGACATGAAATTTTAACTCACCCCCTTATTATTAGGCTTATTCCTACTAAGTAATCTACCAGGAACAAAACCTTCTGGACACTCATGCCAATAAACACTCGCCAGAATCGTTACAAACTACTAATTAGCTATGGCAGCTAATAACTGATCAATCACCAACAATCATGATCAAGTAGTTTGTAAGACTCAAGCGTTTTATTACTTACACCACACAAGATCTAGCGTAATTGTCTTCTTGTGCAGGTACTTCTAGATGCGGTGGTGCTTATTACTGTGTTACTTTATCAACACGCTGACTAATATGCAGCGGTGTCGATCCTACTGTGAATTGC